GAAGAAACTCCTGTAGTTGAAGAAGCTGCTCCTGCAGCGGCTGCTCCTGTAGTTGAAGAAGCTGCTCCTGTAGTAGAAGAAACTCCTGTAGTTGAAGAAGCTGCTCCTGTGGTAGAAGCTGCTCCTACAGCGGATGCTCCTGTAGTTGAAGAAGCTGCTCCTGCAGCGGATGCTCCTGTGGTAGAAGCTGCTTCTGCTCCTGTAGTAGAAGAAACTCCTGTAGCGGATGCTCCTGCAGCGGATGCTCCTGTGGTAGAAGCTGCTCCTTCTCCTGTAGTAGAAGAAACTCCTGTAGCGGATGCTCCTGTAGTTGAAGCTGCTCCTGTAGTTGAAGCGGATGCTCCTGTAGTTGAAGCTGCTCCTGTGGCGGATATTCCTGTAGAATAGGTTATACTACTGTGCTAGAAGATACTTCTAGTTGAGCCGGACACATAATTCTTACGTGATTCAGAAAATGTAGAAAGTTTATTAGCAAGAGTAACAAAATCAATCAATTTTTTCTTTTATAATTATATTTTTATTTTTCATGCAGTTGTCACAATCGTTACAGTTACAACTGTTACATGTTTCCACATCCACGTCTTTGTATTTGCAGACTTGTTCCTGTTCTTGTTTTTTTTTATTCGCATCTGCAGCGGCAGCAGCATGTTTTCGTTTTAATAATAATTCATTTACTTGTTCCATTTTTTCAGATTTTTCTTGATGCATTCGATAGTTATTTGAACCCTTATCCATAATGTCTCTAATAACAGAATACACTTTTTGATTTTTTGTTTTTTTTAAATTCTCGTCTTCTTTCGGTGTAATGCCTAGATAATCACTCACAACTTTCACAACATCATTGCTACACGATTCTAGTTTTTGAAGCGCTTCGCATTCATCGTAATTTGTTTGAGAGACAATAAATTGAATTTGCTGTTTTCGTCTGTATTCCAATTTTTGTTTTACTGCATCCATTAGTTTGGTATTCAAATCTGATTGGTCTTCACAATTCATTATATATCTATGTTGATTTTTTAACTATCAGTATATATATATACATTAAATATTTTCTAAATCATATTAAACGAAATTTTATATTACATGTATCAGATTAACGGATTATTAACAACAACGAACAGAAAACAAATAAAATAATTGAAAATGGAAAAAAAAGAAAATCAAGAAGAAAAAAAAAATAATGATGACCTTAATGGTGTTATTGACATTCGTGGAATTAATTTTGACATTACATCTGTTTTAAAAGATGTCACAAAGTCTATTCAAAATAATTTAAAAAAGTCATTTGATGACATATTTAAAGATTATGAATTGTATAAATCTACTCATGATGCATTACTTCAAATTCCGTTTGTCAAAGATTTGTCTAATAAAAATTTGGAACTTTCATTGCAGGTTGAAATGTTGAAAAAAGAAGAGGAACAACCAACAATTACATTAAATATTCACGAATCTTTTACATCAGATAATATTGTAAGTCCACCTTTGACAGATTTTTTAAAAACAAATAAAATAAATAAAAAACAAACTGAAAATGATTCAGAATCAGAGGAAGAGTTAGAAGAAGAGTCAGAAGAAGAAGCCGAGGAAGAGTCAGAGGAAGAAGCCGAGGAAGAAGCCGAGGAAGAAGCCGAGGAAGAGTCAGGGGAAGAAGCCGAGGAAGAAGCCGAGGAAGAAGCCGAGGAAGAGTCAGGGGAAGAAGCCGAGGAAGAAGCCGAGGAAGAAGCCGAGGAAGAGTCAGGGGAAGAAGCCGAGGAAGAAGCAGAGGAAGAAGCAGAGGAAGAGTCAGGGGAAGAAGCCGAGGAAGAAGCAGAGGAAGAAGCAGAGGAAGAAGCCGAGGAAGAGTCAGAGGAAGAAGCAGAGGAAGAAGCCGAGGAAGAAGCCGAGGAAGAAGCAGAGAAAGAAGCCGAGGAAGAAGCAGAGAAAGAAGCCGAGGAAGAAGCCGAGGAAGAAGCAGAGGAAGAAGTATATGAAATTGTAATCAAAAATGTTACATACTATACAACAAACGAGGAAAATGGTGACATTTATTCTTGCATAAACGACGATGTTGGAGAAATTGTTGGTAAATTTAATAATGGAAAACCAAAATTTACAAGACGCAAATAAACAATAATAAATTAAAAAAATAAATTAAAATGTAAAAATAATATTATTTAATTTAATTTTTATTATTTGTGTATATTTTATATATTATATATATAATATACAATCAATCAATTCAATTATTGAATTATATAAAATGATTTTTCAATATATTTGTCCGCCAGCATCGTTATATTTAGCCTTTTCAATCATTCAAATACTTATTGATATGTTTAGAGGCGAAATGAATACTGCATTTTTAAAATTTATCGTAATGATTATTTTTACGATTGCGTTGAATATGTTGTGTGCATCAGGATTAGGAATTATTTCATGGTTTATTGTATTTATACCATTTATTTTAATGACTTACATTACAACAATTCTTGTATTTGTATTCGGAATCCCAAAAACATCGGATTTAAGACCTGAACGCAAACCTCGGAAAAACCATAAACACATTGGCGGGTGTGCCGGAACGCGTTTCGGCTGTTGTGATGACGGAGTAACTGCAAAAAGAAATTATCACGGTTCAAACTGTCCTTCATCGCCTCGCCCTCATCATCATAAAGACATCGTTGGCGGATGTGCCGGAACGAAGTATGGTTGTTGCAATGATGGCACATCTCCGAACCCGTGCCCTACGGGAACATCCCTTGTGTTAGACCCTGAACAATCATTGGCTCCAGGAAAACTTGTTGGCGGATGCGCCGGAACGCAATACGGCTGCTGTTCTGATGGAAGCGCTGCCGCAGGAAAAGCGTGTGGAGTTTTTAATCCCGTAACATAACATAATCATTTTTTGAACTTTAGTTGGTATAAAATTTATAGTTTATATTTTGATTTACATAAAATAAATAAAATAATTACATATAAATATATTTATATATAATATATTACATTGTTATATACAAATAATTATACGCATGATTCTGCATTATCAACAACCTAACAATGATTTTTTTCCAAAAAATTACAACTATAAAATTTACAATGAATGTGGAGAGACGGCAACACCTGAAGTAAATTTTAAAATAATGTTTGCTGTAACGGCGGGTTATATGATTTATTCTTTTGTAAATAGTAATGCATTCCCTGAAACAATGATGAGATTCACTTATAAAGCTGTATTGGTCTATACAAAAGTCAATAAAGTGTATAACAATGTAACAACCTACTTCAATAACATCATTAATTATGGTAAAACTAATCCTAATCACAATCCTAACAATAATGATTCGACAATTTTGGAATCATCCTCTACAGATTCTTTTACAGATTATGAAATTAGAGTAATTGAAAATAAAGTAAAGTGTGAACAATTTGAAACAATGAAAATATTCGAAAAATCAAATTATTTAGGAAATCCAAATGATTATTGCGACTCTCAAGATGATGAATCGCAGCAGTCGCATTCATTCAATGGCTGTGACAATTACGATTCTCAAGATGATGACGACGAGAACCAAGATCAACAACAACAACTACAACAACAAGGAGAAGTAAAATTAGAAGAAGATGCAAAGAAAGATGAAAAATGTGAAAAGGATAAACTATTTATTATGAAACACAACAAACAAAATAATACAATTCTATTTAAACCATACGATTTTATAATGCAAACATTATTTTTTGAGAAAAATAACAACACCAATAATAAACAAAATAAAAATTATACCAAATTGTATAGAAATTTTACAGAAACTGACTATTCAATAACAACAAAAGACCATGTGATTTCAAAAGCAGGAATGATTATATGTTCTCTTGAATTAAAAGGTGTGTCATATGACATTGACATTTCATTTCCGTATAATTTCAACGTGGTGGGAAATATTATATTAGATTATACGTTTTTATCATGGTACATGTTGAAAGAATACGATGTTACACATTTTACTCCGGACTGTGAATACACTTTAACGTGCATATCGAATGCAATTACAACATATAAACTTGGTAATTCATCGGGATTATTGGTAAAATTGAATGAATATGAAATTATAAATGTATAAAAACGTGACAAAACAACATATAATTAAATATTTTTAAAAATCAATATAAACATAATGACTGATTATATTTATTATATTTATATATGACATCGTTCGAAGAACACCCACTGGCGTCGTCGACAGAAGAAGAAGGCGGAATAAATTCGACAAGTATAAACTCCGACATTTCCAATTCAGAAACACACCATACACACGCACCGCATAATTTGTCAGGCACGTGGATACTTTGGGCGCATCTTCCACACGATACGGATTGGAGCATCAAGAGTTATACTAAAATTTATGAGTTCAACACACTAGAACAAGCAGTAACAATAACCGAAATGTTGCCACCAAAATTGATTGTAAATTGCATGTTATTTTTGATGCGCAAAGGAATTAATCCAATATGGGAAGACGAGAGAAATCGAAATGGTGGCTGTTTTTCATATAAAATTATCAATAAAGATGTTCCTGGAGCATGGAAACAAATGTCCTACTTACTGGTAGGAGAAACAATGTCTGACAATGTTAAAATGCTACCACACATTAACGGAATAACAATATCTCCGAAAAAGAATTTTTGCATTATGAAGGTTTGGGTTGCAAACTGTTTATTTCAGGATGCAAATGTCATCCGCGACGTTGAAGGTGTCAGTTCACACGGCTGTTTATTCAAACGTCACGTTCCAGAATATTAATCATCATTTTATTTTTATATATGAAATGAAGAGTAATTTTCAAATTTATCAAATATATTTAATTCAACTCATAACTGCCCTATTTTGCGCCGAAACTGCTTTAAGTTGCGAGTTCATGCGCCTTTTAACCGCTTTACGCCATGAAGAAGGATTAGCTTTAACCGCATTAAGAAGTTCATTGTTCTGTCTCTTATCAGCATTAAGTTGAATTTTCATACGTTTTTTTACGATGGACGTACCCATTCCTGAACGTTTCAATGTACGCGCTAAACTCATATTTTGAGAACGAATTTGTCTTTGTTGCATTTTCTCATTTGCCTTGATAGTTTTACTAAAAGATGATGGTTTTCTGCGGGATAAAGCTTTCATAAGTAACATGTTCTGCTTTCTAACAGCCTTAAGTTGCATTGTGTTGTTTTGTTTAATTAAACGATTGCGAGCGCGAGCGGTTCCAGAATTTTTACGTGTTTTCGACATTTATATATATTATATACATACAATAATTTTTTTTATTTTTTTCCTATATTCCTAAAATACTTAAATACTTAAATATAACATTATACTTACTATGATATGATAATATTGATAAATATGATAAACATTTATCAATATTAATTACTGTAATTTTATATTAATTTATTTATTTATTAGGTCCTCGAGAACGAAGTGAATAACTGCTCTTAACAGGGGTAGCAACACGACGACCTCGTTTTGCCGTTTTTTTATGACACGCCTGGTCTACGCATTTTTTAGAACCTTTGGCGCATTTCTTAATTTTTCGATAAGGTTGTTTTCCAACACAACCTGTAATACACTTTCGCGAACCGCGTTTGCATCTTGATTTTGCCATATTTATTTTTATATACTTATACTAGAAAAAAATAAATTTTTTTATTTTTTTTCTTTTTATAATTATTTTTCTTGTAAATTAATTCCTAAATATGTTTAAATCTGTGTGTAAGCATTCAAATATAATAAAAATAAATATGATAAGTATGCCATAATTATGACGATTAACCATATAGGTATAACTGTTTTATTTCTATAACCTATTCCAAATTGTCGCATTGTGCCATCTTTATTAAAAACGCAAGTCGGCTTCATATACACCATTAACCCAAATAATGTAATAAATAATAATATCGAAAATGAGGTTATATTTTTTCTTATAAATATTTTATTCATTCTAATTTTTTACTGATTGATTGATTTATTGATTGATTTATTGATTAAATATTATTTAGGTTGGATATATTGCTAATATATCTAAATAAAAAAATGCACAAAATAAACCCCGCTAAATAATGAAAAATATAAATTGATTTTTAAATACTTATATTTATATTTTTCAGTGTATCGAAAATTAGACGAGGAAGAAGAAATATCATGAATCTGTTTATTCTGTCATTGTTTCCCGAAGAGGTTGCGAGGTTCATGATGGATAAGCACATTGTCAAAATCATACTTGAAGCTGTTCAAATGTTGTGTTCTGCGCGCCGCGTTCTTCTTCCAGCGGATGACGAAACCATCAATGCGCCGCTCTACAAGCTGGCTCACAAAAATCACCCCGTTACCATTTGGTGCAGACTGTCGCGCCAAAACTTTATCTGGACACTCGACCTTGTTGATGAAATGCACAAGGAATGGCAGTTTCGTTACAACCACCCCGAAAAAAAAATTCACAAATCCTACTTGGTTGCGCAGTATTTACGACAGCATATTCCCGACGCTGACGTCTTTCCAGAACAACGGCTCACGCCATTTGCGCAGGCAATGCCCGACCAGTACAAACACGAAGATGCAGTCGTTGCATACCGGAACTACTACATGTCGGAAGAAAAACAAAAGATTGCAACATGGAACAAGAAGAGAGAAGCACCCGCGTGGTATATTAAAAAAATACAATAAATGTTGATAATATTTCTAAACTTGTAAACTTATTATTCTTCTTCTCGCATTTCTTCACCCTCATCTTGATAACTGTCGGGATACATGGCTGCAGAGGTTGCATACTCTTCTTGACCATCATCTTCTTGTGTTTCATTCATTACATCATCCGCATCAACATCAGGCGCATCACCCTCATCTTCCACCGCATCCTCGCGAGCTAGCGCCTCGGGGTCATCTGATACCGGAGGTAAGCCTCTTGCTTTTTTCCGACCATTGATTCTCTCGATGCGCGCCAATTCTTCCATTTCAAAATCAGGATTGTATATCCGTAAACCCGTATTTTTTCCAATAGACTGCGACCCCATCTTGTATTTCTTGTGATTTAAATAAATCTGTTTTTGGTCTTCAGACATCTTTTCAACATTTTGAACAATGTCATCTCTCTCTTCATCAATCGAACGCAAATAATTTTCACGAATATTTTCAATATCTTTGTTGATAAGTTTCTTATCTTCGATTAGTAAATAAAAATAAGTTTCCAACATTCTGGAAATCTCTTTTTGAATATCAACTACCAGTTTGCCTGTTTTTCCCTGCGACAATTGTTTTTGTTTTGCAATATCTGAAATATACATATATGAATCAACCGCAACTAAAAAATAATACTCGTATAATAAAACAGTAATATGCTTTGCATCAATAAAAACAGGCGTATTTTTAACAATTTCATTCAAAAATAATGTAGATGTCTGGACATTTTTTAAAATTGAATGGATTGGTTTTTTATTTCCAATCTTATAAAAGTTATCCAATTTATTTGTGATTCTCTCATTTGAAAATTTAATTATAGATTCTGAATCGCCTTTAGAAAGTTGCCCAGAAATATACGGTGGCAAAGATTCCATCTCGGAAACTTGAGAGATTATAATATTCGGATAAACCTGTGTAATATTTTTTACTGCATTTCTCACAAATTCAATAGACGCTTCCAACGAATTATTTTCACCATTTAATAACGTATTTTCCATTTTATTGAAAAGCATTATACCTCCGTTTTTGAAAATGCCTTTTTCTATATCTTCGGCTGTTCGAAATATTGTGCGAAATGCAAGTGCGACACTCTTTTTACTTGTATTGAAAATAAAATACTTTTCAACTTTATCGGTCAATGTTTTTGTGCTCTTTTCAATTATTATTTGCAACTCTCTCAAAGATGATTGCGAGCGATTCTCATTAAAATTCTTCAATGCGACTATAAATTCGTCTGGGAAAACCATTGTCACAGACATCTTGGACTCTTTTGCCTTTGGTTTTGTTTTCAAATCATCAATTGCCTTCAATAAAATGCGATTTAAATTCTCATTGTATGTTCCCACACCCACTTGATATTCATTCATTGGTTTCATCGTTTGACGATTTACCAGCTGTAATAAATGCTGCAAATCCTTTGTTGTGTACTCAAGGTTGAATTCATTTTTAATTTTATCAATCAACTTTATTTTATCACTGTGACTCATATCTGAATTTTGCGAATTTTTTAAAATATTAAAAATATCTCGATTCTCTCCAAGTGTGTTTTTAAATTTACAAATTTTATGAATGTCGCTAGACAACGAAGTGGCGCTGCTAGCGCCTCCTTTCGCATTTCCATAGTTGCAGTATGTCATGAATGCATTATATATTGTAAATTCATCAAAATTCGTCGAAAGGTCGGGAATATTATTTCGCGTGTCTCTCGGGTCCAGCATGATTGAAGCTTCGCTAAGACTATAAATGTCAAGCAGAATTGCACTTGTGCAGTCCACCATTTCACAATAATTTTTTATGTTGGGAACATGACTTATCATATAATCCAATGTTGTCACACCACCGCCTTCACGTTCGTTGCAACACGCATTCTGAATGTAATTCTTGGATAAAAGTTTTGTTTTATCTTTTGTTTGAGACGAAATTACCTCCTGAATAAGTTTTTGAATAATTAATGAAAAATGTATGACTTTTGATTGCAACACTAATATCTTTTCTGTTTGCAAACTACTTCCATTTTTCAAGTTTCGTTTCAAGTCATCGCAATATGTTTTTGTTACAGGTAATGGCGTTGATGTAATAAATACAGAAGGGTCAACTAATAGCGGACGAAAATGAGACGATGCAACATTGACTTTAATGCCAGATTTTGAATGCGAAGATTTTTGCGCCCGCTGTTCTTTCAGCACATCATATTCGCGCTTTTTATCAAAACGTGACTGAATTTGCGGTTGATTAACTATTTTAGTTTTTATAAGATTAAATAATGTGTCTCTCATTTTTTCCTGGTTAATCTTTTTAATAGAATTCCAAGGAGCATAGTCGCTCTTTACTTTTTGAGAGATGCATGCCATATAAACAACAAATGATAAATCGCCTTCGTCTAAAGAAAAAGGATATCCGCTAAACGATTTTACACAGTTTGGAAATGTTATTTTACTTTTTATTTGCGGAATGGATGACTGTATCACGATTATAATCAACGCCATGGAATAAAAAATTAAATATTGATTATATGTTTTTTCATACGCTTCGTATTCAACTGTCGTTTTTTTATCCAATTCATACTGCTCTTTTGTTTTTTTTTTAGGAAGAAGTAATTGAGTTGTTTCCATGATAAACTGTTTATCTTTATTTTTAAAAATTACAGACAATGAACTCTCGTAATGACTAATAATAGTATTTAAACTCATCACTGTTTCATTTTCACCTTGACCACCTTCTTCTTCCTCTTCTTCCTCTTCTTCCTCTTCTTCCACTTCTTCCTCTTCTTCCTCTTCTTCCTCTTCGCCTTCACCTTCACCTTCACCTTCTTCATCTTCGCCTTCGCCTTTATCTCCACCTTTCTCTTCAACATGTTTAGATTGTATATTTACATCGATGATTTCACCAGAGTTGACTAGTGCAAGGTCGGATGCATTCTCTTCTTCATTGCGAATTAACTGTGCGCCCGCCTCCTCGCCCTCTTCTTCAAACATCCACCCTTCTGAAACTAGCGCAATTTTTGAAATTGAGTACCCGCTGTACTTGTCAACAATTTGGTCACCTTCGCGTTTACCATTTGTTCTTTCAATTTGGGAAAGTGTTGTAATATATTTCGAAGACTTGGGGTCTTGCGGATTATAATTCTGGGCAAGCTCATAAAAAAATGTAGGCAATAAACGAACGCCCGGAACGCCGCACGATTTGCAATAATACCATCGAGCATCTTCATCTGGAAGAGCATCTCTAACAAATAATTCACTGTTTACCAAATCTAAAATGCATTGATATTTTTTACCAATATCATCCATTCCTAAAATGCAATCGACAATTTCCTGGTATGGAGACCTAACAATCGTTGTAACCTTTTTTTTATGTTCCTGACCCAGTAGATATTTCTTCTGGTTGTATTTTAATATTTCGAAAACTTTTAATTTTAAAAGAAGTTTTATATTTTTAAAATCTCGTAAAAACGTCTCATCTATATTCTTTTTTTTCACTTCACTTCTCGAATCAAACTCATTTATAATTTTACTTGTTAAATCATCCAGCAATGACGACTCTGACATTGATTTATCTAAACACTTTTGATTTATTGAAAAACAGAGCGGTTTGGGTTTTGTTTCTGATGGAATATTGCAAATATATGACGGGTCATCAACATGCACATTTTGAAGCTCGGGGTCTTTATCAATGGTCCATTCATTGTTTCTTCTAACATAATAATCGTATCGCGTAGAACCATCATCTTGGTCAACAATTTTCAACGCCGCATAATCACCATCTTTTACAACTCGCTTGCCTGTCGAATCATATTTTGAATCAAACAAAATGTCTCCCGGTTTCCCACTATCTAATTCTAATTCACCCGGCGATGTATACACTCTGCTCAAATTAATCTCGCGCTTTTTACAAGACTTTGAATCTGCCCCAGACGACTCTTTCATCATTTTTTCCTTCAAATCCTTCTGCTCCCTTTTTAATATGGAATCCATCTCTGAAGATGTCAAATCGGAATTCTCAACCGCCATGACGTCCATAAACAACCGCGCAAAATCAACATCAAGAATTATTTTCAAAATTTCTGAAGATGATAAAAAACCACGACTGTTGCCATTGCCACCATGTTTATCATCAGTTAATTTATAAAGTTTAAAAATATCATCGAGAGATGTGGTTTCATCATTCGACAAAACTATTTTCTTGTGTAATTCTTTTGAAAGTGGAACCCGCTTGCCTTCATCTTCATTAAATGGTTGATAAAATAATTCCAACGACTCTAGATTTGTAATTGCATTTTTATTAACAAGCTTTTTAAATTTTGATGATGATGACGACAACCTTTTCATGTATTCAGAAATATTTTTATTTATAAATGCGCGCATTGCATTGTACTGATATTCGGTTAAATCTTTATTGTATATTAAAAATGGTTGGAGTGCATATACAACTTCGCACATTGATAAACACCGACCGAGTCGATATTCCAATGCTGAAAATGCATCTTGATTGGTCGGAACAAATGAATTAATAAATTCACCTATTTTATGTGTGGATTTTGATATTGATTCATTCGGAGCGAATGTCACCACATCTGAAAATACAATGCCGCCCTTATATTTTTCCAAATGCCTTTTTTGTTCTTCTTCCTCACTTTCCCTTTCCTTAACCTTGTCTACATTTATAACTTCAGTTACAATGTCATCTCTGAATTTAATATCGGAAATTATACTTGACCAAGTTTTCAAATACAACGAATCCATTAAAACCCTGTCTGATAACAGCGTATCCGGCAGTCCCATCTGAGTCAAAGCAACCGCTTTCTTATTCAGCGTAATAAACGATGTTATAAATGCGGGGTCGTTCGGGGTCAAATTAACCCGTTTTACATTATTTGATTTCACATCCTCGAATTCTAATTTTGTTAACCCCAAGTTGTACGCGCGGTCAATGTATGTCTGAACTTTCGGACCCGACGATCCCTTTGATGAGACAATGTTGTCATTATTTGTTGAAAGCGTGAGAATAGTTGTTGACACCGGTTTATTTTGCATAACATACTTGTTATCTGGATTTTGTTTCGGATTCTCAAAAGGCATTAAATAAGAATTCATATCTTCCATTATCATCTGGTTGTAAGGCGCATTTTCATCCGGATACAGTTTCTTCTGTTCTAAAATTTGCTGTTCAAAATCATATACTCCGTTTACCGTGTTGACCCCAATCGCATCATCGCCGGTGACGTATAACTTTTTAATATTTTCTACAACGGGCAAAACCCACTGCAGTTTCGTGTCTAAATTTTGAATATGAATTACAGACGGTTTATCATGTTCATTCAAGGCTCTTGGCATTTTTGGAACACCATTTTTATCAAAGAGCGAATACTCTTTCCGCAACTGAAAAAAACGCTCTATTCCTCGATGAATCCCATTCAACTCTGCATCAGTCCGCCTACTTTTTGGAACTGACGAAATAATATTTTCTAATAAGTCGTCGTATTGTTTTGTCTCAGACACAATTCTCTGAGATGACGGAACCTCATACATTATGCTTGCAAATATTTTATTTCCCTCATCCAGCGAGTCGGCTAAATCGAGGTCAATTCCCGAGTCTTGTTCTTGTTCTACTCCTTGTTCGCTCATATAATCTTCACCTTGACTACTCGTTGTCGCAGCCGGTTTAGGTTTAAATTCAATTACTTTAATTTTTTTTATCCACGGAGGTAAACCGCTGCAACCAAAATTTATGAAAATGCTCTCTTGAAAATCATGTGGAATGTCTTTTACTTCCGTGCCCAAATCATCAAGCAGGAGCTTTACTTCAATTATATCCTGATTTTTATCCACATCTATAATTTTACACAAAATAAAAAGAGGTTGTGACTGTTCCTCCGATGACGATGAATGCGGCGGCGTTAATTCAATTGAAAGCGTCATATCAATCTTGAAATCAGACTGTTCTACATACTTGTGACTAGCCTTCCTTTTAATAATTTGAATTTCTGATACTTCTTCTTCTTCAATTTTTTGCATTTTATCATTGTGAATCTTAACATTTATTACGTGCTGAGTCTGTTTATTATTTAATTTCAAGAGAGTGGAATCCACATATACGATTTCATATACGTTGTTTTGCAACTTGGAATTGGGAACATGCGCATTTATTTTTATTTCATCTCCAAGAAACAATTTATTATTACCTGCATCTTTTTTTTCTTTTTCTATTTGCATGTTGAAATAAAATATACTAATATCTAATATATAACAATATATAATTTATATTTATATATAGTATAATAGTTAGAGAAAATTCTATAATCTTTACACTATTAATAATTTACGGATTTACATTAAAAATACATGAATGAAACAACAAAATAAAAATATAAAACTTGTTAAATGTTTTATATTTTGTTTAATGAATATAAAGAATACACAAGTATTAACTCATAGATTAACCATACGAATTCATCAGTATAATGAAGGAAACACCTCAGGAGCAACCATCAAAATCGAACTATCGTTTTGAATTGAGTTCTTTACCCGACATTGTCAAAAATGGCGACGAATACATAAAGTGTAAAAAAGTGTCTGTTGATAATAAAAAAACATCTCAAACAACATATTATTTAATTAACTATGACAAGAAAATGATGCGTAACAGTATCAATATCAATACCGAAAAAAATAAAAGTGAATCCGACAAACGTTGCATCAAACATTTTCGGTCAGTTGTTTTGAATGAAGATTGTAAAGTTATCGGATTTTCTCCACCGATGTGTGAGACGAAAGATGTCGTGCTTGACGTTGACAACATTCAATTTGCCGAAGAGTTTGTTGAAGGAACAATGGTAAACGTATTTTATAACTCGACAAATGATGTTCAAAGCTGGGAATTTTCCACGAAGAATACAATTTCGCCTGTCGAAAAACCGGCAGGAAAATGTTTTAGAAGCATGTTTTTGGAGGCATGTACAAATGCAAATTTGAATTTTGACGATTTGCCAAAAGAATATTGTTATAGTTTTGTCATGCAACACCCGGATAATGTAATTGTGGCACCTGTAAAAAACACAGCCATTTACATTGTTGCCATTTACTTGGTTAAAAACGGTGATGATTTGACTACCGCAACCGTATATGAAATGGAACGTTCAGTTCTGAGGTGGAGCAGTTTTTCAAAAGTGTCACATCCCGCCCGACTCGGAATGAAGAAGGGTCAAGGCGACTTTGATAAAATTGTAAAAACATACGCATCGCCAGAATCATTGTACTATTATCCCGGAGTCATGTTTCGAACTTTCTCAGGCGAACGTTTTAAATTGCGCAACCCAAATTATGAAATGGTGAAGAATGTAAAAGGCGGCGTCCGCGCAAGAAGTGAGTTTGTGTATTTGCATCTTAAACAGCTGGGTCATGTAAAAAAACATTTTGAAAGATTCCCTGAAGATCAGCTAACATTTTTTGATTTTCAATCCAAATTGTACAACTACACTTCCAGTTTGCACAAAAATTATTTGGATTGTTATATTTACAAGAAGATGGGTCTAAAAGATTTCCCCATTAAATATCGAAACAACATGTACAAACTACATAATGATTACTTGCACGTGTTGAAACATGAAGGAAAACGCGTTACGCTGTCGCATGTAGTTCAATTTGTAAATAACTTGTCAGTGCCATCTCAAATCTATTTTTTGAACCAGAAAGAGTCAACAGAAACTATTGAAACTCCAATCTTACCTAACAAAACATTTTCATCTCCGCCTTTGACCCTGACCCCTTTGACGCTGCAACTTACACCAGAATATTCTCCCCTAGAAATGAAATGTCCCAATGCGCCATAAGGGGAACCAATGGTTCCCTCTGAGCCCCCTTCCCTAATTCATTAATAACAATAATATTATTATATTATATAATTTTATATCATATAATATCAAGACATTTCTATTTTCCATTTGTCAATGTTGAATAAATTAATCATCCATTCGTTTGTACTATTTTTATTTATAATTATAGTTCTGCATTTTTATACAGGCGGAAGCATTTTAGAAGGACTTGATTCACCTTCGCCTTCTTCTTCAGACATTGGCGTAACCGTGGGGACGTATAGTGCAAAACTAGATGCACTGGGAAAAACAGTTGACTCTATGCAGTCTAGCGTTTTAGGACTTTTGCCAATTGTCACAAAAAATACATCAGATAATGCAAATAATCAAAAAGCAATACAAGCAATCATTGCGAATAAAGATAAAACATAATCCATAATTCCATAGTTCATTGAATTTTTACAAACATATTTTTATTTTTATATTAAATAAAAAATTTAATATAAACAGAAAATAAAGAAAATAGAAATGAAATTTGCTTTCAAATTTTCAAACATTATCATATTTATGTATATTATATTTTTCAGTGCCATTATTTTAAATTATATTACAACCACTGCCACTATATATGTCGAACCAATGTCTTTGAGCGAAACAGTCGATGCAGACCAGTTAAGAACAAGTTTACTATCTGGAAAAGTTGCAGCGCTTCAACCGAGTGTCGACGGACTGTCAAAAAATGTAAATGATAATGCTTCTAGTATAAAAACGACAACGGACACAATAACAGCAGTTTTAAAACAAAAAGTAAATGATGTAAATAAAAAAGTTGGTAAAGACATTACCGATAAAAATAATGCGCCTCCTCAGATTACCGGAACATCGTAATTCGTAATTCGTATAATATTATTAATCAAATTTCAAACGACAAACTAATAAGGGAGAATTGCATTTTGCCCTATTTTCTAATAATCGCTGACTTCTACGAGGAGGAATGTAAGGACTCAACTCAATGTCATCATGGTGATGATTGAATTTGCTGCAGCCGCCTTCATCATCATCGTCACTGCATTCGCTCTCGCTGTATTCACTGGATTCATTCTCACTATATTCACTGTACTCACTCTCGCTGTCGTCATCGTCGTCACTGTCATCAAATGACTCATCCATAACAATGCGGTCTATCTGTCTTGAATAATACTCAACAAACTTATTAATTGTCGCCATCAACAACTGAATCAACGCTAGAATGCTGAAAACAATGCACCCACTTCCAAGCATAACATCATAAATCTGTTCAACTCTGTTTCCCGCCGTCGTTGTCATTGAAATATTGTTCTTGTTGTGGTAGTCGTTGTTGTGCATCATTATATTCTGCAACGTTGTTTGCACATTGTAGGTTTATGTTTTAATAATTCAATTTATAAATAAAATAAATAAATAAACCTTTTTTAAAAACTATAAAAGGTTTATCATATAAAGAATAAGAAAAGGAACTATATATGTTTTTTAAAAAATTATCATCATTTCCTCAATGTATTTTTTATCATAAACCGCAATATTCGTGCTTCTATCCCAAGTACTGTATGTCGTAATTATGCGGGAGTCTTCAACTATTAATCCAACGCAGTATTCAATGCAGTGCTCGTCAAATTTGAAAACTGGCGTATACTTGATAAGTTTCATATCTTCAGTATTTTCAAAAACAAGCATCATGTGATAATAATGACGAGGTTGTTCATGCGAAACGATGTGAACAATGAACCATATCTGGTCTTGATAATTGAAACCACAAGTAGAACCTCGAATATAGTTAAACACGCGAGGATATTGTGATGGTTTCTTTAAAGAAACGGTTCTCAACACGTTTGGATTTTCTTCATCGATTTTACATATTTGAAGTGGATTCCAACCATATATAACACGTTTTTCCCCTGCTATATTTGCAAACACCCAATTTTTTTCACATGCTGAATTTAAATTGAATTCGGGTTTGATTTCAAAAGGTTTTAATGCATTGACGCCATCATATTTTCCATGAACAACTCCAATTCTATTATTTGCATGATATCCAACGCCAATAAATAACAAATCTGATGACACATCAGAGTCATAAAACAATCTTACGTCCTCAACACCAATGTACTGTCTGTCGGCATATTCAATGTCAATTAAATTATCTTTTTCTTTTATAATGTGAAAATTATCAGTCAATTCTACATATTTATTCAGAGATATTATATGTTTTCCACATATATATCCTCCATTTGTACCTATATTATAATTTACCAAACGCACATTCATTATGTATCTGCTGCTGCCGCTGTCGCAATTGCGTTTTTGAAGAATGCTGCTTGAAGATGAATTAAAACGAACTAGGTTTCCGTTTATTTCATGGTCTAGAGTAAAACTCATGTCACGTTTTACCAACGGAACTAATTTTAAATCATAAAATTTAATATTTCGTAATAAATTTGAAACAAGCTCACCGTTACTGCAATTATTCAACACATTAATAGTAGAGTTTCTTATATTTTTTATATTTTTATTTTCAATATAATATGCAATGATGGTATATTCATAATCACACTTGTGCGTGTAAACATCATTTTCTAAAAATAAATAATCATCTTTTTTTGAACCGCATTCATTTATAGAATTTTTTGCAATTGTATAAAATAAATATGACAAATTATGCTGACTTGTTTCTCTATAATATTTTATAATTTCATACAAATTTTCAGCCCGATTTGGTAAAATATTATACCCTTCTAGCCACGCATAAATTGCTTCAGGCATTTTTCCAAGATTTTTGTAACATGTTCCAATTTTATAATAAGACTGCCAAATTTCTTGATTCCATCCACCTAATGCAATTCGTTTTTTATACATTTCAATTGCTTCATCGTTTTTACCCATGTCTTTTAAAGTATTCGCCAAATAAAAATGATACCTATCATTTTTGGGATTTTCCTCTATTCCCCTTGTAAGCAACTCGACATCACGAATAAATTTATTTCCTTTTGACCCGCCATCACCAACATCGTTAATAAATACAACATTCTTTTCAAAAGTATTTGCTGTGGTGTTGGGTGGAAAATTTATATGTTCATGAGTTACACCCGTATATGAAAATTTTCCATTATTTTTTACAATTCTTACATTTTTATAATAAAAATCATTTGACCCTTGCAAAATATAGTAAATATCAAACGTTAACATTTTTTTCGAAAATGAATTTTCATTTGGATAAAAAATCATATCTGCATCCAATAATAAAACATAATCAGACATTCCTACACACTCTTGCAATGAAAAATTGCGATTATGCGAAAAATCCTTGAACGGTTCAGATACTATTTTTCCCGGAATATTTTTACTTTTAAAATACTCCTTTATTCTATCAACCGTGTCGTCTGTTGAACCTGTGTCACATATGCAGTAACAGTCAATCCATTTTATTACAGAATCAAATAATCGGTATATAATCTTACTTTCATTTTTTACAATCATATTTAAACACACTGTTGGCTCCACCATTTCTTTATTAACTGTCGCAAAATGATTTTACAATATTATTTATCATGAGCAACATTTAAATGAATTTTATTTATAATTAAATGGTTAAAAACTGTAATTAATTATCTTCACAGTTTTTAATAAATGTGTTGTAATTACTGTAACTATTACATGTCATATTTCTTTAGATATAATAAATTAATCGAAGATGGCGAAAAAGGAAAAGAAGCAGATAAAGAAGTTTCAAATATAAAATCGCCGGCGCACGATTCGCAAACACAACACGCGACAACAGATTCGCAAACACTAACAGTGTCAACACTTACAACAAATTTAGATGAATTTAAAATACTTTTTTTAACACAAGAAAAATTATGTTATGAATTGCGAGCAGAAAATGCAATATTAACAAATAAATTAGAAATGACCATGTCAATAAGTAAAAAACAACTACAACAAATAAAAAGACTAAAACTGAAAATGTGCAAGCTAGAAACAGCTAATGCAACATTTGAAAAGATTTTAGGTTATTCTAATTATTCTAATACTAACACTCTGCTTAATCAAAATTGCCCCCCCCCTCTTCCACCCCCTTGTCCCCCCCCGCCTCCGCCCCCTCTTCCTTTGAATACCATAAGTTTTCAAAAAAGTCGCAAACTATCATCTGAGTCACATGTACCTATGAACACAGTACTAGACGAATTTAAAAAAAAATTTCAACCCAAAGATTAAGATTATTAATATCATAATAAAATTAAAACGAACAGTAAAAAAATATACGCTAAAATACAATATTCTCATCAATCCATTTTTTTATTCGTACATTTACTGGTTGTAATATCATATTCAACCCGTCTGCATAGTACATATAATTATTTTCATCATTTTTGATTGCAAGAAGAGTGTGATGAATTATTTTGAATATTTCATCCGTGTATAGTTCAGAAATTTTAATAAAAATGTCATCCATATCAATTTCAGATGATGCGGTAGATGAAGATGAAGAAGGTGAAGAAGTACCTGTTAAATTTATTGTCGCATTCGGTGGAACAACGTGATGGTTATTATTTCCATCCAACATATTTTTATACATTTGAAGCGTGTGTAAAACATGCGTCTTTTCCGTCTGGTTGTAAGTTCGAATCAAATTGTTAATTCCATTTTTTGCTAGCTCAATTAAAAGTAAAAATAAATCGTTGTACTCCGTTTTTTCATCTGTATAAAACTTTTTAAATCTACAAAAAATATTGAACAAATAAAATAAATCTTCTTGAGTATCATTATTATACCATCGCGTCACAGATTGGCTGTATGTAGGCGCCTGTATATATAAAATATTATTCTGAATTGTTACTTTTGTTCCAATTGGATAATACGAAAGAAATCCAATTTGAATAAGTGCTTGTAAAGGTTCAAGAATTGTTTCAAACCTTTCTTTTTTTTTACTTCCACTTATTGTTTTATATAATAATTGTATTGTTGTTTGCATGCTAATTATATTCATCATATATATTTAAATTATAATTATATAGATTTTACAATAATCCTATATAATGCTATCGAATATTATTCTCTCTAATAAAATCAACCAAATGGTAAAAAAATATTAACTGTTTTAATCACTTTATAATGTGAAATCCCATGCTTTTCACACCATTGTATACACTTTTGTACATTTGACTTTTTCAAATTTTCATTTTTTTCTGTACTTTTATTCATAATTAAATTTAATGTAGTTATAATATTTTCTATTTGACTCTCTCCAAATATTGCATTAATTTCTTCAATTCTTGTTAAATATACGCGGTCATGTTTAAATCTAAAAAATGATTCAATATTAAAATCTGAAATTAAGTTGTGAAAATTTTCATGAAATTTATTAATCAAATTTGTGATATTGTTTTCATTTTTGTTAACATTGAAGTATTTGCATATAACATATTTTTCCGAGTTAGCATATCGGCTTGTTTTGGGTTTCATTATGTATACTTCCTTGTACAATGATGAAAGCAAGTACAATACATCAACCGTCGCATTAGAGAAAATGTCAAAAACTTTAAGTACAAAATTTCCACCACTTGATTGCATTGAAATTGCATAAACAACTTGGGCAATAATTAATTTTGTTGCAGTATGTTCTTGATTATTAAAATTTTCAGAAAAATCAACTCCTCCATCTGCTGTAACCAAATCCATTTTTCCTCCATATTTTTTATAACAATATTCAAAATTTTCCACTGACAATAAATTTCCAGTCTCATCAATTCCTTTTTCAATAACTACATTTCGATTTTCGTCTAAAAAATTCTTGCTTTTTTTCCATCCAGGACATTTTGAATCATTATTAACAAGCGTCATTCCGTAGTATACATCACTGGGATTATTTCTCATGTGACAAACCGCTTCAATAAATCCTCCCGGACCTTCAGCAAGATGAAACGATGACATCATTGGTTCAGAATTTTTTGTAAGTAATGCTTCGGGAGTTATAGCAAACTGCATAAATGCATTATGGTTATGACCATTTCCGTAATTTCCAATGCTGAAAACATCATTGTCATTATTATTATTGACACTGCTATTACATTTTTCACGATTGCACAAGTTGAACTGCGTACAAATTTCAACCATTTTATAAAATGAACGTGAAAGCGGTTTCATTCGACTCACCTGGGTTTTACAACCTGGAACAACAGTATGAATAAACTCATATGGATTTGTTAGTTTTTTATAATTATCCCAACTATTTTCCATCGTCTCAATTTGAAGTTTTGTTTTACTCAACATTTCACATAATGAATTTGAAATGAATGCATCTGGAGTCGAGTCAACCATTTTAAACCCAATATCTTCACTTTGAATGACATATGCAATTTTTGGCAATAAAAAAATACTCATATGTTAACTATATTTATTTATGTAATCTATTTATTCAGACTAATTTATATTGAATTAAGTATCTAAATTGTTTTCATAAGTTTGTAATAAGGGAACAAATGGTCCCCTTCCTCTTAGTGTATAGGTTAGATGTTTTATCCATAGTTATTATACTTCTTCAAGAGATGATTTTTTTTTCAATGTTTTACTTTTTTCAAATACTATTTTCTTTTTTGGAATTGAAATTTTACTTTTTTCTGGAACTTTTTTTTCATCAGCGATTTTTTCGACTTTTTCGACTTCTTTTGTTTCCAATAATGCCGATGAACCATTTGTTTTTTGCCAAACCCAATTCGGTTTATATCTTCCGCCTGTAGTAACGCGCGATAATATCCCTTTAAATTCGGCATCCTTTTGTTTTTCCACATGTTCTTTAATCATGTGTTCACCAATGTAATCGTACCTTACACTCTGAAACACAATAAATCCTCCAACACGAAGACGGCTCCACAAAACTTCAATGGATGCGTGTAAAAACTCCTTCAACCACATTTTTTCATTATTAAACATGTTTATAGACTGAGCCTTGACCGTTTCGTCATTGTACACTTCTTTTCCCCACATAGGAGGACTAAACATTACAATGTCAGCCCAGCCAAAAGGTAAATTTTCCACACCCACTGCACTCGGAAGTCCGTCTTCCAACATTTTCTGTTTTTCTGATGAACCAAACATTTCAATCATTTTAGAAAACCCCGGAGTAGAAAGCGGATTGGGCTCCACGCCAACATAACTGGCATTCAGCATGATTGCTGCCATCAAACGACTACCGTATCCTCCAGCCCCATCCAAAATCTTCACACCCGAAAAATTCGCCGCCGACATTTCAGGGAATAATAATTTCCACATAATCACATACACGTACGCATTCTCTGCACTTGACAAGTACACTTTTTTGTCTTTACCATCTACCATCGACATCTTCATGTTTATTCTTGATTCTTGGCTTTCAGCGCGCTCATCTGACTGGTGAACAATAATGTCGTGCAACGACTCATCTGTTGCTTCTATTGATTTTCGTTTCAACAAACGCAGCGCTTTTTCAACGAGCGTGCCATTTTTAAAATGGTCTTCCAATGATGGTTCACCTTTTGCTAATCGAACAGTTATTTTCGAAGGTTCTGTGAAATAATCAACCAGCAAATAATCCTTATCTAACAAGGTTTCATCAGGAGACTTGATTGATATATATTCACCATTTTTAAATTTAAGGTTATCATTTGCACCCACGTATTCTCTAATAAATTTATTTACTTCTTCCGTTTCTTTATTGCCTGTCAAAATGTTATAAGAAGTTTCATCAATATAATTTTCTTTCTTAAGAGTTGACAAAGGAACATCAGCCACTTTTGTTTTAATAAGCGCGTATGCGGCTTCAACGTCATCTTTTGTCCAAAAACGCTCTACAAAAGGAAATCCCTTTTCAATTACCGCAACCACGCGTTCATGTTCGGATTCATATTTTTCAGCTTGTTCGGCATTATTCAAGAACATGGGTTCAACTGCATTTTTATAAATCCATTCGCTGAAATCCCCGCAAAATCGCTCATAAATTTCCGGATTTTCCTTTTCAATGTCATTTACTCCGTAATCGTGTCTTGCATTAATTTCCAAGAGTTTAACGCCGCCATCACTTGTAACCATAAAATCGCATCCAAACACTTCAAATCCATATTTTGATTCAGCGGTAGTTGCAATGTGGGGTTTGTAAACATCATACGCACACCGCAAGACTTCGCGCATCTGTTGCATTATTTTTTTTGATTCCTTATCATCTAATCCCAATTCTCCTGATTCCGGAAACAATCGATTCTTTTTAGTTGATTTGAAATGCGTATCGTGAATTTTTTTATTTTTATAGTCTGCGTCTTTATAGGGCAACTCGGCTGTAATTATTTTGCCCTCATCAAATAAAAACCAGTCCGATTTTTTATTTGGTCTCATGCAAACCATAAAATACATGCGCAGATGAAATTTTTTACCTTCTATTAACATTGGATTTCTAATATATTTTGAAACCAAATATTGTTTCTTTTTATGCGTCGCTAAAAATTCCTTAAGGTCTTCTTTACTCGTAATGTATTCAATTCCTTCTCCACCTCCAGCACCAACACCCAGCGGTTTGATGATTAAAATGCCTTCCTTTTCGCTATATTCGGAATTGCGCTTTTCATCGCTCAACAACCAAGATTCTGCCATGTATTTTTTACAAATTTCGGGACATTTTTTATTCAATTCAATGTAAAGTTGCGCCTTGTCTGTAATCACATTTTTAGTGTAAGGATAGTCTGGATCAGATGTGCTGTATCCTTTTACGCCATTTCCCTTGAGTAAACTCTTGACTACTGTTTTAATATTGTGTATGCTTTCTTCGTATCTTAGAAACCCTGTTTTTTTTTCATCGCTTGTTGCTCCAACCCATGCGAAGTCGGCGGCTGGACTGTTTATGTCAACCTGTTTCCACTTGCGGTCAACCAACATGTCAACAAGGCGAGTCAACATTAACCCTTGTTTATCATAAACGGCAAATGTTTTTTGTTTTTCAGACAAACTTGAACTCAAACCCAAACCAGAAGCCGCATGTTTCAAATGCGCGCAATCAACATCCCTCACTTTTTTATAAATAAAATAGTCATTTAAAAATGAAAGCGACTTTTCTTCATTCGACATGATAAGCGCTTTTGAGTATGCAAAGTTCTTAGAATGGTACTGTTTCATTATTCTAAATAACTCTTCGAATGATGCCCTGCTTTTACTGAAAATGCCACCATCCCTGTTTTCCAAAAAGAAGGGTTCAAAACCATATTTTGACATGATGCCGTCAAAGTATTCAAAATTTACCAGAAATTCTGAAATGTATTGATTGATTGACTCCTGCCACACCCCTATTTCATATCCAAGACTGTTTTCATCCGGAGGAAATCGCAAGTCATCATCATATTTTTTGACAATTTCAACAATTTTTTTTGACTTGTCTCCACCTTTGAAAATTGCAAAACTTTCCCCTTTTTTTATTCCATTCCTTTTCAAAAGGTCGAATACTTTTTTACCATTGAATGTTGTGCCAATCAACATTCCTCCTTTTTTTGTGCATTCGCAAACGTTTTTGACAAACCCTTCGAGCGTTTCTTCATTTTCAAACATGTAATGAACTGCGAATTGTATAGATGAAATATCAAATCCTTGTTCGCCTTTTCCATAATTTGCCACTACGCCAGTTAATCCTGCCTTTTTCAATGCATCAACGCTTCCTTTTCCGAAAACTGAATTAGATATTTCCCGAGTCAGTTGACTCGAATTTGAAAATGCGCTTCCATCTTTTATGTTTCTACTACTATTTCCAACAACAAACATTGCATCCATTTTTCCAGAATTCTCTCTAACAAAATTGACATACCTTGCACATGCTCCGTTTACCGGATTTTCGATATTGTCTCTTGACACGTCAATTCCATATACAAACGATAACCGAGACTCTTTCCATTTTGGCAAGTCGCCACCCTTACCAACAGCAAAATCAATAAGCGTGTCGCCTGATTTAGACAGTTCATAAATAAGAGCAGACTTTACAAATTTATTGTGAAAGTCGCGCAACCCGCTCGTAAGTTCTTCTTTTCTACCGTCACTGGATTTATAGTACACTTCTGTTATATCTGACGCTTCAGCAGCAATATCCTCATATGTTATTTTTTTATCAACGCCTTTGATAATGTTATCAGTTACAGGATAATGAATGGAGTACCAAACGCTATCTGCCGTTTTATAATCATTTCCGAAATTTTTGCCTGTTTTTCTAAGGTCAGCCGTTTTATCGTAACGAATCCTTAATGGAATCCATTTCTTGTATTGTAAATCATATCTAAATTCAACAATTGTCAAATCTTCAAATACTTCGGCTCCTTCTTCGGTAACCATGTCTCCTTCATTATTTAATTTTATTTCCATTGTTCCCGCATTTACATCATACGGATTTGATGGCAAAAACTGTATGGGTTTATATTCACCCGACCCTCCAAACATCTTTTCAATAGCACCTTCGTAGATGAGCGCACACGCATTTGGAATTATTTTATTTGAACGATTAGATGGATCAAACCCGACCTTTAAAATAAGCTCTTTGTAAGACTCTACCTGTTTTTGCGCCAGCATGTTTGTCGCATTTATTCCTCCTTTTCCAAATTTATCAACCACTTTATCTCGGTTTGTTTTATCATCTTTAACAGTGTTTACGAGAAAATCAACAGTGTTAAATTGAGGCGGTTTCCATTTGAATGAAAGTGCCCATGTAAATTTACGGTCAAGAGGTCCGACTTGTCCAGGTGCAGACCCTCCAACTCCAGTGTTGAATGGTGTAAAAATTAAACCATCCGTCACATACTTGTAGTCGGCTTCTAAACATTGTTTGCACAGCATGAATATTTTATCCGAAGAAGCATCGCTTTCTTCTTCCAGACCAACCCCCCCGTCATCAAAATAAAATCGCTTTGCTTGAATTACAAATGGATTTTGAACCACTTTTATAATCGACTTTGCATCCACACTTCCAATGTATTTCACCATTTCTGAATATCGCGATTTATCTGCGTGTTCTTTACTGCTTGTGTAAAAACTTCGTTCGCGGACGCTTTCACCTTTCATAAAATAAATGTCAAATGCTAAATACAGATTGATGAAATTTCCATCCTTGTCGTGCAAAACGTGCTCTCCGTCAATAAGTGTATTATGAAACGCCTTTATTTCTGCTTCAAGACCGGTAAATTGAACATTCATTAGCGGGTCAATCAAATATACTCTGCCCTTATTTGAAACATACAACAACTTTCGAAGTCCGTCTGCTTTATCTGTTACAGAATAATTTTTACGAATGCTCGGCATTTTGTACGTGCCGGCAGGCGCTATATTTTTTATTTGAAGTGTCACAGACGACGGTCCGATAAATGCCAGGCGCGACGGCGGCTTAACATCTCCCTTGTAAATCAATTTTGAATACTCATCAAGTACTTGGCGCTTCTCATCATTCGATATTGGAAAGTTACTTGATTGTATTCCAGAGAGAATCAACTTGATGGATTCTCTCAGCCGTTTCAACAAAACTTCCAGAGAAAATCCTGAATCCGCAACAACTCCATTATCCACCTCAATCTCAACTTCATACTTTTCCTCACCCTTCATAATATTCGACGTTTTGAAGTCGCCGTATGACTTCCTAGATGATGAAAATGTATCCTTTACGACACTAACGTCGATTTTTACCGGACTATCAGGGTGTGTAAATGTAGTTCTCCTAATGTACCTGAAATTTTTTCCTGTTGATTTCCAGTTGGAAATAATTTTGTCGCGCTCGTCCTTTCCAATATTTCTTTCTGATTGAAGACTAACCCTAAAATCAAAATCCAAATTATCAACGGGTTTAATATCTGTTTTATATTCTGAGCCATCTTCCCGCACAACACTATGTTCCATATTCTTTTTAGTAATCATTTTTGCATTTTTCTTTTCATCAATTGTGTTGTCAATGCAAAAATTCTGTATGACTGAAAATCCGTCAATTTGAATTCGAACGTCGGAGTCATTCAAGAATATTCTTAAACTATATTCTTCAGAAGACTGCGAAAAATTTAACGACTTTAATTTTTTAATAATATTTGTAACATTGTCTTTAGTTAAAGGTGCAGACTGTTTCATTGTTCCAAAACGCACCTCCAACTCTGTAATACTTGCAGAGTCGGAATCCTTTTGTTTTTGTTCCTTTTTAACTGCATCTAAATATAGCTTTACAATACTATCAAATTTTTCTTTATCTTCACTTTGTTTTTCTTGATTTTTGGACTTTATTCCAGAAGAAGCAGAAGCAGGCATGTTATATAATTTATATATATAATTCTATATTTGTTCAATTTTATAATAATTAAAACATTAAAAATAATATTATTATAAAATTTAATATGAATTAATAATGCTTTCGATAAACCGATAAATAATAAAATAATAAAATTATAATGTAGTATTTTATATAATGGATAATCCTCCTCCTCCTCGTGAATTACCGTGTTTAAGTTTTTTCGAACGTATACCCAATTTAGAGCAAATGATATTTGTTGAAAAACCTCCCAATCTAACTGGTGCGCTTCAATTAATTAAGGAGTTTTTTTCAAGTATTGGGGTTTCCCTTGACCCCGAAGTCTTTCGTAGCGAATATCCAAAACTTATTACCTGTAAAATTCCTGAGAGTGTGATAACAATCCCTGGTAGAAAAGACGCCCTTGATAAAATGGCAAAAAGTAACCACGGATATCGCGACTTGGAACCCATCATCACATGTTCAGTTTACATCGAAGATGTACTTACATTAATATTAAAAAAAGTTCATGGTGACAATCTCAATACTTGTGTTGAACTTATTTATTATGGACCGTTCAAAGAAAGATATGCCCGTTTTAAAGCTTACACAGACAGTGATGGTTCTATAGTGGCAAGTGGTTCAAGTGCAATGAATGATTTTAGATCATTTATGTTTTTATCACACGAACTGATTATTAAAAAATTAGGCGTTCCCATTTTAGAAGAAGAAAGACAAATGCCTCTCATTGATATTATTTCAATTCTTTTAATAATGTATTCTATGATTCAGAAATTAGTTTTAAAAATGGTTGATGAACAAAGTGGATCTGGCATTCTTTATCAAAAAGTTAGTGATTGGTTTGATCAATGCCAAGAACTAAGGAGAAAATTTCGCGATAATATTAATGATGAAATTATACGATTCAAAACTATAAATAAAAGCTTAATGGAGAGACTTATGGAGTTACATGAAACGCAAGCACAAGATACCACATTAGCATCTCAAATTCAACATTTACAAACAGTAGAAATACCTGAAATAGAAGCAATTCTTTTGAAATTAAGAAGTAAGCGTGCTGAATTAAACAATAAAACAAAACCACTCATTGACGATATTATTCAGGGTAATGCGATAATGCGTTCAAAAAGTCAACCTAGTACACCACAACGACTGGGGGGTGGGAGTAAACGGGTGAAAAAGAATTATTCTAAATCAAAAAAATATAAGAAGAATAACTCTAAATCAAAAAAATACAAGAAGAATATCTCTAAATCAAAAAATTTAAAAAAAAAATATTCTAAAACAAAAAATGCAAAACTTATGTAAATTGTTTGCATATGTAATCATATAAGTATTGTTTGGTTTTTTTTTCTTTGACATGCTCCTGCTGTTGATGCTGTTGCGACTCTTTGGACTCTTTTGACATTGACACTACTTTATTGTAAATTTCAAGTAACTCTGATAGAGTATATGATGATATAGATTTAATTGGTGCAAGGACATTTTCCATTTTCCATTTTGTTTTTCTAACATCTCTCGCCACTTCAGCCGACAATTCTTTATTTTTGAATATGTGTATGCCGATTCCATTCTCAAATTCTTCAATCAAGTATGAATTATCTGAATCCCCAACACCGTACAGTTCACAATAACAATTCCTTTTTATAAATAATGCAGAGAGATTATGAATAATACATAATCCAAAAAATCCTTCCAATGTTAATAAAGCGTCACTAGATAATTCTGCTTCAATTCGCCCCTTATTTAATTTGTGTTGTTTAAACACATTTGACATTTTATGTAATTTCTCAACCGACTTAATTCTAACTTCTTTATCTGCAACAAATTTTGTTTTCAAATACTTGTACGCATCTTCACCATTCAACATTATGTAAAACGCCCAAAGCAACTTATCTTTTTCTTTAATATTGAATAAATATGATTTTTCTTTTTCATTTTGTTTATCAACTTCTGCATTGGTTTCTCTTCCAACCACATGCATTTGTAACGAAGAAATCAACTCTTCTAGTGGTGTGATATTTTCTTGAATCTGCATTTATATTCTTTGATTTTTTTTAATATAATACAATTGTCGTTGCGTTGTTAATATTATATTAAATCAGCATATATTCTTTAATATTATTTAAAATATTGATTTGATAAAACTATTTTTTTCTCTTCGATTTCATTGAGCTGTGATTCTTGTTTATACACATAAATAATGTAGTCATTAATTGCATCAATTACATCTGTTTTGACATAAGTCAAATTTACAAAAATACCATTTTTATTTTCACTAAATGTAACATTATTTTTTTGTAAAATTCTCAGTACTTCAGTTTGATGAAACACGGTTAGTGATTCAACTTTATCTCTCAAAAATTTTAATGAATCAATATTTATATTTTTCACATCTTTATTTTTACCTTGTTGTTGTCCTGCCGATTGCATTGATGACTGTTCTACTTCAATTTGCATTTGCATTTTAAATTAATTATATTTACCTGATTATAAGTTATTGATTGTTAGTTTTATATCTTATTAACAATTATAATATTATTATTATTATTATTATTTATTTTTTTCATCTCATTTTTATTATCAACATGTTTATCGTCAACATATTTATCGTCAACATATTTTTCAACAATTGAGTTATACATCATTACCCATCCAAGTCCAATCATTTTATCGTAAATATTATATATTATGATGGTTATGTATTTATATGTTTTATATGGTTTTATATGTATACTACAATATATTTATTTGTTATGATTGTAGAAATGCATTCATTCAAGTGCCTATATTATATAAAATAATTCAATTATAATCCAAATTGGCTGAAATCAGACATTACCGGCTGTGGTAAATAAGAGTCGTTTTGTCCTGAATAATTTGGAACCTTTTTGCATTCAAATGCCGGCTCCGGACATCTTGCGCACGGTGGACACGGCGGGCATTTTTCTTTTGTGCTGGGACAAGTTGTAACAGCGGGACATGCAGGACAAACGGGAGGAACAATTTCGGACTTCAACATGTACAAATCTTCACTTCCTTTTGGTATTTGAGAACCTGGAACGGAAGAAGATCCCCCCTTGTTGTATTTCCCTTTTTTACCGGCCATCAGCATGTTATCCATTTCAACATTTGGATATTTATTTACATTTCCATAACTATTGATGTTATTGTCTTCATTATCATCATCATCATAACCTTCCTTACTTTTATGAGGGACTATTTTTTTATTTCTGGAAAGTTTTGAATTAGAATATGCAACCGTCTCTCTATCTAAAGTATTGTACATGTTGTCATAATTTGAATATTTGGCATTTGTAATTTTTGAAGGGTCTTCGGGGTCTAGGTTTTGGTTATCTGTTTCAACATTTGGATACTTATTGTTATCATCATTTTCATTTTCATAACCTTCGCGCATAAAATTTCCTAAACACGAAGAACATATCAACGCCAACATTAATATTATAAATATATGAATTCTATCAAGGTTCATTGCAAGAGATTATTTATTAATACGTATATAAATATATATATATAAATATAAATATCTATTGTAAAAAATATAATTATTATTATTAATTTTGTAATATTATTGATTTGTATAAAAAATTGATAAATATCAGGGCACATATAACATAACATAACATAACATAAGTTATAGTAACCAAACCAAACCAATGCGCGTAATTTGTTTTGACACTGAGACAACTGGATTGCCTGAAAATAGAAATACATCCATTTATGAAACGTCAAAATGGCCACACATTGTTCAGTTAAGTTTCATGGTGTATGATGTTGAAAAAAAAGAAATAGTTGAAGAATACGATGAAATTATTAAAATTGACGAGGGCATACTTTTAACTCCTAAAAGTGTTGAAATACACGGAATATCTAGAGATGTCATTTCCAAAAGAGGTGTGCCAATTTCTGATGCGTTGCTTGCGTTCAAACGTGCATTAAACTCGTGCGAGTGCTGCGTTGGGCACAACATTTCATTCGATAAGCGACTTCTGATTGTTGAAGCGATTCGAAACAAGGGGTTTGATTCATCTGACAATTCATATGTGCAATTTCAGTTTAAAACCGAATTTTGTACAATGCTAAAGTCTGTTGAAATATGTAAAATTCAAAAATTACGTGGTGACGGAAAAATCTATTTTAAATATCCAACACTTATTGAGTTGCATTATCATTTATTCAAGAAGACTCCTGAAAATGCGCACAATTCTAAAGTTGATGTTTTAATTTGTCTTCGATGTTATTGCAAATTGGCGCACAATCAAGATTTATCCTGTGAAAGTAGACAGTTTAGAAGAATGTATAGAGAAAACTGCGCATGATTGTATTATTTAAAGATAATAATAATAATTTATTTTAATAATTAAACATTTATTTTATATCTTTTTTTTAAATAAAATTGATAATTTCTCATATATAATTGTTGTATATAATGACGGCGCTGTAAAAATGTCCTACATCAACAACTTTATTAACCTCAATAATGTAAACAACGTAATCAATCGTGAAAACAATTATAATTATTATAGAAACAATGTAAATTACTGGAATGAAATTATTTATAGGATTCATGAAATGAACGTTGATGAAATGATTGTTCCGGTTCACAATAGAGATTATCTTCTAGGCGTTATTGAGGCAGCGGCTTCTGAATCGTCATCTGCGTGTGCGCGTGCGAGTGTTCTTGAAACACCGGTTGAAATATTTAAAAGATTGGATATAAGTGTCACTAAAGCGGATGATAAAGTGCAAGCACAAGTGCAAGAAGAAAAAAAAAAAGACTGTTGTTCAGTTTGCAAAGAAGATTATGTAGATGGTGATGAAGTTGTAATAACAGGATGCAATCATTTATTTCACGCATGTTGTTTGGCAACATGGGTGAAAACTAAACAAACGTGTCCCAATTGCAGAGAATCCGTTGTCAATTTGTTCCTATAAATTATTAATCACAGATTTTTCTGCGTTGATTGTTTTTATTTTTGGTTTTATTTTAATTTTTTTATCGGAATTTATTTTTATTTTTTGAATTACTTTTTTCTCAGCATCAACAAGATCAACAACAGCAGTCGTTTCAACATTTACATCTACTGATGAAGATGATGATGCCTTACTCAACTCGTGTATATTCGGACAAACAGACATGTTGATGTATCTATCATCTGACTTGATGGTATTCATAATTTCTTCAACTGGAATGTGATATTTTTCTGATATTATATCGACAATGGCAATGTGAAATTGTGCGAAATGATTGAGAAGCATGTGGAGCGATGCCGCATATGCATCGCGTCCATTTTTTATTTCGATTGGAATATATGGTTTTATTTGTCCATCCTTTTCAATATACACAGGTTCTAAGCAATACGATGATGATTGCATTTTGTTTGATTCGGTTTGATGGATTGATTGATGATAAATATTAACATTAATATATATTTATCAATTTTTATAATATTATTTATTTATTATACCTTTGAATAAATTTTATGAAGAACACATTGTGCATATTTCAAATTCCCCCTCTTTATCATTTTTATACTTGGTTTGATCTTGCTGTTCTGGTTCAATTGTAAATTGTTGTGCCTGGTGTTTTGGTTTTCTTCGTAAATAATAAAGCCCCGTTTTAAGACCTTTGCTCCAAGCGTAAAAATGCATGGATGTTAATGGTCCGTAACTCGGTTCTTCCATCCACAGATTCAAGCTCTGGCTTTGACAAATAAAAGCTGCTCTATCAGCCGACATGTCAATTAAATCTTTCATTGGTATTTCCCAAACTGTTTTATATTTATTTCGCACATGTTCGCTTAAATTAGTAAGATGCTGCACACTCCCACGATTCGCAATTATATTATTTTTCAACGCATCTGTCCAAAGTTCCATATCAATTAGTTCGCGCATCAAATACTTATTTATAACAATAAACTCTCCGGCTAGAGTGCGTCGTGTGTATATGTTGCTTGTAATTGGTTCGAATGCCTCGTTATTTCCTAAAATTTGTGAAGTGCTTGCAGTTGGCATAGGTGCGAGCAGTAGCGAATTTCGAATTCCATATTTTATTACCGTTTCTTTCATTTCTGTCCAATTATATCGGGAATTACCCGGGTCAACATTCCACATGTCAAATTGTAATATACCCTTTGAAGCAGGCGACCCTTTAAATGAGTCGTATGGTCCATATAATTTAGAAAGTTCGACCGATGTTTCTAGTGCGGCATGATAAATTGTTTCAAAAATATTTGTGTTGACTTGTTTGGCTTCTGAACTGTTGAATGCAAAATCCATCATCATAAATGTATCGGCAAGTCCTTGAACGCCTATTCCAATTGGGCGATGGCGCAAGTTACTTGTTCGCGTTTTTTCTGTTGGATAATAATTGACGTCAATGACCTGATTCAAATTATATGTAACAACTTTTGCAACAGCATGTAATAAATCATAATCAAACGTTTTATTTTCTCTGACAAATTTATTGAGCGCAATGCTTGCCAAATTACAAACAGCTGTTTCATTATTATCGGAATATTGAATGATTTCTGTACATAAATTTGAACTTTTAATGGTTCCAACATTTTGTTGATTTGATTTTTTATTACAAGCATCTTTATACAATAAATAAGGTGTGCCCGTTTCCATTTGACTATCTAGTATTTTAAACCATAAATCTCGTGCTTTTAATTTACATTTTTCTCTTTTTTCCGATTCATATTTATGATAAAGTGTTTCAAATGCATCTCCATAAACGTCAGATAATCCTGGACACTCATCCGGGCAAAATAAACACCAGTCTTCATTCTCTTTTACTTTTTTCATAAATAAATCGGGAATCCAAAGTGCATAAAACAAGTCGCGCGCCTTTACTTCTTCGTCACCATGATTTTTTTTAAGTTCTAAAAATTCGCGAATGTCTGCGTGCCAGGGTTCTAAATAAATTGCAAAACTTCCATTTCGGCGTCCGCCCTGGTCAACATATCGAGCAGTGCTGTTGAATACTCGCAACATTGGAACAATTCCAGTGGACGCACCATTTGTTCCTCGAATTAAACTACCTCTAGCTCGAATGTTGTGAATGTGTAGTCCAATTCCTCCAGCCCATTTAGAAATGTGCGCGCAATCTGTCAGCGTGTTGAATATTCCGCCCAAACTATCATTTTCCATTGCAATCAAATAACACGAACTCATTTGAGGACGAAGTGTTCCGGAATTAAAAAGGGTGGGTGTTGCATGAGTAAAATATTTTTGAGACATCAAATCATACGTTTCTTTTATTTTTTCAATATTGTCTCCGTGAATGCCGACCGAAACGCGCAACCACATGTGTTGCGGACGTTCTACGACTTGTCCATTTATTTTCAACAAATATGAATATTCCAGTGTTTTATAACCAAAATACTCAATTAAAAAATCTCGCTCATACATAATCATATTTTCAAGTTCATTTTTATATTTAGTAATAGTTGACATGGTTGTTTCTGATATTAGAGGAGAACTACATTTTTGGTTATCTTTATTTTCGTAGAGTTTATTCATAACATTATAGAATGAAACATCCGTGTTTTTATGATTATTTGATGTTGCAATGTAGCTAGCTAGCGTAATATAGTCGGGATGTTGTGTGGATAAAGCCGCGCACTGTTCTGCAGTTAGTTCATCTATTTTAGTTGTCGGGATGCCGTCATACAACTGGTCAATTACTTTCATAATCAGAGATGCATAATTTACTGAAGTTAAATTTGCCGATTTTCCAAGATTTTTTACACGGTTAAGGATTTTATCGAAAGCAATATTTTCAAACGTGCCATTCCGTTTTTTTACGCGCATTTCTTCTTCATCCTCGTTCCGATTCTTCACTTTATCTGCCATTTGTGTTTATCTTATTTATTTATTTATAATATTTTGTTTAATATATTTTTTATATTTATATATCAATTTTATATTTTATCAAATAAATCAAATAAATCAAATAAATCAAATAAATCAAATAAATCAAATAAATCAAATAAATCAAATAAATCAAATAAATCAAATAATCAATTATTCATTTTTTCATCGATTTTTTTAAGAAAATCATTACTATAAACTAAATTTCCTGTCGGTTTATAACTATTAATTGGTTTATATTCCTTTTTCACCAAATTCGGATTGGCGCTTGCTCCAGATGTTTTGTTTCGATTTAGTAAAGTGTGGTCAATATTTGCATTGTCTCCTCCTCCTGAATTTGTAATGAGTCGAATTCCCCCTCCTCCTACTCCTTCTTCACTGTTGTCATTACCGTCTTCTTTTTTATTTCCATGCTCGTCGATAGATATTCCTGTTTTTTTTTTGAATTCGGTGCGAACATATGTCGGGATATAGTGTCCCCAGCTTATTAATATGAGATTAGGGTGAGTATATCTAACCTGAAAATCATTTTCTTCTAATTTTGCAATAACATATGAAATGCACATGACGCGGTCATAGTTGACAATTCCAAGCATAACTTCAGGAACAACATACCAGCAAAAATTACTATTTATTTTTTGTCTTGAAGTCATTTTGATTTTTGTGTGAATTCTATTAAGAATGCGGTTGAAAACCTGCATTTTTTGTAAATCCTTTTCTTTTTTTGTCTCGTACAACTCGTCTAAATTAATTTTTCGCACATTTTCAACATCTTCATCTTCTTCTTCACGAGAATAAAATAAGTTATCCATTCTTAAATTAACTAATACAATACAACTAATATAACTAATACAATATATTTTATATTTAGTTTATTTTTTTTATTTTTACTTATTTTTTATACTTATTAATTTTTATTTGTTATTTATTATATTGTGTGTACATATATATAAGTAAGTATATATAAGTAGATTTGTATAAATGGCGGCGCCATACCCATGGATAATAGATGGTCAATATGTAATACCAATACAAACAGGTAATTTAGTTGTAAACTCAACATCAGGTTTGGGTTTTTCAACAGCGAATAATAATAACATAACGGGTTTGGCAAATAACCCGTTAAATATAACTTCATCAGGATCAGGAACTGTTGTTATAAATACATACGTAACTGTTAATCAATCTGGAATATTGACTATAACTAATGTAACTCCTACTTTACCTTACATTTCATTCAATGGTAATAAGTTGTTTGTTACGAGTAGTGATCCAGCAGCAGTAGCTAGTGCAGGTGACATTTGGATATCTACTGCTTAATATTAGATTTAAACCAAACCCCAATTTATTGTGTAAGTTGCTGTAAAAGTGCCTCCGTTATAAGAAATTATACATTGAACTATAGTGGTTAAAATACCACTACTTGGACCAGTGACAGTGACTTGTTGACTACTTGTTGATGGTGTGAAAGTTACAGCTCCTCCATAAGTGCCACCCGTTCTTGACCATAAATATCCAGTTGCATTCTCTCCTGATAATTTAGCTATAATAGTATAGGAATATGGATTTAAAATAACTTCAGTTATTGAACCACTAACGCTATTAATTAACCAAGTATTTGTAGATGAACGTTTTTTTACTGTGGCGCCAGACCATGTCCCAAGAGGAGTTCGAACGGAAATACTTGCATTTACCCATGCTGTATTTATAGAATTTCTTACTTTTATAAAATTAGCAGCACCATACGTCTGTTGAATAATATTGCTATTTAAACTTCTTGTGTTGTATGAGGGATTATTTGTATTATCAAGAGTGGTAACTGCATTAAGAGCACACACTCTAAAATAATAAGATTGTCCAAGTGTGAGAGACGCAGATGTAACTGTAAACGTATATGAACCTGCACTTCCCGCAAATGTTCCTGCCACTTCAGTAAATGAAACACTATCCAAACTAAAATAAGCTTTACATCCTGTAGTTGTAGAACTAGTTGTTTCTGAAACAGTAAGACTTATAGTAACACCATTTGATATAGTTGTGACACTTGTTATTACTGGTGCAGGAGGAATTGTGTAGTAGTTTATAGTTCCCATCATGCTAAAACCGTCCCGTAAAACTCCAGGGTTTGCGTTTAAAGTTGTATCAAGTACAAATGGGTCATCATTTGGAGTCGCGCCTAAGGTGTCTTGGTAAACATCTTGTGTAGCTACAGTTCTTACAGATATTGCAGCCCATTTGTCAGCGCCAGCTGTGATTCCGTTATTACATCCAAATAAGTATGTGGTACCTCCATTCAGTATAACATTTGACATAGTTCTGGTTGTTAGAACTTTAGTTGTACTGCCATCTCCAACTCCAGTTAATGTGAACTGCGCCGATGCGGATAGTGAAGATGCAGATGCGCCAGCAGCAGTCGGAGTCGTGCTATTCCAAATACGCCAACATCCAACGAATGGACGCGTACTACTACTATATGTTCCTCCACCTACACGCAATCCCATTGAATAAACCATCAATATATTTCGTGGACCCACATTAGATTGACCTTGAAGTGATGCAGTTATCGACGTCGTTGTTTGCCTTGTGCCTGTTGCATAACTATTGTTTGAATTGAAATTTTGCCCAGACTGTGTTGCTGAACCACCAGTATTGAGAGAAAAACTTGCCATTATACAAAATATATAATATATAAAAAATAATATAATAGTTTTATATTATTATTGTATTATAAAAAATATAAAAATATTAAAACATAAAAACGTGCATTATATATATTCATGTGTGCACAAATAAACAAGTAAAAAATAATAACATATATATAGAAAATGGTGATAAAACATTTGGTTATTAGCGGAGGCGGTCCAACAGGTTTGCTCTCATATGGCGCTGCAAAATACCTCGAAAAAAATAAGTTTTGGAATATTGAAAACATTCAATCCATTTATGGAACATCGATTGGCGCAGTGATTGGAATCATTCTATCATTAAAACACACTTGGGAAACGATAGATGACTATATTGTCAAGTGTCCGTGGAACACCGTGCTGCCACTAAACACCACATTTGACGATGTTTTAAATATTTACACAAATAAAGGAATCATTCATGAAGAGTTTTTTGACATTATTATGAAACCATTATTGTTATCAAAAGATTTATCATTGAATACAACTATGAATGAATTGTATGAATACAATAAAAAAGAAATTCATGTAATGTCTGTTGAATTGAATAAATTCAGGCTTATAAATATAAGTTATAAAACATATCCAAATTTAAAGGTAATGGATGCGATTAAAATGAGTTGTGCATTTCCGGTTATATTTTCTCCTAAAATAATCGAGTCATGTGATAATAATGGTGAAAATCTTTGTGTTCACTGTTATATTGACGGCGGAGTCATGTCAAATTATCCAGTAAACATTTGTATTCAAGACCAAAAGTGCGACCCGAATGAAATTCTTGGATTTAGAAATATTTGGGAAAAGTATAATGATACAATTAGCGACGATTCAAATCTAGTAGACTTTTTGAAAATGTGCATAAAACAAATGATACGTAAAATAGATAACGAAGAATCTATTCCTAAAATTTTGAATGAAGTAACATGCGTTAGCGAAACAAATGATTATACCAGCTGGTTTGATTTATGTTCCGATGAATCAAAACGTCTTTATTTTATACAAAGAGGAATGACATATGGTGAGGTATTTTTCAGGTTTATTACAAAAATAAATTTAGAGAAATGTGACACAAAAATATAACCAACTCTTCTCAAATTTAATTATAATTTAATAAATATAAAATATAACGTAATTATATCATAAAGTTATTAAATTATATTTTAATGAAAAATAAAACACATAAAAATAAGAAGGAAATCAAAAGTTTACATGACGATAATGATGATGATGTTAATTATGGCGATATTAAAAAAAAAAAAATTATTATAAAAGATGATGTAGGTTGCATTACTGTAAATAATTCATTTGAAGATAATTTTAAAAATTATTTAAACAATAAACCTGGCGAACCGCATTCAAAAAAAAAATCTGTTTCTGTTTCTATTGGAAAAGAACTTATTCATATATTTAAAAAACCTTTAGCGCCAAAGTCAGTAAATCCAAAAGATGATTTTTATACATATGTCAACTATGAATGGTTAAAAAAAATGAAGAGTCAAAATGAAAAGAAATACTATACACGAATCGACAGTTTTCGAATGTTGCAAGAGAAAGTTTATTATCAACTCATTGACATCGTAAAAGATTATAATTCTGAACATTCTGACAATAAATCTAAAATGATAAAGAATGTTTATGAATCATTTTTATATTTGAATGAATCAGTTTGTGAAAAACATTGGATAAATATAAAAAAGGAACTGGATAAGATTTTCGAAATAGGGACATGTATTGATTTGTTAATATATATGAATAAAAATGAAATTGTGTCATCATTTTGTCCATTATCATTTTCAATTGTAACCGATGAAAAAGATTCTCAAATAAATAGGTGTCATATAAATTCGCCACAGTTATCTTATTACAACGATGATTTGTATAATAATGATAACAAGTATGAAAAAGAATTCAATAAAAATTTTAATAAGTTTGTTACACAAATATTCACGCTTGCATTTGGAAAAAATAATGATTACCATTCAGAAGATGTCATTGATGTTGAAAAACAATTGTTGGAAGCAATGAATTCATATGATTCAAAAATAAAAGAAGCCGAAGATGGATACAACATTGTCACCGCAAGTGAAGCAACCAATAAATACAACCTTAAATGGAAAGAATTTACAAATGGATTAGGATTTAAATCAACTCCATCTTTTTTCATAACAGATAATTTAAATTATTTATCAAAAATAACAGGAATTCTTCACGATAATTGGAACTCGAAAAAATGGAAAACTTATATATATTATTGTTATTTCAAACAGTTGATGCGATTTCACAAATCATGGAGAGTAATATATTTTAATTTTTTTGGAAAAACGGTTACGGGACAAAGTATTATATGGCCTCAAGCAATCTATCCTATCTTTGGTCTGTCATACTGTTTCAACACCTTTTTAACAGAACAGTATATTTCTAAATATGCAAATGGTGCATACATAAAGTGGGCGAGTAATCTGGCATACGATTTAAAAACAGTTTTTATTCGAAAAATAGAGAGAAATAAATGGATGAGTCCAAAAACAAAAAAATACGCGCTTCTTAAATTAAAACATATTCGCGTTGACATGGCACACCCACCATATTTAGTGCCTGACCCCGACCTAACATATCATGCAAATGACCCTTGGGGAAATATATGCACATGTAATGAATGGCGATTAAAAATTCTGATTGAATCAGAAGGAAAACACTACATTGACTTGCCAACTGTAGATTGGACTGCACAATTCAGTTTAGCAGGTAACCAAGCTTATATCGTGAATGCGTTTTATGACCCAACCAAGAACAATATTTATTTGCCTCTCGCTTACCTTCAAAAACCGTTTTTAGACGGTGATGAACGAGGTATTGAATATAATTTAGCATATATTGGATATACAATTGGGCATGAACTGTCGCATTCACTTGATGATTTAGGAAGCATGTATGATTATAAAGGAAATTTATTCAATTGGTGGACCCCACACGACCGTAAAGTATTTGATTCAAAGGTGAAGGATGTTATTCTACAGTATGAAACATTTGCTGCGCGAGATGGAATAAAAATGGACGGGTCATTATCTGTTGGAGAGAATTTAGCAGATATTAGCGGTTTAGCAATAGTTGAAGAATATTTAAGAGACTTTCAAATAAATGATGACTATATTATTCCAATTAAAAAACTTTCTTTTGAGACACTGTTCATGTACATTGCGTATCAGTGGCGGTCTTATGTTTCAAAAAAATCAATTGCCATAGAATTAAAAATGAATCCACATCCTTTAGACAAATATAGAGCAAATTGTCCTCTCTCGCGTTTGCGATTATTTAAAAGTATTTATCATATTAAAAAAGGAGACGGAATGTATTGGCATAGTGACACAATTTGGTGATTATTCAAATTCATTTAATTATTTTATTTAGGAAGATTGTTATAAGATATAAGATATAAGATATAAGATATAAGATATAAGATATAAGATATAAGATATAAGATATTTAATTAATTTATAAAGATAATTAAATATTAATTTATATTAAATAAAAATATTTTTTTTCTTTAGTGTATATATAACAAGATAAAATGGTAGCAGCAGGAGTAACTCAACGTCGTGGTCGCGGTTCTCGTCGTGGTCGCGGTTCTCGTCGTGGTCGCGGGTCTCGTCGTGGTCGCGGTTCTCGTCGCGGTCGTGGTCGTAACTAGATTTAACAAATTAAATTAGATTTACATTTATTTATAACAAAAATGACTTTTATTCATTTTTGTTACATGTTGTTATTTAACATTATTTAATACTGTATGAGTTGGTTTCCACAGCTTCCATAATTTCTGATGTATTATTTGCATTATTTATATTTTTATGAACCAATGAACCACTCACCACACTAAAGATTTTCGCACATTAATGATTCTATTTTTACTCTGCACATTGGACATTCTGGCTTTTCCAATTTTGTGTAACATTCGGGACATATTATTTTGTGTCCGCACGGATTTAATTTCAAATTTGACTTGTTTTTAAAACACAAGATGCATTGCTCTTCTTCAACATTTGTCTCAATGCTTCTTGCTCCAAACGGAAGTGGTAACTTGTTATTGCCGTGTGCGTGTGAGTGTGGCTGATGTAAAAATGCCGCAAAATCTTGATAATCTGGTCCGTATGGGTCAGATGACACCACCGGTGCTGTTGGTGGCGGCGGTGGCGATATAATAAAATCACCAACATCAGTCATTCGCCGATAATACCCCAAATAACCGGAACGAGCAGAGTCGTTGTCACAAATTCTCACTCGTGTGGATCGATTGTCATTTTTTTCGTAATATACGCTTCCATTTTCATTTCTTGAAATTTTGAATACAATATTTGGAGGCAACCCGTCGACCTCGATTGTGGTAACATCTCTATAATTGCTCGTTTGAAAAAACAAATGAGATGAATACCGAGAAGCGTAGTATTTGATTGGCGCACGATTTGGGTCGTATACAAAGTCACGGTATGCCCAGGCTTGATAGTCCCTCGCTTTTACCCAGTTTGCACTTGGAAGGTCTGTCAAAAAAACCTTGACATCATCCATATCTATAATCGGAATTGGAACGCTTTCGCCGCGAATGCCTTGATTGTGTAAGGCATACGTTGGATTATAATGATTATTCTCATCTCTATATATTTTTATACCATCTTGACTGTACGGCAATTCTTGATGATATGTCGGTTTATTTTTATATTGTGTGTATACCATTTTTAAATTTCGCATTTCTGTCATTTCATCTGATGCTGGAATCCAAATTGAATTCATTTTAATTTGGATATTTCTTTGTTGTCGTTCGTGGTTCATTTTTTTAACTATTTTAATTCAACATCATGTGTTTAATATATATTTGAATATTATATTTAAAATAAATAATAATAATAAATAATAATATATAATATAAAATATAAAATATAAATAATATTTTAAAATATCAAATGTCGTTTACTCGTTTTCATGATGACCCTTGCAGAATAAATAAGCAGCTGCAGGAATCAACCGACCCCGGACGATACATGTTGAATGTGCCGGGAAACGGAGATAAACCGTATTACATTGAAGACCCATACATTCGAATTCAGGGGTGGGGTGCAAATTTGAGAACAAACACGATCAATTTAGAAAGTAATTTAATGGGATTAAATCAGCCTCTCTCGAGAGATTGCTTGCAAAACAATTATTCAAAGACGGCTGTTGATAGCAGCCCAATATCATATCCATCATGCTGTCCATCATTTGTTGAACAGTCACGTGTTACCCATCCTGCATGGACATATCGCGATTTAGAACAAACCAACTGGTATTATCCTCAGCTAAATCCTCAAGAAAATGTGTGTTTTCCATTTCAAAATAACCTTAGCACACGCATACTGGAAAAAAATAATTATGTTGCAAAAATACCTTGTTTGCCATTTCTCAAGTAAGCGAGTATATGGGTGTGGTCCAGTGACTATTAGCATTATCAATTAAATAATTTAATAAAACATATTAAACATATTAAATTATTTTACTTATTAGTTACAAATACAAACAAAACCAACAGTATGCCGCGACTTATTTTACACGTTGAAGAATATGATAACTGGTCATTTTTTATTGGATACAGTGGTTACAGTTTCAGCGTTTTTGGAAAACAGCAAATAAATCCACAGACAATTTTTAATTCAAAAATATATAACATTGATGAATTGGGAGATTATTTAGAAGAAGTTATGAATTTTCAAACAAATAAAACAAATTTTCGAATTACTTTATTTTGTTATAATTTAACAGCAGCTGATGATGCAACTCATGATGAAAGTAACACAACATATACAGAATTGGAACATTATTCACTTCAACGAAGAGGAGAAGTGGTAAAGTATAATGATGTGGAATTAACAAAATATAGATGTTTAAAGTATTTGAATTTTGTACGAAGTGACACTTACATTACAGATAAATAAGAAAAAAAAATACGAATACATGTTTTAATATTAGAAAAAGTTAAAATAATATAAAAATTATTATTAACTATTTATTTATTTTATTTGAAATAGAAATAACAAATAAAATAATAGAGTAAAATAATAGAGTAAAATTATATTACATATATATAGTAAATAAATATATAATATAAAAATATATAATAAAATGGAATTAGCAATCCCGATTGTTGCATTAGGAGGAATGTATTTAGTATCAAATCAAAATAAAAAAAATGATGCAGGTTCAATCAAAAATTCAAAGGAGTCATTTATAACTTCCAATAATCCGAATAATCGTGCAAATAATCCAAACGTGCTTCCAAATACAAATATTCCCACAACGAATTATCCGGTAATGTTGCCAAACACTGGTTCAAATGTGAATGCATATTCTCAGCCGAATGCAGTTACAGATAAATTTTACAATGCAAGTGTGGGAAACCAGGTCTTGCGAAATCCAGACCAGTTTGGAAACTCGTATAACCCAAATACTAATTCAAAAAACAATCCAGGATTTACCAGCCCGAATACTGTTTATTCACTCACAGGACAACCCATTAATCAGAATAAATTTGAGCATAATAATATGGTTCCGTTCTTCGGCGCAAAAATTAGAGGAAGAACTGTTGATGCAAATTCAACCGAATCGGTTCTTGACACGTATTCAGGTGCCGGTTCACAAAAAATACATAAGGAAGAACGAGCCCCGCTTTTTGCGCCTCAAAACGCTATAAATTATGTGAATGGAATGCCCAGCGTTACCGATTTTATTCAGTCACGCGTGATGCCGGGAAGTAAAATGGCAAATGTCAAACCGTGGGAAGAAATTCAGGTGGGTCCAGGTTTGGACAGAGGATACACGGCGAAAGGTAGCGACGGGTTTAACTCGGGCATGGAGGCGCGCGATAAATGGGTTGACCGTAATGTTGACCAACTCCGCACTGTCAACAACCCTAAAATAACTTTTGGTCTTGAATCGCACGAGGGACCGGCATACAATTGGAATAATTTGAGCGCGCCTACTCCGGAAACGTATGGAAAGGTGGAGAAATATTTACCGGATAAATTTTTTTTGAACACATCTGACCGCTGGTTAACCACCACTGGTATTGAAAAGGCGCAGACGGCTCGCGCAAAAGAGGTTTATAAGCCGCAATCGCGCGTTTGCACAACCACTGAATATTTTGGTGCGGATTCAAATGTCATGGGCACAAACACCTACGCGCCCGAAAATTACGAACCGGCTAAACGACCAGAATACAGCGCAAAACCTGTCACGAATGCTCACACTGGTGGTAAAAATTTTACTCCTGGCGAAAATGATTACGGTCGCGATGGATACAAGCTTTTATCAAACAATCGAAACACAACAAAAAGTCATGAAGGCGGAATCATTCATGGTGCTATGCGTGCGGTCATTGCCCCGATTCTCGATTTGTTGCGACCATCTCGCAAAGAAAATGCAATTGGAAACATTCGACTGTATGGTGATGTCAAACCGGCGTGCGGCTCTTCTGGTGTTGTGTATAATCCTGCCAATCGTGCGCCCACAACCATTAAAGAAACGACGGAAGGACTTCTCGGGTTCAACCACTTGAATGTGGATGCGCAAACAGCAGGTAGCGGTTATTTAGTTAATCCACAACAAGCCACATTCAACCAGCGCGATACAACAAATGTGCAATACGTTGGTACCAGCGGCGGTGCGACAAACCAGGGTGTCGGTGTTTATGAAGCGCAATACAATCAGCACAATAATGTTAATAAAATTTCAACTAGCTTTACACCTGCTGGAAATATGAATTTGTTTAACCCGACTGAAAACATATGCACGAAACGACACGATGATAACTGTGACCCATGGATACCCAATCCCGTTTTCAGAATATCAAACCCGCCGGGTGTTGAAACGTATGGAAAACTTGAGAAATATCCACAGTCGTACCAAGAATCTGTAAACTGTGCGCGCATTCAGCCCGATATTTTAGACGCATTTCGGAAGAATCCATACACGCAAAGTTTGCACAGTTATGTTTTTCCTTGAACAACTTTTATTTAATTTATTTATGTGTAATATATATATATATATATAAATAAATAAAACATGAGTGGTGCAAGACAACCTTTACTTTCAGGAGAAGCAGCTAGATCTACTCAAAACAATAGAGGCAGCGAGGAATATAGGGCTATAAAAGGTTCACTTGAATCCGCTTTAAATTTAGAAGACGACGCCAACCCAGGCATTCTTGGTGTTTTTGGTAATCAAGCAAAAATGATATTGTTTACAAATTTAAACAGGATGAACCTCGCACTTCATGAGAATCATATATTAACACAAGAAGAAGCTAATGAATTATATAGACTAATGTCGCAATTTAACATTGGCGCGAGTGCTACAAATCCTACTCACCTTTCACCTGCTGGAGTTAACAGATTTCGATTAAAATTTGAAGAATCTTCAGAAGGAACATGTTACGATATAAATTTATTTAATTTAGAGTTGATTGGTGCAAAAAATAGACAAGATATCGAAGGTATTATCAGTAGAATAAATTCAGCTGGCGAGATTTCCAATCTTTCCATAGATAGAATTTTTAGTGGTGAAAAATCTGTTGCAGCAATGATGCGTCTTTGTAAAACTATTGAAGATTTTAAGGTTAAGGAGGGGGGGGGAGATGGGTTTAACTGTTCCAAATGTGTCACTTTTTACGAAAGATTTCCCCGACTTATTTTACATAATGGTTACCCAATTAATTTTACTACAGTTCAAAATTTACTTTCTCAGCCAATAAACACGACCATATATAGTTATAACGATTTTTCTGATGATATTGAAACATTAATCACAAGACGAGCGGAACGAGCGGAGGCAATCAAAACACGAAATAAAAATATTGATGGATTTTTGGGAAATAGATTCGGAACATTCGGAATGGGTGGAAACAAACGTAAACGTTTATCCTCGCGTTATAAAAGTAAATCTAAATCAAAGAAAACTAGACGCATATAGAAATATTCATTATTGTATTCAACTATTAACGAATATTTTATTTTAGTGTTCAAACGCAGTTTAATATTTTTATTACAATTTTATTGCATTTTATCTATAGTTTTTATATCACCATACTATAAATAATAATATTTATAAATAATAATAATAGTCACTATGAAATTAGATTTTGATATTAAACTAGGAAAATGGGCATTATTTAGCATTCTCGTCATTGTTATTTTATATGGGTCTTATTATAGTTTGTTCGGACTTAGAGAGGGGTTTGAATCGGACACATGTCCAAAGGGGTGTTGGGGACACCAAGTTGACCCGGATGGGAATTGTCAGAGATATAATGTAGAAGACGGATACAATACTTTTTATGTAAAGGTTGGTGGAACGGATAAGGGTGATGTCATGCCGATATCACTCAACATAAAAGCTGGTCTGTATACAGGTGGCGAGCTTGCAACCATAATGCAAACATTAATTTTAGGCGTTGATCCATCTACAAAAAATTTTACATGCAAATTTCATGATTCCGATGAACCCGGAAAAGCCTTACACCTGAACCAATTGGAATTCAATTTGAATAATAAAAATGACTTAACGACGATAGTAACCATTCTATTCGCTCTTAACGCACCATATGATAAAACTCCATTAGAAAGTTTATTTAAAACAGACAAAATTGTTCTTACAGGAACCACGTCTCAATTTACCGGAGTTAATTTAACTAATCCATATTTTCCATCATCATTGAAACCATCGTCCATTTGTCCGCAAGTGTGCATAAGCGGAGTTACAAAAGATAAACAGTATTGTCAATATGATAAAGATTGTTCGGCTTGTCCAACAGTTAAATGCCCAAAAGGCGTTTGTCCTAATCCAGGAACTCCGCCGGTGACTCCGCCGCCTTCTCTATCTAAAAAAGGTAGAAAGAAGGGTGGCAGTGGCGGTAGCAATGGTGGTGGCGACAGACCTAACTGTTCTCAAGCCAAATGTTACGCTCAACCGCTCGCCGGAACGAATGACCAATTCAACCAGTTTGACCCATATAATCCCAAAGACCCGGGCAATCCGAAATATGATGAAGACACTGGATTCTGTGGAATCAGCAACACAGACGAAAATGGTATGAAATTTATGTTTGGGTGTAATTCAACAAGCTGTACATCAGATTGTAATGTCGTATGTAAACGAAATGCATCTGGAAATATTATTGATAAAAAAAAATGTCAAGAATATCCGTGCACCAAGGGTGTAAATTGGAATAAAAAAGACTGCGTTGTGAAAAATCCTGGTAAATCTGACCCAGGTTCTAATAACAGTGGCTACAATTATTATGACAATGATATGGACGATTACATGAATGAATTAATGAAACCCGGTCAGATGACTACAAATCAAATGTATAATTTTAGTCAAGCACGCTATGGCTGTGACGCATCTAAATATGGATGTTGCGCCGATGGATTCACCTATAAAAAGGATGCGAGCGGAAACAATTGTTTTGATTTTCTTCCATATTATAATCCCATTTTATTTAGAGGCGGTGCTTGAACAATTATCGCTATTTAATATTAAATACAAAATAGAATTTGTATTTAATAGTTTATTTTTTATATAATGGAAATAATTGATAAGTTACCGGACGACATCATCATACACATTTACACGAAAATACTCAAAAATTATCGGTTGCATGAAGGGAAATTCATTAAACTCATCGATTTTGAAAAGTATTCATTTTTGGAGAACTTCATTTATCGAAAAATGGTTAGTTTCTCTCTCGTGCGTTTTGGTGGCGGTGATGAGTATAGAATGCGATACAGATTGTCCAATTTCAGTCCTTTGCCAAACAGGAAAAGCATGTTGGCTGAGGGGGCTTATCCTTCGGTTGAAGATGACCTGATGCAAGTTGACATGACTGTCAATGAAAATACGGTGACTTATGACGTGCATCGATATAGACTAAAAAAGATTGAAGATTTGAATACAAAATGGACACATCCATCAATGTATCACAGGGGGGATTATGAAGATTATGACTGGGAGGTTGTGATTTACTCTTACAATATATAAGTGCCTGCCAATGTTAGAAAAGTCAAAATAAAACAAAACAAAACAAAACAAAACAAATCAAAAATAAATCCATAAAAACCATTTTATTTTTTATATTTTTCATTGAAAAAAATATAAATTGAAAACTTATTTACTTGTTTTACATTTATCAGCTCAATCAGCATCAGACAACGACAAGACAAGTTTCAATGAGTGGTGTTCAATCAAAGATGGTGCCCGCATCATCATCCAGTCCTTACTCGCTTACTACTCTCTACATTCCCAGAATCCACCGCAATCAAATGCATGAGGCATATGTGAACCGCATTTTTGAGTGCCAAAAAATTGCAATTGTTTCGCGTGTTGATTTTGTAGAATATGAGCACCCGGATGCAAGCTTCTGTTTTGCAGTTGTACACATTCTCTTCTGGATTCCCGGCATCATTTCGAAGCATTTTCACGAAAGGATTCAATCCCAGCGCGAAGCGCGCATCGTGTATTCAGACCCTTCTTATTGGGTTGTTCTTCCTTACATTCAAAAACAAAGTATCCAAAAGAAACCAATTCGTGATGAAGCAACTCTTGAAACCTACAACACGCCACCAACTCCAATTTCATCCTACACATTTGGACGTCCGCCGTTTGCACCTGCACCGACAAAAAGAAATCAAAATTGCATTTGCGGTTGCGGTGGCTACGAACTTGACTGTTCTTCTCAAATCCTTTACAACACATTCACAGATTCGACTTGGAAAGCCACGACCGCCACGACACCGACGAATGTTTCAAGCTCAAGCTGGAACAACATGGAAGAAAACTTCCGGTTCTACGACCACGACAGCGCTTACTCAACAACGGCTGCCTATTAACAAGTATAAGCGCCAATAAAACAAAAAAACAAAAAACTTTTTTTTTATTCAATTAAATATCATAAGATTTCAGAGAAATTTATGTTATTTTTCATTATAAAAAACATAAATTGAAAACTTAAATATTATATTAATATATTGTAGTGTTCTCTTATACCAACGGACCGATTCAATTGTAAATGCCCGCCACCGTTTCCATTTCTTCCCATTCAGCATCCGTTGAAACCATACTCATCGGACGAATCGAAAACATCAATCCAGCTCCAAGGACGCTTCAGGAAAGTCAAGACCTAGGCGAGTTTCTTGATTTTGCACAACAATATGTCAGCATTGTAGAGCCATCTGAAATGTTTGCTCGTCGCATTATCGCATTTCTCGAAACAATTCAACGCGCTCGAGTGCAGCAGCAGCAAGAGGAGGAGGAAGAGCAACCTCGTCCACGTGTGCAGATTACACGCGTTGGAGCAAGACGTGTGTTTGCCGACATTTCGCATGAAGTAATGCAAAATGAAAATATTTCCGCCAATCTTGTCTAACTTTGCAACTAACTTTGCCAAACCAAACCAAACCACAGTCGCACTTACAAAAACAACAAAATAAAATAAAAAATAACTTGAACAAAAATAAATTAAAAATAACTAAAACAAAAATAAATTAAAAATAATTAAAACAAAAATAAATAAAAAAAGTTAAATCATTTTTTATATTATAAATATTATAATGTATTTATAATGTATATAATTTAGAATAATTATAATTCAAAATAGATTAGAATTCAAATGGTGATTCCAAAGTTAAATATAAAAGGAAGACCGCAACGTACAAAAAAAAACCCTTCCAAATTTACACATAAAAAACATAATATTATTGGAGATGCTACGCGCATTATGCCACATTCTCGTGATACTTATTCATCTTCATTTATACCACCAACTACACGAACACGAACTCCCACTCCCAAAACTCAAGAATTTGAAGAACCGTTAAATACACCAACACTATTAACTCCAAGAGGAAAGATTTTTGAAGATGCTTTACAGAAAAATAAAAAAGATAATAAAAAAATAAGCATTGTAGAATTTGTTCCTGATGAAGATTATATAAAAAAAAAACGAGAAAGGATGGAATTGGGTATAAAGTCTCCAGACGCTTATTTTACCGAAAATGCACTAAAAAGTCGTTATACAAACACAATTGGAAAAAAAAGAAATTTAAGCGACATGTTTGATGCAATTGAACAACTTGAATTAGATGATGAATGGTTAGGAAAACCTGATGACTCAGGTGGAATTCCACATAAAGTTCAAGCTATGACTACAAATAAATCTATGACTACAAATAAAAGAAGGCAACCTTATAACCGACGAAATCGCAGCCGTAGTCGAAGACGCAATCGAACACGCAATCGAAGACGCAGTTGAATGCGCGGTCACTAATCATCACTCATCACTATTTGTTTTGTTTTCGGTAAAGGTTCAATTTTTTATATAAATTAATATTTTATTAGTATTAATAAATTCAATGCTGTCAGAATTATACAAAGATTCATCGATTGACATTTTATTTTTTATATTATTCAATTCGCACATTTGAGCACTTAAATTCTCTTTACTTAAAAAAAATAGCATCTTGAAATACATGTGATTGCATATATAGTTATTTAATATTTTGAATACTTCTTGTGAATTTAAAATGCAATCAAATATTCCAATGTCCATTTCTATTATTCTTTTGAAACCTGCAAAAAATCCATTTGCAATTTCAACTTTATATTTAATAATATCAACTTGTTTTTTTTTATTACGCAAATACTCGTGGTCATGGGTTGTATAATCGAATATATCGGAAATTTTATTGTTATTGTTGTAATGATTAGTTGACATGGAAATATAAGGTTATTATATATAATAATATATATAAGATAAATAACATGTCTCTAGGTTTTGTTTGTTTATTTAATTAATTAATAAATAAACAATCAACTTAGTAATTATTATTTTATTTTATTATTAAAGTTATTTATTTACCTAGGGAATCCAACAAGGTTGGCGCCAATTCCAAAACCGGCACCGGACCGAGCAGAAACAGCAAGGCTAGGAACATACACATCTAAAATTGCAAATGTTGCTGCAGCAGATAATGCAATCAGACCCACTTCTTCCAATTTCAGACGTTGTTTGGGAATGGAGTAGGCAACAATAGCAACCATTATACCTTCAACCAAATATTTGATTGCGCGTTTCACAAGCTCGCCTAAATCAAGAACATTGTTGTACATTTTTATATTATATTAAATGTACAGAAAAAAAAATAAAACTATTTGAAAAATATAATTTTTAATTAAAAAATTATATTTAAAAATATATTTACTATTTAAAATACTTAAATATGAATTGTAATATAATATATAATATTAAATATTAATCAAAAAATATTCCTAAAATGAAACCGCGCGGAGTTGAATTAAAGAAAAATGAAAATGGAACAAATAATGTAAATTATGTAGATTTGTTGGAAGAAGATAAAGCAATTTCTGGTCAAAAATTTGCTTGTTTATCATTTGTAAGTCCAGAAGAAATTATAAAAAAGAGAGAACATTTTTTCTTTGAAGAGTTTCTAAAGCAGTGGAATTATAAAAAGTCGGTTGATGTAATGCTTCATTTTATTAGTTTCATTTCTTACAAGTATAATTTGACATTTGAAAAGGTAAATGAAGATTTCCAGGATTTTCTCAAAACCGAGCATGAATCCATAATGAAATACAATGTGAATGATGATTTTAAAACCTTTGTAGACAGTTACGAGGAGAGACTGGATATTGAGTTCAGCGAACAACACGAATTTCAAACATCGGTTAGAGGAATCAAAGTTCGCGGCGTTTTTGCATCACAGAAAGAAGCCGAAATGCGCTGCAAGCTGCTTCGTGAAGTTGACCCCAATCATGATGTATATGTGGGTCCGGTGGGAATGTGGGTTCCGTTTCATCCGGATGCATATAAGACCGGGCGCGTTGAATACATGGAAGAAACGCTAAATCAGCTCATGTCGGAAAAGAAAAAGAATGAAGATAATGCCAAAAAGGAGTTTGATAAACGTGTAAAAGAGGCTAAAGAGAAAGCAATCGATGAAAATAAAAAGAATGCGGAGAAATCTGGAAATAAACTTACCCAAACCATTAATTCCAAGGGTGAGCTCGTAAGCGTTAAAAATCTGTCAGCTGATGGTGATGATGATGATAAAGATGAAGAGGAGTCAGAAAATGTAACACTTGATGACATCCGCAAACAAATGTTTGAAACTGAGAATGTGGTGATTGATAAGAATACAGACCACGGGCTGTCGCGTCTTACCGAAAACCAAGTTTCTGACCTTGATAAAGTTGATTAAAAATTTTGATTTACTATTTGAGTAAATGCTATTTATATATTCATTCATTCAATGAATAAATATATTATTGAAATAATATAGAGATAATTCACATCAAACATATACAAATAGATAACAAACTTCAAATGTCAAAAGCAATCGGAATTGATTTGGGAACGACGTATTCATGTGTGGGTGTTTGGCAGAATGAGCGCGTGGAAATTATTGCAAATGACCAGGGAAATAGGACAACGCCGTCATATGTCGCATTCACAGACAGTGAACGCCTCATTGGAGATGCTGCGAAAAATCAGGTATCCATGAATCCAGAAAATACTATTTTTGATGCAAAGCGTCTCATCGGTAGAAAAATCGACGATGCCAGCATTCAGAGTGATATGAAGCATTGGTCATTCAAGGTGGTTGCCAAGGATGGAGGTAAACCACACATTCAGGTTGAGTTCAAAGGAGAACAAAAGACATTTTCTCCAGAGGAAATTTCCGCAATGGTTTTAATCAAGATGAAGGAAATTGCGGAGAGCTATTTGGGCTCGACGGTTACGGAAGCTGTGATTACGGTTCCGGCTTATTTCAATGATGGACAGCGCCAAGCCACAAAGGATGCAGGCGCGATTGCAGGGCTGAATGTGTTGCGCATTATCAACGAGCCAACTGCGGCGGCAATTGCGTACGGTCTTGATAAAAAAGGAAAGGGCGAGAGCAATATTTTAATTTTTGATTTGGGTGGAGGCACATTTGACGTGTCGCTTTTAACAATTGACGATGGAATTTTTGAGGTAAAGGCGACGGCAGGAGACACGCATTTGGGTGGCGAGGATTTCGATAACCGGCTTGTAAATTGGTGTGTTCAGGAATTTAAGCGCAAGACCAAGAAGGACCCGACTGGCAATAACCGGGCTTTGCGTAGATTGCGCACTGCGTGCGAGCGCGCCAAGCGAACCCTTTCAGCGTCTGCAGAAACCACAATTGAGGTTGATTCGTTGTTTGATGGAACCGACTTTATGACCAAGATTACACGAGCCAAATTTGAAGAATTGTGCATGGATTTGTTTCGTTCAACCATTGACCCCGTTGACCGCGTTCTCAGAGATTCAAAAATGTCCAAAAGCAGCGTTGACGAAATTGTGCTGGTTGGCGGCTCAACGCGCATTCCGAAAGTGTGCAGTTTGCTAACCGAGTATTTCAATGGAAAGGAGCTTAATCGTTCCATTAATCCGGACGAGGCGGTGGCGTATGGCGCGGCAGTTCAGGCGGCGATTTTGACAGGGGACCAGTCGAAGATTACGCAGGATATTTTGTTGCTGGATGTCGCGCCGCTTTCTCTAGGAATTGAGACTGCCGGCGGTGTCATGACCAAGTTGATTGAGCGAAATTCCACGATTCCGTGCAAAAAGGGACAAACATTCTCAACCTATGCGGATAACCAGCCTGGTGTGTTAATTCAAGTGTTTGAGGGTGAGCGCCAGCTTACCAAGGACAACAATATTCTTGGCAAATTTCAACTGGACGGCATTCCTCCGGCGCCGCGCGGAACTCCGCAGATTGAGGTGACATTTGATTTGGATGCGAATGGTGTGCTCAACGTGAACGCGGTTGATAAAGCTGGCGGCAAATCGAATAAAATCACAATTACGAATGATAAGGGACGGTTGTCAAAGGATGACATTGAGCGCATGGTTTCTGAAGCGGAAAAATACAAGGAAGAAGATTCAAAGCACAAACAAAAAATTGATGCGCGAAACGGGTTTGAGAATTATGTTTATTCGGTAAAGAATTCAGTTTCTGAGCCGGGTATGCAAGAGAAGTTGTCCGAGTCGGACCGTAGCGCAATTGAGGACGCTTGCAAGGCGTCGCTTGAGTGGATGGAATCTGTGGGTCACAATGAAACAGAGGCAGCCGAGTATGAAGCTCAACAAAAAAAACTGGAGGAAATTGTTAGTCCCATTATTTCAAAACTGTATGCTTCTGGCGGTGGGATGCCGGGAATGCCTGAACAACAACCATCATCGTCATCCTCTTCCTCCTCTGGACCAAATATAGAAGAGGTAGATTAACAACACCCGCAACATGCTGCTTTAAGATCGCAAAAATTATATGAAAATAAATTATATTTTATTTGATATAATTTATATACATATATATATATATATATATATATATTTAGGAACAGAAAATGTCTTCTCATAACGTTTCGAGTGAAGACAAATATATAGAAGAAAAGGCTTCTCTATCCCCGTCCCCGTCCAAAAAGACGCGTACGCCTACAAAACACAGGACACCGCGCACGCCTACAAAACACAGGACACCGCGCACGCCTACAAAACACAGGACACCGCGTACGCCTACAAAACACAGGACACCGCGTACGCCCATAAAACACAGAACACCATCCAAAAAGACGCGGAGACCCACCAGGACAAACGTTGAAAAGGATTATTATAATCGAAATATTAGAAGCGCAAGAGCAAATAATGTTGCCGAGTTTGTTGAGTTTTTTAAAGAAAATTTTGGAGAGGAATCTTTTACAAGATTCATATGGCTATTATCTACTCCCGTAGCTTCGACGCGAGGATATAATTTTAGTGATTCTCCTTCATTTTTGATTGATATTACGAAAGAGTTTTTTGATTTACTAAAAAATATGCCAGATTTACCTCGAATTGTAGTTCCTTTAAGAGAAATAATAGAAAATTATGGTCCAAAAACGTTATATGGACCCCCCCTAAGTCCTGACAAATATATGAAAGAATGTGATGAAATTGTTGATAAATTTATATCTGATAATAAATTGGATGCTAATAGTGAACTTGCTACAAGTATAAAATTATTTTTCAGTCGTGTGGTTTCTATATTACTTGATTTTATCGATAAAAATTCATTGAAAAATACTCCAGAAGCACGCATAGCTGTCCAACAAATAATGAAGGGTATTTTTTCAGTATTTGAAAAATTGATTCGACTTCTCAATGAAAATAAAAAATATTATAAAATGATTCAAGGTTTTACTGTAGAAGATTTGATAAAATATGGTAAAGCTGAACGAGAATCTGATATAAAGAAATTAAAAGAAGAAGATGCGGCATATTATAGGGGTGAGTATCAAATTTCACAAGGGTTGTTCGAGCTTGCTGAAAAACGTCAGGAAGAACGCGACGAACGTAGACAACAACGAGTACATGCAGGGCTAGAAGGAGGAAGAAGAAAAAAGATGCATTCGCGCAAATATAAAAAACGCAGTCATAAAATGCGCGCTTAAAAAAAATAGAAGGAACTTGAGTTGGCGGTGAAATGCCTGAACTATATTAACAACAACTACAAAATGCTGCTTTAAAATCGCAAGGTGCCGACCCTTTCATATGATAGATGCACGCAAAAAATGTCAAGATTGGAATGCCAAACATTAGCGATATTATTGAATAAGTTATAATCGTCACGGTTTCTTGACTCAATAGGGAAGGTGATGGTGACGATTTGTCATCATCGGTTGTTGAAGAATTGGTGGTGATGGTGATGGTAACATTGGTTTCGACAGATAAAATAAATGTAAACAATATTGACAATGATAATAACATTGTTTTTCTTGATATATTATCATGATGTTTCATGCGATTGTCTGGTGATTGTCTTGATTGTCTCTGGTGAGTTGAAAATATTAAAATGAAACATTTATTTTCAATTTTTATTTATTACAAAAAATATAAATTGAAAAGTTTTCAATTACTTTTAAAATGTTCAGTGTTCAAACTGGAACAAGTTACAACAAGTCAATTATATCATGGAAACCACACTAGCCAGAGCCACAGGAAAATCCAAATCAGGAATAGAGAGAAGGAATAAGAAGGAGGCATCCAAGTGGTTTCAGAATCTATCACTTGCCGAGCAATCATTATTGAAACAACAACAAGCAAATTCATCTTCGTCGTCGCTGAAAGAGAGAAAACCAAAAAAAGAAATGCATCAGCGTGAGCATGAAATGATACTCCAACGACGTTCCGAACATGAAGCACGCATGAAAGCTCAGTTGAAATCCAAGGCGGAAATAACGCAACAAATACAAAAATGTCAACAACTGCGCCGCCAACTAATTCCATTCCAGATGAGGTTGGAACAGATGCAGATGCATGGATACTACTGCGCATCAACATCCGAATTATTTTACAACCTTGGCAATTTGGACTCCAAGGTTTCAAATGAATTGCGGATCATAAAAAATGAAGAAAAAGTCCTTTTCGACATGCAACACAAACACCACTGCATCAAAAATTCAATCACAGATATTATTAAAAAAACAAAAACAATCATAGCTTACTGGCAGCAAGAGTCTGCAAGTTGTGGAATGACGTTTTCCCAGCTCTCCATAACAAAAAAAGCAAAAAAATATGTGGATAACGTCTACAAATTGGTGACAGTGTAGGGGTTTGAAAGCGCACTTGTTGTTGCATTGTTGGTGTTGTGGATTACTGTAATATAAAAGTAGTCGCCAATTTGTTTTTTTTCTCGAATGTATCTGCTCATTTTTGCAGCACATACATTCTCTGAAATCGCCGCGTCTGCGATACTGTCCCATGTTCCAATAAGCGCGTTCGTCTTGATTTCACGTTTTTCTACGACTTTTCCGGTTGTATTTTTGTTCGATTTTTGGATATGTTCTGTCTGTTTTATATAATCTTCCATCAGAGATAGACCATAATACCCTTCATTGACTCCATGTTCTGTCCACACAGTTGCTTTCAGAGCATAAGGACACGCATTCAAATATCCTTTGAGTTCTTTCAATTCGACTTCATCGGGTGCGCATTCGCGATGGACGGACTGTTTCCATTTTTTATATTCTCTCAGCAAGACAGAATTCAGAATTTTACCATTATCTGAAAACTTGCACATTTGAAACAGAAATGTTTCGACCGGTTGTGCTTCGGAAGATGAGAATTTATTTTTATACTCTGTTTCTCTCAATTTGATGCCAACATAACAGTGCGCATTTTGTTTATTAATCGGCATACGCTTCGGCTGAAATCGTGTGTCCATATAACTTTTAAATGCGTGGAATATTTCTTTTTTCGGCTTTGATTGTCTCCAAAGGCGAAAACGACCTTCTAGTTGAACCGACGATTCATATACGTCCGAACGAACAATGCATTCGGCGGAAACAAACTCGTTAAACATTGCCGTCAATTCGGCGCTTGTAGCCGCTGCATCATTCATCGCTTCTTCGTTTATTTCGGGTTCTGGGAAAACCGTGTTATCATTTTCTTCCTTTCGAAATGATTCAATCACCGCTTTTTGTTTTTTCACTGTTTCTTGAAGCTGGTCATGTTCAACAAGCAACTTTGTATATTTTCCTGTCATCATTTCAACATTCGTTTTCAGAATTTCATTTTGACTATACAGCATTTGAATCTCTGTCTCCATTTTTACGAAATTCTCAATGCACAATTTTCTCGAATCGATAATGTCTTTCATATATTTCTGTAACTTATCAATCGTCAAATTCACTTCATCATATGCGATTATTTCAGTTTTGCATTTGTCATTCACTTGAATCATGCGCAAATGTTTTTGAATTTTGGGATGCTTTTTCATGAGATTCTCAATTTCGGTCTTGTTTTGCACCCGAAACGCACACACTAATCTGAAATTTAAATACTTTTTGCGGTGGTCCAGCACTCGATGCGACAAGTCGTTTGAAATGCCAAATTTTATCAGTTTTTCTCCTTTTTCATTCGTGTTGTCAATTGTTCCAAAATAAACGCACTCGGTATTCTGCGGAAATTGTGCAATAATTACTTGTTCAACCGCACGGGTTTTTTCTTTTTCTTTGGTGGTTTCAAGAGAAACTAGTTGTTCTTGTTTTTTATCGATTTCTTTTTGCATATTGTAAATACCCGTTACTCGAATTTCCTTTATCACATCACAAACCCAATTTTGAAATTTTTGGGCAATCGGTTTCCTAGATCGAAACAGCACTTTATATAATCCTTTTTCGGTTAAAAATGTTATATCTTGCAATCTTCCCGTGCCGTCAGTAGTACTTACAGCACGCTTTTCAGAATCATCGAAATCTGTAATTGACATTCTTATGTTACTTATTTCTAATATTACTCCCACGTCACTCGCTCGAAATAGCGGGTCGTCTATTGTTCCTTTTATAATGATTTCTGTATGCAAATCATTTGCATTAAATGCTTTTACTATATCCATTTTCTTTGGTGTTGTAATACTATAATTTACACCATCTATTTAAGTTCATTAATTATAATATTTAATTATTTTAATTAATAGTTGATGTACATAGGTACATAGTATGTACATCAACTATTTGCTTATCTGATCGGAAAAGCAAATAATTATCGCACTACCATTTATTTTTTTTCACACTGATTTTAGGTCCCGCTCCTTTTTTGTTGATATTTTTCGGGTCATACGCCTCTTCTTCGTCGTCAGAATTCAAATCCTTGCTCATCTCCCAGAATTCTTTACTACCGAGTTTGAACGGTCCGTGCTGTTGCGCCTTGTACCAGAAAATTTGGTCCTGTAGCTTATTCGATTTGGCATTATTATTTATCACCAAACACTCGAAGTTTTCAGTGCACTGGTCCATCACCTGACAGAACGACTCAAAAGTCGGAAACATGCCCGCATAATTTTCATAGATTCGTTTTCGGTTACCTATATACGGCTCTCGCAGGATAAACACGTAGTCAATGTTGGTTCTCAAATTGGGCGGAATGCCTAAAGGATATTGCATTGTGATCACCAGCATAATCTTCCAGTGTCTCCCATTCATGAAGAGGAGACGCATCATAGTGTCGCGGGTCCATTTATTATCGAATAAGCAATCATCGAGGACGACGAATGTTCGGGGGTCTATGGTGCTTCTTTTATAAGATTCCATTTCTTTTTTCACTTGTTTTAGGACAGCTTTTTGTCGTTTTAAAATATTTTCTATAATTGCGGTGTTATATGCGTCGTGGATGAAGAGTTTCGGGACGTGTTCTCCGAAGAATCCGTTTCCTGCTTCTGTTCCTGAAATAACTGTTCCAATGGGGATGTCCTGGTGGTAATACATGAGGTCTTTTACGAGAAAACTTTTACCGGTATCACGTCGTCCGATTAACACAATAACAGGACCTTTATTTTCGTCTGGTCTAAAACTAATAGAGCGCATATCAAATTTTCCTAGTTCTAAATTCATATTTTAATATACTTTTTTTAAATTGAATGAATGTCCTATATATCCTGTAAAAATAAAAAAAATGTATGTTGTTGAACTAATTTTAATTTAGTATAGTAGTAAATGTAATAAAAGTATAAGTATAAGTTTATATAAGTTTAAATAGTCGTATTTTTCTATTTATAGAAAGTAATATTTCAATTATTCATTTGTTTACTGTTATGTCTACTCCTGTTAACCCTCCCATCATTCCGGTTGTTGATGCTGATGCAACAACAACAACCACAACATCCGCAAGTGTGGTAGACGATCAATTAAAATTTAAATTATTTTATCAAAAACCAAAAAATGATAATATTCTTAAAGATTTAGAAATTTCTCAAATGGGATTGAAAAAATGTCAAAATTATATTCCAATTTATTCAAAATTCTTCTCTCTCAATGACACAAACTATAATTCAATTAACCTTAACCAGAAACACAGCGCTAAAACAATATCTGCTGCCGCTGCTCACACTTTATCGGATGATAATCGCGAAACACCAGTATCAAAAAATTGTGGCAATGCTATTATTTTTCCAAATCCAAAACAGTGTAAAAATAATGGTGATGATGAAAATACTGCATTTACTCCTGTATTTTTTAAATTTTCTCCACTACTTGACCCGGTTAAATATTTAGCTGGAAATTATAATTTTAAAGAAGCTGCTTCTGATGTGGATAGGATTAATGGTGCAGAGGGAGCCCATTTGCATTTACTGGATTCTTTATTAAGTTTACCATCCATTCATTCAACTCCGTTTACATTTGATACAATCTCAACTATTTCTATAAACGTTGAAGCAAAAGAAAAATACAATCATTATAAGATAACAGATGCCAACAATTCTGCATATGTCGACGGATTCTTTTCTTATTTATCGAGCCAGCTTTTAAATACTCATGGCTTTATTCATGGCATAGATTTTTATGGCTCATACTTGGCAATTCAAAATGAATTTACAATCAACATTATCGATGATTATGAATACTTGATGAAGAATAATTTTTTCAAAGAGAAAAATGGAACTCTTTTTAAATTTGACGAGACAATATTTGAAGAGTGTAGTGACGACGATGACGACGATGATGAAAATTGTCAACGTAATGGTAAGAAAAAACAAACTAGAAATCGTAATCGCAATCCTAAACTAAAGTTGAATCTCAATGAAGATAAAAATGTAGACATTCAATTAGATAATTTCGACATCGAGTCTTGTCACAGCAGTCATAATAATATTAATGATGTCGTCAAAAGTGCAAGTGGTAAGCTAGAGTTGACCGAATTGACCGAGTTGACCGAATTGACCGAGTTGACCGAATTGACTAATTCGAATATTTTCAACCCTGAAAATGAAGAAAATAACGGTAGTTGCATTATTAATAATAAAACGTTAAATTCTTCATCATCTTCCGTTTCATGTTCTTCTAGGTCGTCTAATACAACAACACAATCAAATGGTACAAATAATGATGCAAACGACGATGAACTCTTTAGCGACGACGATAATGTAGATGTAGGAAGTAAAAGCAGAAATAATAGTAGTGATAGTAACAGTAAAAGTAGTCATAGTGGAAGTGTCAGTAGTGATAAAAGCGGTGATACTGAATCAACATTTGAAACAGTTGATGACGACGATGATGATTGTTATGAAGAAGAAGAAGTATTGAATGCTGTTATTTATAATTTTCCGGTTGAAGTGATTATGCTAGAACGTTGCACAAAAACTCTTGATTGGTTGATGGTAAATGACATTCTCTCTGATGGAGAATGGGAAGCCGCATTAATGCAAATTGTTATAACACTTGCAACATATCAAAAAATATTTTCATTTACGCATAATGACTTGCATACAAACAATGTCATGTTTATTGAAACGGATAAAGAATACATTTATTATTTTTTTAATAAGAAATATTACAAGGTTCCGACGTTTGGTAGAATATTCAAAATAATTGATTTTGGTCGGTCAATATACAAATTCAATTCAAAATTCATTTGCAGCGATAGTTTTCATAAAAGCGGAGATGCTGCCACTCAATATAATTGCGAACCCTATTTTAATGACAAAAAACCATACATTTATCCAAATTATAGTTTTGATTTATGCAGATTGGGTTGCTCGCTCTTTGATTTTTTTATTGAAAATATGGAAGATGTCGTGCGCGAATGTAAAAAAAGTCGATTGGTGTCACTTGTTGTCGACTGGGTAACTGATGATGACGGACGCAATATTTTATACAAGAAGGACGGAGTTGACAGGTACCCAGATTTCAAGTTGTATAAAATGATTGCGCGAACGGTTCATAATAAAGTCCCATCACAGCAACTCAAACACTGCGTGTTCACTCAGTACGAAGTTACACAAAAAAGTATTAAAAATGTATCGAAAGCTGAAATTATAAATATTGATAAATATCCTGTTTATATTATTTAGCATTAATTTATTTATATAAATATACAACTTATAATTCTGAAGATGCAACAGCTTTTACCATTTTTGTATATAAAATTGTAAATGCAAATGCAAAAACAAAGTCAACATAAATGGATTGTACCATTTTTTGAAACATGTTGTAAATAAACATCAAAATAATGAATTTGACAAATATAGTATTTGACCACAAGTTTTCTATTTTTTTTGTTTCTTCGTCTTCGTCTTCGACGGAAGAATCGTCGTCATCGACGGAAGAATCGTCGTCATCGACCGAGTCGTCATCTTCTTCTTCTTCTATTCCTTCTGTTTCTTTTTCCTTTACATTATTTTTCAAATCTTCCTCATTCAAACGCTTCAACCTATTCATAATTTGTTCATACGGCGAAAACATAACATATGTTCCGCTTTTTAGACACCAGTATCCGACATCTTCATTTGTGTCAATGTCATACAAATGAGGATCGCCTTTTTCGTCAGATTTCACGTAAAAAGGTCTTCCGTTGATTTCCATTGTTGTTGCCATTTTATTCAGGTGAAGCTTTTGTAGACTGTTTGTTTACTGCGCATATGTGAGGCAACTGTTACATTTTCAATTTTTAAAATAATGCAGTTAGAGTTAATCAAAAAATGAAATATAAACACATTATTAAAAAATTACAAATAATATGAAATTTAAGATTTCTTTCAAATATTAAAAAAATTGATAATATTGATAATAAATATGGATTTCATAGCCATTAAAAAATGCAACAGTATCCCACAATATACGCTCCGACTGAAAGAGCATTACGCCGGTGCAAAAGACAAATCATGTCGGGTGGGTTGGTCGCATTTCCGACAGAAACAGTTTATGGATTAGGCGCAGATGGATTGAATCCAGATGCCGTTAATAAAATATTTGAATGGAAAGGACGACCCAATAATAATCCAATAATTTTACACTTTTCTCAAATGTCTCAACTTTCAATAATAACAAATTTGACACAATTGGAATTACATGCCATGCTTCTTATTGCAAAAGAGTGCTGGCCTGGACCATTAACCTTGGTATTACGAGCATCGCATATAGTGCCTAAAGAAGTAACCGCCGGTAAAAGCTTTGTAGGTGTTAGAATGCCGAATGATAGTGTAGCTCTTGCATTAATAAATGAGTGCTCCTGCCTAATCGCTGCACCAAGTGCCAATATATCTGGACATTGCTCCTCTTATACGGCTCAACATGTCGCAAATGATTTTCATAATCGTAATTTAGCAATTTTAGATGATTCGGAAAATCGATTTTCACGATGCGGCATTGAATCGTCTGTAATAAAATTAGATGAAAATGTTCCCGGCTCGTTGAAGGTTACAGTTCTCCGTACCGGTTTAGTTGGTGGAAATAGAATAAAACGAATTTTAGATGCACATAATGTTCCATTTCATTTAGAATATTATTTTCGTTTGGGTAGTGAAAGTGAAAAAACAGGTATGGATTGTCCAGGTCAACTATTCAGACATTATGCCCCCATGATACCTGCATATATTGAGAATTCTGATGCACGCCATACAATTGATGCAATCCAGTTACATGATTATGTTATCATTGGTGCAAATGGCTCTCTAAAAGAATACAATGATAAGTGCCTTATTTATTATGATTTAGGGGCATCTATTGTTGATGTTGCCAAAAATATATACAGTGTTTTACGACTTGCAGAAAAAGTTTTTGGAGCAAAAGGAATTGTAATATCAGTAAAAAAATTAGAAGAATTTGCAGATAAGGACAGCGACTTGGATAAGGCAATTACCGATAAACTGTTAAGGTGTTCTGAAGGTCACATCACACGCATTGGGTGTTTTAAATGAGAAAATGTGTAATAGTTATTAATAATAATATATAAATATATAAATAATTATAGATAACAAACATAACAAACAATATTATTATTGTCATCAATCATTACATAAATGGTATTATTTTTTTTGATGGATTTAACATGTAGTTTACTTTTAACTGGTGTATTTAAAGTTGGAAATTGGGTTGTACACAAGTCATTCAATGGATTACAATACGTATACAAACGAGTGCGTCCAGACCAACTGCATAATGAATATACTCTAGATGAATTAAATTCACCCCCTTATGTTATTATTACTGAAGAAGAATATGACGCACTAAAAAATAATTGTAAACCAATATGTATAAAAAGAAATGTTTCTTCACTTACTAAAAAAATAATTGCAAGTAACCAAGCTTGGAAGTGTGGTACGTGTGCTGAAATTATGGATTATACATACGAAATAGACCACCACATTCCGCTTTTTAAAGGTGGAAGCAATGATATAAGTAATTTAATCGCACTTTGTAGAAACTGTCATGGTAAAAAAACAATTTTAGAAAATGTCAATTAAATAATAATTTGAATAGTTTGAATAATTTTGATAATTTATAATATAATGAATATGTACATATAAAATAAAATGGTTTATATTAAAGGTAGAAGTTTATGTAGAGGTAAATGTCCTCTCCCAGCATTTCAATACAATATTGATGATGCAAACACGAGTCTAGTGCCAAGATATGTAAGAAACACAATTATTATCAACGCGTCCAGGTTTCAAGGTGGCGGGCGTTTTCAGTTTGCAAATAAACCCTTGAATGCCTTCGGAAAATGGGCAGGATGTCCAGGTGGTTCAGGTCCAGGTTACTCATCAACCAATCAGTATGTTCCTTATCAAAATTGTAGCGTGGGTCCAGCAGTTGCAGGTCCTCAAACACTTTGTTTTTCAAGATGTTGATAATGTCGCATCATTATTTTATATTTAGGAGAATAAATCATCATTTTTTAAAAAGAAAATATTAAATTATAATTTTTTCTTTTTGTAGTATATAACATATAACAAACAATTATAACAATGGGTCATAAAAAAGGTGCCGATGGCGCGTATCATATTTCTGGACATTCTTATTCTGTCGTTAGGGGGTCAAGACCTCAAGTAATGCACGGAACCGCATACAAAACCGTTGGCGGATTAACGAAAAGCAGTCTCATGTACAATAAATATGGCAGGATTGTTTCAAGGCGCAAACACGCCACCGCAAAGCGCGAAAATCGTCTTAAGAAAGCTGGTTGGGTTCCAATTGGCAAAGGAAAATTCGGTTCTGTTTTTATTGGAGATAAATCTAAATCTAGCAAAAAGTCTAGCAAAGGGCGCACTCGTCGCAGTTCATCGCGTAAATCTCGCCGCAAGTCTCATTAAATAAATAAAACATCTATAAGGGAATAGAGATAAATATAACAAATTAAAATTAAATATAATGAAATAAAATATATACAATATTATATATTTTATATATTTTTTATTTATAAATACCATCATAAAATAGCAAATGCTCCGCGATTTTCATGATATAACCAATGTCTTATTCATCAATCTGGATTCGCGCACAGATCGTCGCACACATTTTGAATCGCAGTTTTTCAAAATCGGATTTCATCCGCAGCGCTTTGCGGCCATTCAGAATGCGCGCGGTGCCATTGGGTGCAGCATGAGCCACATTGCGTGTATGGAGATGGCAATCAAAAAAAAATGGGACCACGTTCTCGTATGCGAAGACGATGCCACAATCATAAATCCGGTTCAGCTCGTTCACCAAGTGAATCATTTTTTTCAGCGGTTCAATGACTCGTGGGATGTACTGTTACTAGCCGGCAACAATTATCAGCCATTTCGCAAAGAATCACCCGAAGCTGTGCGCGTGGCGAACTGTCAAACCACCACCGCGTATTTAGTGCGCCGCCCCTATTTTCAAACGTTGTTGGCAAATTTCAAGGAGGGATTGAACAAATTAAAAGCCATTGATCAATACTGGAAACTCCTGCAGCGCAGAGATCGCTGGTATCTGATCGTTCCCATTTCCATGATCCAGCGCTCCGACTTTAGCGACATTTCCAATAGGCACGTTGATTACAGCAATGTAATGACACAAATAAATAAAAAATGCAGGGTCGTTCCTGTAAAATCGCGATTAGACAAATTAATAAATAAAAAATAATAAAAATACAAATATATAGATGTCAACTAGAAAAGGACCATCTCAAAGTGCAACATTGTTCAAGAAAGGAACCGTAAAGAAAGGCAACGATGGAAACAAGTGGATAATTGTAACAAATAAACTAGGTGTTCGACGATGGCAAAAGATGAGCTCTAACTCTACTACAATCAAAATAAAACAAAAGTCGAAATCAAAAAAAAAATCAAAACGCGTACTGAAAATGGAGGAAGACTCAGATACTGTTTGGGGTAAAAATAAACCATTACAAGAATTGTGGCAAAGTTTAGCCTCTGGAGAGAAAGTGGTACTAATTGAGAAAAGTGGCAAGTATACTATATTCACCATGCCCACTGGAAAAGTCACAATACGTAAAATGTATAATTCATTTGATGATGATAAAAATATTATCGCTGTTCTCTCTTCAAACATGTCACAAGATGCGTATGAAGTGTATTTATATCCAAAGGCAAAAAACAAGACGGTTGAATATGTCATCAAAAATTATAAAAAATATTTCAAATCTTTTGATGAAAGTCAAAAAAAGGTATTATACCCGGCATAGTAAATAAAATCTACGGTTATCCTTTAACCTCTCCCTTTAATAAAATGTTTCACGCAGTTTAAGGGGGGAAACCCCCCTTCATTCCTATAAAAAGATAGTTTATACATTTATATTATAGAGAGAAGAGAGATAAATTAAAAAATGAAAATGATAAAAAAATTATAAAAACATTATTTTTTTGTATAATTATATATATTATATTATATATATAATATACATAAAAAATACAAAATGGGATATACGAGAGATAAAAAAACGGGTCTTTATAACATTAAAGGAAACACGTATGAAAAAATACGCGGGTCAAGAACTCAAGTTTCAAACGGAACTGCGTATATGACCACAGGCGAGCTCACTAAAGATAAGTTATTGTATAGTAAAAATGGTTACATTGTTAGCAAAAAAAAACATTTTACTGCAAAAAAGGAAATGCGTCTTGAAAAATATGGCTATTTTACGAAAAAGGGTAAATTTGGCTCGGTAAAAAGGTCAAAAAGGAACAGAAAAACAAAAGGAAAAATGTTTTAAAGAAATTATTTCATAATTTATTTTTATAACTTATATATATATAAATAAATGAATATATTACAAAAAATAGCAACATTTAATAAAACAAATAAAGCAATTATCAATATTTGTGACAAATATAGTAAAAGTATTCTAGGCGTTGACCATATTGCATTTCGTTCATTATATAAAGGAATGAATAAATTTGATACCACTATATATGAAAAGAAAAATGAAATATACCATTTCCCTGAATACAATGTCAAAGCAAATGAATATTACAGGTATAATAAATTAACAACAGAATATCCATTACGTATATTTAGTTCATATTACGCAGGTGAATGCCACGATGGTTCAATTATGAGTTTAGTACAAAATAATGATTTTGGAGAAATGTATTCATACCATGATTATTTAAAAATTTTCAATTGGAACCAATATGTAGCTTGGACGATGTTACATAAAGATACCATCAATCATATAGCGTTCCAAGTTGATGACTTACAAAAGGTAACAAATTCAATGATGAATGATGGATTTACATTTTCTAAAGTAAATGACCAAACCATAAATACATCTCTAGATGGAAATTTATTGCAATCAAGTCACATCTCTATAAAAACCCTTTATAAATTCACAGATGGATATCATAACGTTCCGTATACATTTTTGGAATTTGTAGAAAGACGAAATGGTAGAGAAGGATTTTCAGAATCAAACGCGAATCAAATTATGCATAGTACGAAGGGGTTTAAGAGTTAGGAATCAGAGAGAAGAGAAAACTAAACTAAAATGAAAACAATTCATTTCATTTTAGTTTTTGTTTATATTTTATAATTCCATGGTTTTTACATTGTAAAAAATATAAATTGAAAAATCAAAATGTATTTGAATACTTATCAGGTCACAGACAAGGTACACAAGAATACAATGGCGACACCTTATACTCGGATTACAACTTCAAGACAGGCTAACGAGCATATTGGAGCGACTTGCTCATTCATGAGCAAGGGTGTGCGCGAGTATGGTCGCATCGTAAATGTGACGCCAACATCAATTCGCATTGAACGCATGATGCAAACTAGCAACGGCGATTTCATCCCGCATCCCAACCCGAATCACTGTGTCACGAAGAATGTCATTACATTTACACGAAATATTACAATCGCAATCCCCGCCGCCGTATTCCATTCGCCGCTTGTGCTTTTAGGCGGAATCAAAAGAAGGTACCCAAACAAACAATCAAATGGGTGGTGGTAAACCGCGCCAAACCCATACAAAACTATAAAAAACAAAAGGAATAAAAAACTATAAACCAAAACCAAAACCAATAAAAATCTCATAAAAAACATTAAAAATATTTTTTTTATATAAAATTATTAATTATTCAGATTCTAAAACAAATTGACTAAGAACAAAATTAATTCCATAGTATGTGCATGAAAATAGAATACTTATAAATAAAAGTCCAGATAAGTTATGATTTCCATCTTTATTGAAAATGCTTGGAAGATACATTAGCAAATATTTTCGCATAACAGGCAATTGAAATGTAAAATAGAGTATGGCTAATAAAATTGGCACTTGAAGCGTTTCATATACAACATCAATCGACTCTCCACGATTTGTTGAACGCTCGTGATGCTGTAAAAATGATTGCGTATTTTCGTGATGTTCTCTTATATAATCATGAGGCGCCTTGGGAACATAATTGGGCATTGTTTGTTCGTCTGACACCACGCTTTCCGTGTTTCTTGGAACATCTCTAATCGGAAGAGCAGTCATTCCAGACGCGGTTGCGCGCTGTAAACCACCTATAAATTCATTTACATTCATATCAGAATTTACCTGCTGCTGCTGCTGCTGGAGTGGTTGCTGCGAAACAACATTCGGAGAATAAGTTTGGTGAGGAATTTCAGGTTTTAAAGCATTTTGAACTATTCCACCGCCACCGCCGCCACCACCGGCAATTCCCGGCAAATCGTCTATACTTGTTGTATCGTTCATATTATTATTTATTTCCTCTAAATATAAATAATAAAAATATACTATATCATATTACGCAATCCATTACTTAATTCAACAGTTTTTTTATCAGAATTGCATTTTTGGGTAGAAACGTTGTAATTGTAACATTCGCTCCCATATTTATAAACACTCCCACTCGTTAAATCCTTCATTGGCGGCGATTCAAAATGAATGCAGGCGCCATCCTTGCACGCCTTTCTAAATAATGCCGCTAAACCAAGACCCAAAATAATCGATATAATATATTTACTATTTTCTTTGTGTATCCAGTCTTTAAAGTTCAACATTTTAAACTATTTTTTTTACTATATATTACTATATATTAATGTTATTAATAATATTAATAAAAAATTAATATTATCATTTTATATATAATTCAATTGCGTAAAAATAAATGAAATACATCTCAATCAAGTTATTTATTTTAAGTTTTCTAGTCGGTATGCTATTTATTTATTTATCTTCACCTGAGAATCGGAGCGTTGTGGTGTATCCAACAACAGATAACAAAGAGATGTTTCAATACAGAGACATGGCGCATAATTGTTTTTCCATCAATCCGAATGTTATAAAGTGTCCCTATTTAGACAATACTGTAACAGTTATTCCTCCACAAGTATAGTCATCGTATAATATTTATTAAATTAAATTACAAAAAATCCATTGTATATATATATACATATAATAACAATGGATTTACTTTATGTGTTGCATTTATTGATTTTTTTATTTATATGTAGCATTCCATTCTGGAACATTAAATATTTGAAGGTGGGGGTATACATACCGATTATTTTAGTAATAACATGGATTATATTTAACGGATGCCCTTTAACTAAAGTTCAAAAAAATTTACATGGTGATAGTTTTACAAAAAACTTGTACAAGTATATTATGCCAAGTATAACTAGTAACCAAGCAAATGATGTAAATACATTTACGTTACTACTAATTACGGTTATAGGATTCAATCGTTTGAGAACCACAAAATGTATAATTTAATAATAATACCTTATAAACTACAAATTCTTTTATTTTGTCTGTATCTTGCTATTAAGTTTGTTTCACTGCATATAGGCGGCTGATATTTATTTTTAAGAAAATAGGGCGTGTCACTACTGCCTGTAAACCTGCACGCGCTAGCCGCTTCATTTCCAAACGCACTTCTTAGTGAATTTGCATTTGTGTTAATTGTATTCAATTTCAGCTTTTCAATTCGAGTGCTACTATCAACTGCACCTTGAACTGAATACTGGTAATTATTCGGTTTAAATATAACAGTAGACGCACCTGAACCGCCGCACGCATATGGATTCACTCTTGGTTTATAAATATCGTTTGTCTGATACACCTGAGACCCGTTTGCGCTAGATGTTGCCCATATGTGCTGCTCATCAGGACTTAAGTATGTCACTCCAGATTTACGATTGATTGATGCATTTTGTTGATATGTTTTACACCTGGATTTCAAATAGCCGGTGGTGTCTGAATAATATGCTCTGCTAAGAAGACTGGATGCGCTTTTAATAACATTATTTTGTGGGGTGCAGCAAATGTATCGGGTGTTGTAAATACCGGTATTTATTTCATAACCACCTTTTTCATAACCACCGTTTTCAAAACCGTTGTCTATAACAATAACACCTTGATTTTCAACTTTTGTTCCTTCTTTTTTTTTTGGTCTTTCTAAAAAGTGTTCGCTAATTGTGTATGAATTTCCGGGCTGTGAAACACATTTACACGATGCATCGCCGACATATGATACCGCTCCGGGTCGGTCCATTAATAGTCCTACGGTTGCATTGCGCTGACCCGATGACCCGATTGGTTGTGAAGGACCTGATCCGCCCGTGTCATTAACCGAAGTTGGAACTAGTTGCCGCCTCCAATGTTTTATGGGTCGGGCTTTGAATGCAGGACCCTCAAAATCATGCTGGTATATATTTGATGGAACGCCGTTAGTGTTTGGGCGGTGTAACCCAGGAACAACACTATTTGCCGTGGTTGTTTTTGTGGCATAATGCGGCACCCTTGTTGTTACCAATGAATTTGATGTCCTAAAGTTTAATGGAGCATTTTGTTTTGGAGTATTCGTGTTTCCTGTCATTGCAAAATGTTATAAGTATCTAATTTATATAAATATAATATTATATTTTACGTATAAAATTATATTTGCATTATTGAAATTAGTATTAAATATTAAAATATAAAACATATAAACATATAAACATGGATAACAATAGATAAAATAAAATAAAATGACATTTATTGCTTTAATTACTGGTATAACAGGACAAGATGGTAGTTACTTGGCTGAACTTTTGCTTGAAAAAAACTATATTATTTATGGCATTATACGTCGTCACAGTAGTATTCACACTGAAAGAATCGACCATCTTTTTTCAAAAGTAAAACTGATTTACGGAGACATGACAGACCAGACTAGTTTACAAAATGTATTCAATACAATTATTACTGAACAAGGTCGCGAATTTGAAAGACTAGAAGTCTATAATCTTGCAGCTCAAAGTCACGTAAAGGTGAGTTTTGAAGTTCCAGAATATACCGGTCAAGTTGACGCATTGGGAACATTACGTTTATTAGAAACGATTCTTAAAACGGGTCTTAAAGACAAAATCCGGTTTTACCAAGCATCAACTAGTGAATTATTTGGAAAAGTAATAGAAACGCCTCAATGCGAAACGACTCCATTTAATCCACAAAGTCCATATGCAATAGCCAAGTTATACGGTTATTGGATGGTTAAAAACTATCGTGAAAGTTATGGAATGTATGCTTGCAACGGTATTCTTTTTAATCATACGAGTTCAAGACGCGGAGAAACGTTCGTGTGTCGTAAGATTACACTTGCCGTTGCAGCAATTATTGCAGGTAAGCAGGAACACATGTCTTTAGGTAACTTGAACAGCAAACGCGACCTGGGACACGCGAAAGACTATGTATATGGAATGTGGCTAATGCTACAAAAGGAAAATCCAGTTGATTATGTTTTGAGTACGGGAAGCACATTTAGCATTCGCGAAATCATTCAAATGTCATTTGATGTGTTTGGTAAAAAGGTAGAGTGGTGTGGCGAGGGATTAGACGAAGTGGGCAGCATTGATGGAAAGGTGGTGGTGCGCATTCATCCAAAATATTTTAGACCAGCCGAAGTTGAATTTCTATTGGGGAATAGCGAGAAAGCATATAATGAACTGGGTTGGTTTCCAAAGTATTCCACTGCTGAAACGCTTCATGAAATGGTTCTTAGCGATTATAAAACATATAATAATTAGAAATCATTATGAAGATTATTATATTTTTTATAAATTTTTATTTTTATTTCTTTTTTAATTCCATATTCTCTCGAATCGTCTTTGAATAAAGTTCTTTCAATTGGCGTAATTGACTTTGAAGCGACTCATTCTCATGTTGCAAAGCATGGATTTCTTGTTGTTGTGATTGAATTCGTTGAAAAATTTCAGGATTTGTTTCTGCAATTTTATCATATTGTTTTTTTTTGAGTTCTTGTTGATTCCGGTGTTGTTCAACTGCGTTTTTTTTCATTTCCTCCTTCTTTTTCAATAATATTTTGGTTTCTTTAATGACGTCCGGTTTCATTTCGGGTTCTCCGGGTGGATAGTCAATTAGAACGTTTTCAAGATTCATAAAAAACTCGGCAACATCTACATCCTTTATAAAATCGCCAACCATTTTTTCAGATAAGCGCATAACGTTACTAAAAGGGTCATTCAGCAAAGTGCGTTTGTCAAATGTATTGTGCCGGTGAGAAAAAACCAGGATTGTCTTCATGGAATCGAGTTGAACAAATGGAACCGTATATCCCTTGAGAAATTCACGTTCTTCTGCCAAACATGCATCATTATTGTATTTATGTTCGCGTAATAATTCTTTTCGAAAAGCAAATGTACCGGCAGTTGCGTGGTTAGGACCATAGGGACCAAACTGTATCATTTGGTTCGAATCTTTGAAATAAATATACATTTCGCTGCTTCCTGCACACAATGCTTCCGGATTTTTTAGAAGCATTTCCACAGCATGAGATACGCGTTCCGGTGGGTAATAATCGTCATCATCCATGTAGACAATTATTGAACCGCGCGCCTTTTTGTGCATAATGTTGCGTTTTTTTCCCAATGGCATTTTTTCATCATATTTGAAATATTTTACAAGTGGGTGGTGCTTAACAATGTCTTCGATTTTGTCTGTGCCGTCATCCACGATAATCCATTCCATTCTGTCTTTTGGATAGGTTTGGTTATCGAAACATTTAATTATTGTTGGAAAAAATGGTCTTCTGTTAAAAGTTGGTGTGCAAACGCTTACAAATGGCGTTGAAGAAGTCATTGATTAATATATTAAGCGGGCATCTCTTTAGATGAGTTAAATGCATACATATTAAATAAAAACATGGCAACAGCTACTAAAACATAGACCGGCTCATAGGCAGTCAAGTATTTGAATGCATTCATTACCATTCCAATGCTAAATAACACAATCAGTAAATTTTTTTTACTTTTGAATATCTCAAAAACAACCTTGGTATTTTTTGTTGGGTTCTCATATTTTGTATTTTGTGTAAAAGGAATCCATAAAAACAGTATTAATGTTTGAAATATAAAACCAAAAAAGTTGAAAAATGGCGGTATCCATGATATTAAAAATAGTCCAAGAGTCCATGCAAACCCGCTCATCAAAAATCCACTATTGTAAAATTGAAATGCATACGTCATAAAAAACCCGATGAATCCGCCATATAATATGAGAATGTAGACTAGTAATACTCCAAAAAGCATCACGATATTTTCAAGAACTCCATATGTATCATATTGATTTTGTCCTGATAAATTGCCCATTTTGATGCAAATCATTTTAATGAATGCTCGAAATGTTGCATACGTATTCTTCATAGAAAGAGACAGCCAAAAAGCAAATGGCGTATATTCAACAAACGCATCAGGGTCTCGCAACTCATTTTTTATAACTCGGCATGTTTTGGAACATTTTTCATCATCATTTGAGTCACAATATAAATTATACGGAAATCCGTATGAGTATATTGGGTCTCCTTCAACACCGAATTCTTGAGTTCCATCTGGAGTGCAATAAGGATATTTGTTAATATCAGAAGGCATATAATTTGTCAAATCTGTTCTATTCATTTTCACTAAACACAAAAATGATGCACCAATAAATCCAATCACGCAAATTTGGATAAATAAGTAGAATAAACTTTTAAAAAATGCAGCATATGTTGTAATAGATGGGTTTGTATTTATTGGATTCCCTGATGAATCGACTGTAGGGTTTGCGGATGCGTCAGGTGGAGAATTTCCAGATGCATCTGTAGAAGAAGAAGAAAACATGCTGCTCATACTTCCGAATACCCCTGATGATGTAGAGTTTCCAGATGCGTCGGTTGTAGGATTTCCAGATGCATCTGATGAAGAAGAAAACATACTGCTCATACTGTCAAACATTCCCCCTGATGCATCGGTTACAGGGTTTCCGGATGCATCGGTAGAAGAAGAAAATGGAGATGAAAGACTAAATGCTTCTTTATTTGATGAAAATAATGCGCTAATTGGAGCGGCTCCATTTAAAAATGATTTCATTATTCTATTTATTTTAATAAATTATTATAAAAACTATTTATTATTAATATATAATTATAAAATAATAATAATAATTAAATACTTATTACTAAAGGGAATTACGATTCCTCTTTAACCCCCCTCACTTTAATGTATATTTTTTTTCATTTATTTATTTTAGTCTAATTTAACTATATAATTATATATTATATAATAGTATATTATATAGTTGAATAATACAAAAGGCACAACATCAAATGAGTGAAAGCAAAGAAAAGAGGGCTCTAGAAATTTTGAAGAAATCGCAGAAAGAAATAGAAGCCAAACAAGGTGAAAAATTGGTGAGTAATCCAACAATAAAGGAAATAGTTTCAATTGTCGAACAATTTCTAGTAAAGAAAAAACTAATTTGTTATGGAGGAACTGCGATAAATAACATTCTTCCCAAAAAGGACCAATTCTATGATATGACTCGAGAGATTCCTGATTATGATTTCTTCTCTCCAAATTCATTAGACGATGCAAAAGAACTTGCCGATATATTTTACAGTAAAGGATTTAGTGATGTTGAGGCAAAATCAGGCATGCACACGGGAACATATAAAGTATTCGTAAATTTTATTGGTGTTGCAGACATCACATTTATAGAGCCGGAATTATTCAAGAGTTTGATGCGCGAAACGATTGAGAAGAATGGAATATTGTATGCGCCCGTTAATTTTTTAAGAATGTCCATGTATTTAGAACTCTCTCGTCCAGACGGCGATGTGTCACGATGGGAGAAAGTTTACAGTCGTTTGATGCGTTTCAATAAAAATTATCCGCTGAAAGGTGAAAACTGTTTAAAAAATGCAAAAGAGTCATCATTGTCTCCCAATAAAAAAGAAATAGAAATATTTGATTTGATACGCGATGAAGCAATTTCTGAAAAACTCGTATTTTTTGGAGGATATGCGTGTTCATTATTTTCAGAGCATTTGAAAAAAGCGGAACGACCTGTTTTATATTCAAGCATGCCGTCATTCGATTTATTGTCTGAACATGCAGAAAAATCTGCCAGTAAAATAAAAAAGGTTCTGGATAAGACAGGTGATTTTAAAAGCGTCGTTATAGAAAAGCGTGAAGAATTCGGAGAACACATTGCTTCTCATTATGAACTAATAGTCGATGGAAGAACAGTCGCATTTGTTTATGAGCCGTCTCCCGGTGCGTGTCACAATTATAATATAGTTAAAATAAACGGAAAAGATGTTCATATTGCAACAACAGACACAATTCTTAGTTTTTATTTATTGTTTCTTTATGTCAACAGACCTTATTATGACAGAGACCGCCTACTTTGTATGAGTCAATACATATATGACTTACAGTATGATAAATTAACAAAAAATGAAGGTATATTCAAACGATTTTCTAAGCCGTGCATCGGTAAGCAGGTAACATTGAAAGATATTAAAGATGCAAAATCGCACATGTTTGAAAAGTTGAAGAATAAAAAGGGCACGCGCGAGTATGAAGAATGGTTTTTAAATTACAACCCGATTGAAAAACATAAACATAAAGCATTAAAAGGCAAAGCTGCAGTTAACTTCAACGAAAAATTAAAAAGCATTGATAAACACTCTCCATCTTATTCAAAACGCAAAAATACTCCTGTCATGTCAAGTCCAAGTAGGAGTCCCAGGAGTTTGACAACGGCAACCCCAAGCCCAAGTCCGTCTAGTAGACGTGTTACGTATTCAAAACGGCGGTCGTATTCAACACCAAAAAAAAATAAAAAAAATGTAAAAACAGCGAGTCACAAAACCCACAAAAATCACAAAAATCACAAGGTACGACGAAACCATTAAAGGATAAAATTAAATTAAACGCAACTAAAAATAATATTTTAGAAACTTTTAAAGTTTATTCAACTATTTTGCACTTCTTCCATTTTACGTTTTGTTTGCTCATTGTAACAACTTCTACACAGAGGCATGTAAATGTCATTACCTATTAAAACCTGCTCCGTTTCGCACGTACTTCTAAGTGTAAACGGCGCAAGCGTTCCATCTTTGCACAGACTGCAGAGCGCGTGCAATTTGGTCATCTTATCGCACATGGGAATAAGGTCCAAAAGGTTTCCAATTTTATCTCGTTTAAAGTCTCCATCTAAACCGCAGATGTATACTTTTTTTCTTTCTTCTTCAACCATTTTTACTGTAAATGGCACAATGTCGCTAAAAAATTGTCCCTCATTTATTAGTATAACATCACTATTTTCAATTTCATCCTTGTGAGTTTTCATAATTTCTTCCATGGAAAACCCCAGTATGCATGGAATCATTTCTTTGTCATGTGTCGATAACATGGTTCCGGAGTATCGAACATCTGCTTCATAATTTATTACGCAAATTCTCGATTTACAGAATGAATACTGCCTGTAAATCTTCAATAGAGCCGATGTTTTCCCAGACCACATCGGTCCTAATATAATCTCTAAATATCCAGCCGTATTTGACTGTGATGGCATTGGTGGTGGTGGTGCAAACGTAGGCGGCGTCGTTATATCTTCCATTAACTATTATGACATATAACTTCAATTTATTTATAATAAATAAAACGTAAAAAACATAATAAACATTAAAAATAATAACAACTATTAATCAAAATAATCCAATAATTGTCTTTTTATAAATAATTTAATTACTTATATTATGACTTGTAGTGATTACAATATGATGCATGGAGGAGGTTCATGCGCATGCGCAGATGTACATGATTCTACTCCATGGGTTGAAAAATATAGACCTACACATTTTGACGATATTGTGCTAGATGATATAAATAAAAAAATACTTTTATCAATAATTGAACACAATTATTTCCCAAATTTATTATTGTATGGTCCTCCGGGAACCGGAAAAACAACCACCATTATAAATCTTGTAAATGCATATCAAGACAAATACCATCAAAAAAATAAAGGATTAATGATTCATCTAAATGCTTCAGATGAAAGAGGAATTGACATTATTCGAAATCAAATAAATGGATTTGTTACATCAAAGTCAATGTTTGGAGAAGGGATGAAATTTGTAATTTTGGATGAAGTGGATTACATGACAAAGAATGCGCAAACGGCGCTAAGATACTTATTGAACAATTATAATAACCTTGTAAATGTTCGGTTTTGTTTAATTTGCAATTATATTAGCAGAATAGATGAAGCTCTGCAAACCGAGTTTGTGCGAATGCGGTTCAACCAACTACCTGAAACAAATATTCTTTGCTTTTTGAAAAAAATTAATATTTCCGAAAAATTAAATGTTGATGAAAATATTTTAGTTTCTATTCAGCGCCATTTCAATTCCGACATTCGAAGCATGATAAACTATATGCAAGCAAATCAGCATCTTATTCATAACTGTCACGTAATTACAAATGAGGTGTGGGAAAGCATTACCCAACTATTTAAATCGCATGAGAAATCATCTATAATTATTGAAAAACTTAATGAAATAAGTTTATATTATAACATTGAGCGTAAAAATATAATAAAAAATTATTTAAATTACATTATACGACAACATCCGTATTATATAAATTCAGCTTTTTTAAATTTTATTGAAAATGTTGTTCACATACAAGACTGCAAAACTGAATACTTGCTTCAATACTTTGTTCTCAAAATAAAGACATTAATAGGGATGGGGTAAGTTCCTTCAAACAAATAATCACACTGACATCTTATATTGTTTCATAATGCTCTCGCTATTAGGTAGATCCTGTAATCTTTTTGTCCAATCATCTACTTTTGTCTGTAATTTTTGAGTGTTTTTGGGATTGTGATCGTCTTGTTTTTCAATATCTTTAATCATTTTTTTATAATATTGTAACATTTGATAATATTTTAATACATCCTCCTCATCATCACCTCCGCGTTGACGCCGAGTGCGACTGCGCTTGTTGTATCTTTTAATTGACTTGGTGCGTTTTACGCGCTTGGCGTTGCGGCGACTACGGATTAAACTCATTTGATCTTTTGGTTATAATGCAACAAAAAAAAAGATTGCCGTTTCGGGAATAATGGTATAAGGTATGTGTAAATTATATTATTTTCTTGAATTTCCTAATTAAGTTACTAAATAAATTACTAAATAAATTATAATAAAGAGTAGTCGTAATATTTTATTATAAAAAATATAAAATAAAATATATAAAATAAATAAATAGCAACAAGAACCATGAACTCAAATTTGAATTCACAATTGTCTACATTTACAAGCACTGAAAATAAAGGATTACTATGGAGCGTTTTGCATGGTGGTGGAAAGTTCAATGGTGTGCCTGATGAATTGCTTAAAAAAGTTCAAGTCATGTTTGAAACCACTCTAAACGAAATGAATGAAGCTTTCCAAAAAACGAATCAATCCATTGATTTGAATGTAATGAATAAAGAAGCCGTATATGCAATTTGTAAAAAAATAGACAACTTAATGGCAGAGGAGAGTAAAAAAATAACAAGAGACCAAAAAAAACATCAACAAATTCCCCAACTTGAAACAGTATATAGGGCGGAAGATATTCAAAAAGAACGACAGTCTGCATTCAACATGGAACTTAAAAAAAAAGAAGAAGAAATGTCCTCAATCATAAAATTAAGAAAACCTGATGAAATTAATTTTTCGGACGATGTTTATGATAAACCAATAGGAGATGATATGGAAAGGTTACTGGCAGAAACGCTAGCGTCAAGAGAACGTGAACTAGAACAGCTTATTAATTCAACGGGTAAAGAAGATAAGAATGTGGCAGAAAAATGGATAAATCCGAATCCGAATGCAGATTTTAAAATTCATACTACAACAGAAAGAGCAATAACAAGAGATGGAAAAAAAAAAGTGAGTTTCAATAATGTTCAAACTGAACACGAGCCAACAACAACAGAAGTAGAAGTAGAAGAAAAAGAAGTAGAAACAACATTAGAATTGAATGCTCTTATGACTAAATTCAAAAAAATAAACACAAATGAAAATACAAGTAGACCCGGCATTCAAAGTGATCAAAATCAGAATAGTCAAATGATACAAATTTCGGAAGACATTGCATTTATTAAGAAAAGTATGATTGAGCTTACAGAAAAATTAAACAAACTGATGAATATTCAATAAATCAATAAATAATGTACCAAGGTGACAAACAACTAACAATTCAAGTCTCAACCAACGAAGATAATGATGATGACGTCAGCGCTTGGGCTGATTCAGCCGCTGCCAACGACGATGACGACGACGACAACTGTTTTGCCGCCTTTACTTTATTTTTGGGAGCAAGAGATTTCAACGTGGACTGTCTTTTTTCGCATCGTTTAAGAGTAAATTTTTTTACAGAAGCAGGACAATGTACCAGGCATGGAATCGATTTAATTGTTCCTGTCAACTTGTCATAAACTACTTCTTTTGTTTTAACCAATTTTTTCTGTTCAATGCTAGAAGTTAGAAAGTCATATAGAGCGACTTTATCTTTAGCGCATAAAACATGCTCGTTCGCATATATTTCTACAAATGCGCTCATCTTTTTCATTTTCATTGACTTATCCAATTTTACCCACTGATCTTCTTTATTTTGTGTTCGTTCTTTTTCTAAAAAATCATCAATATTTAAATTATGTTTTGTCACTTGTTTTGGACTTGTTTTTTTCAACAACATGGATTTATATTTAATATTTCTTAATTCAACACAATCGCATTCCTCACCAACAACATTATCTGCATTATCCACATTATTATCTGTATTATTATCATTTTTATTGGAATTATATTCCATAATTGTTATTGTCGAATCAGCAGCAACACCTGCGCAAATTGTTTCGGAACTTTCAGAAGTCATCAAAAATATGGATTGAATTGATTTATTTGTTCACCTTAATATATTTTATAAAATAGAGTTTAAATCTATTTTATAAATACTATTTTAGAATCAATTCAGGGGGAACCCGTGGTTTCTCTTTTCTTTTTAAATAAAGAAGGAGGATGCCCTTTGAATTAGTCAAAAAAATGAAGCGGAGATGAAGAAGGTGCTAAACTACCAACACACATTGAATAAGAAAGGCGGGAGACAAAATATGCCAAAAAATAAGTAAAACAGCTCATAAATAAACCAAGCAATAAACCAAAGCTAAACTTCTTGGTTAAAAGACTATACAATGAAAAGAGTGTGACAAAAACAAATACAACGTAGAAGAAAATGGAAAAACCATAATAATACAAACAATATTCACGAGTCAAAGGACCAAATAGCGAATTGAACAAATTCATTTATTTATATTTATCGTTATATACTTATGAAAATATAATATTTTATAAATAATTAATTAATTAATAAAATAATTAACTTATTATAAAATAATTAACTTATTATAAAATAATTAATTATTTATTTAATTAGTATATATGGAATCAAAAAAAAATATAAATATCAGTGGTAAAAAAAATATATATGGACTATTGATAAATGAAACTGAAACAAGGAGTAACGCAAGTAATGTAAATGATGTGAATGATTTTGGCAACATAAATTATTACAGAAAACGCGCCGCATGCGAAAAATGGAATTTACCTGACCATTATTTTACACACTCCCATCAATTTAACATTATATCAAAAATATACATGAATTTGGATAACGATGTTATTGAAAATCGAGAAATATATATAAAAGAAATAACTAAAAAATTATCGGGATATAAAAGACAAGACATTGATAAAGAAATTTATTTAAAAGATGAATTTATTTCTCTCGAGGATGTAATAGAAAAACTATTATGTTCCAAGTTGAAATGTTTTTATTGTAAATGCAACTGCGAACTTATTTATGAAAATATTCTTTCTAAACGCCAATGGACATTGGATAGAATTGAAAATGACGCCGGACACAATGTTGATAATGTTGTTATTTGTTGTCTAGAATGTAATTTGAAAAGAGGCACAATGGATAGCGGTCGTTTTAAATATGGAAAACAGTTGAAATTCAAAAAAATGGGATGATTAATGATTAAAATAATTAAATAATTAAAATAAAAATTGATTATATATATAAACAACGTTATTAACTCTATCATAATACAGCACATAACAAAAGGTGTAAAAATGAAACATCGAGAAAACGGAATTGCAATATCTGAAAAAAAAAGCAATGATAATGAAGAGTGGTTTGAGTTTTGGATTTCATGGTGGGGATGGTTATTGTAACAAGGAGAAATGCATTGCGTATCACTCGCCCTCTTTCACCTTGACTTCCCTTGATTAAGGGAGGGGTATCGAAAATAAAGAAAATCAAATTAAATAAAAATATCCATTTATTCTATTATTTTATTTTAAAAATATATAAGTATTTTATTTTAAAAATATAAGTTATTTATTTTTTTTGAGAATAATCTCGTCAATTTAATTTATTTTTTCAAATTAAAATAAATTATTTAAATTAAAAAAAAGGATATAAACCAAACGCATAAAATTAAGTAGTAAACAAGTAATCAAATCAACTAATAAATATACACATCCAACCCCAAACATAAAAATGAGTGCATGTGTGAGCATTTGTGAAACTGCAACAATAACACCATTTGCTTCTGCAAGTGTTGTTGAAAATAATGGCGGCGGCGGAAGCGGTGGCACATATACCACCCAAAATAATTTACTTTTGAAGAATTTATTGAAGTTTTATGAGAAAGGAAATAACTTGGACACCATGCTGAAAATAATTAACGGTCATTCAAAAATTTCACTTCGTATTATAGACTGGTTTGCAACAAATTATGCTAAAAAGTTTTATACTGTTTACACCATTCAAAATACGTTGAGAAGATTTAAAGTATATGTAGATTACAAGTTGAAACTGAAAGCGTACTCTAAAAAGCGATTTGATCCATTTTGTCGTTGGGACAGAATTACAATTCCGTATAAAGATGGCACCTTTATACAAACAACTATAGGACAGTTGAATTTTTTCAAGTGGGCAATTGAAAATGATGTTGTTCAATACATTGAAGAAAATTATCAAGCCATTGAAAATGACATGAATTCAAGAAATAGCACATCTAAACATTCGCGCTCATCATTATCTTCAACATCAACCGCATCTGAAGACTATGACATTTTCGACATTCAATCGGGGATGACAACAAACGAATTAAATTCAAAGGCAGAAAAAAACAAAACCCGCAAAAAACGCGAAGAGTTATCAATATCTGCCACAAAAAGTATTAAAAAAGAAAAAGTAGAAATTGTCGTTAGTTTTGAATGATAAGAATTTATTTTACCATTTAACTTCAATTTAACTAGTAATTATTTATAATTAAATTGAAAATTTATTTTAAGATGGTTAATTGGTTATTTGTGTAAAAAAGAAAAAAATCGAAAGCAAAATTAAAATGATAAAAACAATAATTGGTCAATTTATAAATAAATTGCCAAAAAATATACAAACAAAACTGAAAAATATTAATAAAGCTGGAATATGCGATGTGTGTCCCACGAAACGCGTAAGTCAGAATTCAAGAATATTGCTTCCTTATTGTATCATTCGCAAATGCGGGTTAACGCTTGACCAACTAAAAACATATACCAGCGGCATTGTCATCGATGTTCCATTTCGTGAGTATGAACGCATTCGCGACTCTTTCGTTGGTGATATCATGAGTAACGATGAACTTGATGCGCACATAATTAATAATATAGGAGGAGTAACAAGCAATCCTGTTGCCGCAATTGTAACCATAACGAAAGATGATGGTTATTCAGGGTCGTCTGTTCAGCGCGAAGACCTGAAAAGACTAAAAAATGAAATAGTCGTAAGAGGTTGGGAGCCAATTACATATAATCCAGAAAAAACGATAAAGGGTCGAAAGAATAAAGGCAACGAAAATTGGTCAGGTCACTATTATTATAACATATCAGGTGGGTCGCAGCAAAGTTTAAAAAGCCACCCAGACAAAGAACCGCAAATATTCACAACACACAAGGGATTCATGACCACTGAAAAAGTCATTACGGATGTTATGGCTTCATTAGTGTGGCAAATGCTTCACATTTTTGATATTGACAAGTGTATTCCGAGTGAAGATGCGTTAAAATACAAGCAAACAATTGAAGACTATTTGAAGGAAACTACGTATTTAGGGGAATCATGTTATGACTCCATGAAAAAACTTGAAAATATTCGAGACGGAAAACTCATAAGCCCGATCACGCAAAGGGAAATATCTATAACTGCATTTGATAAAGAAACAGTTGATGGCGGTAGATATGAAATAGTAGACATTAGCCACAATGAAGCGGTAAATAAACATCAAGTGCGTTTTTGCTCAGAAAATAATATCATGTTGTCGGATTATTTTCCTGGAAATCTATTTTGGGATACTCATCTCGGGAATATGCAACAGCAATCCTTCACAGTAAAAGAATATTGGGCAGAAATGGAAAAAAGAAATGTGAAACGAATTTTATGGTTGGCGTCAATGGAGGCGTATAGTCATTAATAATCATTAATAAATATATTCTACCTTCCTGTAAATACTTTTATGAGAGGCTTTTTTGAATCATACATATTTTGTTTATATTTATTAAAATCTAAACTCCAATCACACATTGTATTTACATGTCCAAACAATGAAGATTTTTTACATTTATATTGTAGCATACAACCAATAATTCGTTCAAAAGCACATCTCTCTACCCGTGTAGTTATGTAAGGTATCATTTGTATAAAGCGAAACTCCTCATCTATTTGTTTCAAAAAGTTGTATGATATAGCTGTCATAGAACCGAAGCATCCATTCCATAAACCTTGTTCTTTTTTATTATAAAATATATTTAAATTCTTATTATTTAATGCTCTTAAAAGATTCAATTGACTTTGGTAACATGCTGAATCATTTATATAAAAAAGGTCAAAATATATTAAAAAATTATAGTCATCTACAATATCATAAAAGTTTATATACTTTTTAATATACATTGAATCGTGGAGAATAACAACCTTTTCGCAAAATTTTGTCCTTAGGTAATAATAGTATGGTAAAAATTCACCTCTTTTACGGAACTCGCTTTCAATAATCATAGTATTATTTAACACTTCATTTGTTACAAATTGTTTATCACTATTATCATCTATAATAAGAACCCTATTATTCGGATAAAACTTTCTTATACATCTAAAACACTCTTTCCAATATTCATTTGTAATAGTATTATAAACATTTCTCAAAATAATAAATCCTAACTTATTTGTATTTTCATTTTCAGTATTTTCATTTTCAGTATTTTCATTTTCAGTATTTTCATTTTCAGTATTTTCATTTTCAGTATTTTCATTTTCAGTATTTTCATTTTCAGCATTTTCATTTTCTAAAATAGTCGTAGGTTTCCATACAATATCGTTTTTTATAGTAACTGCTATAGGTAAAATTTCTACAATATCTGTGGGTGCTAAAAAAATATTTTTATTATTTTGTTGTGTGTGTCTGTGTCTGTGTGTGCGGCGATTGCGACGCGTGTTGCCTAAAAAAAAACCGTATTGATTTTTTCTTGTCAAGTTATTTTTATACAACATTTTTTACCTTATACAAATATTTTTTTTATTTATATTAAACCAAATCAATCTCTTCCATTATACATTCATGATTTGTTATATTTTTTATGATGCAATCTCGAAATAAGTCTTTTCTGAGTTCAAACCCAACTCCAATGCGCCCCAATTTTTGTGCTGCAATTGCGCTAGTAAAACTTCCCGCAAATATGTCCAATACAATGTCACCACGGTAACTATAGTAATAAGTGCTCATTGTCGGTATATCCATTGGAAATGGTGCAGTATGTCCCAGTTTATTTTCCTTTTTATTATTTATCTTTATTACAGGCGACAGCTTGTGAATGTCTCGTCGCCAATCTTGCACTAATTCCTTTGGTATTATATTTTCAGCTTGTCGAAACGGATTTTGCGTGATGACGGTTTTTAGCGAGAAACGTTTCCCGCGGTCAGATTCACTCTTTTCACAAGTCGGATTTTTGCACTCCCATGAGCGAAGCCCTTTAAACGTGTAGCTGTTGCTCTTTACGATTAAACTGCCACAGTCATTGCACGGGTATTTGATGTCCTTCTCCAACCTGTGTTTATGAAAGATGAGAATGTGTTCATAGCAGTTGCACGAATACTGAAAGAATGGAAATGGTTTATTTCCATTTTTATGCCTGGAACTCTGCACCTCGCCTTTATCCCAAATAATATCATCGACAAATGTAAATCCGCATTCTTCAAACATTACTATGAAATACGCTGGAAGTGGAATTTTCCTGTTGCCGAATGCATTTATTTTATCCATTTTATCATTGTCAACCACATCGCTAACATTGAAGACGAAAACGCGATGATTATCCAAAACACGATAACACTCGGTAATTATTTCGCGCATGTCGTCTAAGTACGCTTTAAGATTTGCCCAAGTTGAATATTCGCGCGCATTATAATAGGGCGGCGAAGTCACAATGTGTCCAACTGACTCATTGGGAAGACGTTTCAACCCTTGTAAACACCCACCCCAGACCACTTTTATTTTTTCAGGGTTTAATGTTACACTAGTTAAAAGTTTATAGTCTGTGAAATTTGTTTCCATATTCCATTTCTTTTTTATAACTTCACGATATGCGTCTATAAAATCATACACATTTTTTTCCTTCTCTTCATTGTCGTCCTTGTAATCATATTTGCGTGTCAACTCTTCAACCAATTCTTTTGAAAGCATTTCATTCAAAATGTCAATATTGTCTTCAACTAGGTTTGACCGGTCGGTTGGCAGTTTTGCTGGCATGACAAATTCATTTTTTGGTTTAGGTTTTATTTTAATTTTTATTTTTTTTGGATTTGGGTTCGTTTCTTCTTTTTCTATATTCATTCACAAGACAAGTAGTAATATTATCATAAAATTATACATTTATTTCAATTTTATAATAATTATTAAATTATTCAACTATTTGTTTAAAAATAAATCCATTATATGTTTTCAGTTTGTAACATTTTGGTCTATCCTCATCATTATATTTGTGATAATTACAACATTGATTAATTCCAGTATATTTAAACTTTAATTTTTTACTTGCATCATAACCAGATTTGAATGTATTTATTATTTTATTAGTTGTCTTGTCTATTTGAACAGTAACTATGCACTTCTTCGGTCCACCATGACCATTATCAGTTTTTGCAATATTTAAAATCTCTGGTAGTTTCTCTTCATCTTCTTCAAATATAAAAATGTGTGTTTTATTATATGTTTTTGTTTTATTATATATTTTTTTACAACCACCATGATAATAATAACATATCGACAAAATTAAACTTGGATGAATATTTAATATTTGACTTCCTTCACTTGCTCCATAAAATTTACAAATAATATTTCCAGTTTCAATTTCTATTTGTAAGATATTTTTACTGTTTTTTCCCTTTTTTAGATTGTTAATAGTTTCTTTTGTATTCATATTTTCTTTGTATGTTACCCATTCTAAATTGCTAACATGGTTATTCAGTATATTTGTATCTTTATGGTTGACTACTGGTTTTTTTTCTGGATTTTCTAAAAATGTTTGAGCGACCAATCTATGAATTAAACAATTTTTTTTAGTTCCATCATGACGATGAATATTGACAAATCTATACCCAGATACTTTTGAACCTTTTAAAATACGATTCGTGCGTTCATGTTTTACTTCGCCAGTATTTGAAACCAAATACTTATCTAGTTCAGGATGAGATTTCCATATAATATTTTCAATTTCATTTTCTTTATAATTGTAATCATTTTGTTGAATATCTGCATATGATATTTCAAAATCTTTAAATATACTTTCATTGTCTTTGCCTTTGCCTTCATGCCCGTCGAATTTAAAAATAAATCCATTATATGTTTTCAGTTTATAACATTTAGGACGATTATTATCATTATATTTGTGATAATTACAACATTGATTAATTCCAGAATATTTAAACTTTAATTGTTCTGCTGCGTCATGGTGTGAATTGAATTTATTCAAAACATTTCCTTTTTCATCATATTGAATAACAGATTTTAACGAACGATCACCTTTTATTTTTTTATTTTTACATTTTGTTGATATTGTTCCTTTATTACAATTTAAAAATTTTGCACATTCTGTTATACTATCAAAAAATTGTTCTTGGTTTGATATTTTATTGAACACTCTTATACGACGTTTAAATTTATTTACTAAATTATTATCGACAGCATGTCGCATATTATCTATTTTTGATATCCATTCGAGATTAGATGCGCAGTTATTATAAAAATCACCATTTTTATGGTTCACCTCCGGTAAATCATTTGTATTTTCAATAAAATGTTCAGCAACTATGCGATGTAAATAATAACTTTTTCCCCGTTTTTTATTATCGTTTGTTGGAAGATAAATCCTTGCTCTTGAATTTGTTTTTTTCAATCTCTCATAGTTGACTGTAATGTTTTTTTTCCTTGTAATTTGTCGGATATTACTTAAATTAGACACTTCATATCTAGGCGAATATGATACAGTTTTCCAGACTTCTTCTTCCACCATTATGATGATTTAAACATTTATTATTAAATCAATATTTATTCAATTTAATAATAAAAAAAATATCAAGGGAACCAATGTGCCAAGTAAGAATGCAAGGAGGGGTCAGAGGGGAACCTGGGTTCCCCTAAATCGTAAAACTATACATGTCCGATACAAGCGGGCGGCTGGCAAAAGAAAGCGCAGGGTTTTGCGGTGTCGGCACTGGAATGGTTTGAGGCGTAAACATCAAATCGGCAGGTTTCAACAAGAATGCGCTCTTGCTAGGACCGGCTTGAAACCAATCATTGTATACATCCAAGTTTCCATCACGCGAAAGCTGAAATGACATTGCCATCATTTGACACCCAGCTAAAGAAGGCGGCATTGGGTCATAATTATTTACCGACATTGAATCGTCTGGTATAACAATTGTCATGTACTGTTTATTAAACGATGTTAGTTCTGTAATGTCCGGGCAATTCAGCACGTCAAACACTTTCAATATTCTTAAAAAGGCATTGCTTGTAAGGTTCGTAATCTCATACATTTTTTTAGCACCATGCTGATAAAGCAGAGGATTTGCTTCTACAACAACTATCACTTTGCCTTTGAATTTAATCATCGGTTCAGCGCATATATTTTTCCCGCCAAATTCGTGATTATATTCCGGCATTAGATGATTTTTCAATTTTGAATTTGTTATTGTTTCAGCCATACTTTTCAGCACACGAACATCATTTGTTTTCAATCTGAAAAGCAAAAAAAGGGGGTCATCAGGGTTCGGACACACGGTTGAATTTGTGCTAAATGCGGTATTTGCAATGGTGCTCATTGCTTCATCAAACGGAACAGAGTTGTATGTTTCCTTAATGCACTTATCATCACTCAAAGACGTGGAAATTATTGGTTTACCTTTGTACCCATAAATTTCAAAATCTAAACACCTGCATCCCATTTTTATTGCATTTTGAAGAGCACATGTGCTAACATAATCATTTGAAAAATTTCCAGTTGAACAACAATTATAAGCAGATTTTACGTAATAGTCTCTCAATAAAAATTGGGAAGACGGATCTGATGAAGCGGTTGTTATCCAATTTGAATTTAATGCTGGCGCCTTTTTCTTATTTAAAAGTTTACAGCTTTTTGGAAGTAGTGTGTATTTATAATAAATATAATATGCCATGCACGCCATTATGAAAAAAATTAATGTGCAACCAATCACATGTATTAACATGGTATTGGGAACTTGTGAAACCATACTTTTTAAACGCATATACTGTCCTGCGAATTCATCTTTTAAAGATTCTATATTATCAGATTTCTGAAACGACATCTATATTTTATTATTTTAATATATTCTAAATCTTATATTTTGTATATATAATTAAATTATGATGCAATAGTTAATTACTTAAATACTTATTACTTACAATTAATTATTAATTAACGAATTTAATTAAAAATAAATATTTTATATATAAATTGTTTTTAATTATTTAGAATCAATATTCTTATATATATAGTTTATATTATTAATACAACACATAACACATACAACGAAACTATGGCAGGAGGTTTGTTAAATTTGGTCGCGTATGGAAATCAAAATGTTATATTAAATTCAAATCCTAAAAAAACATTTTTTAAATCAACATATGCAAAATATACAAATTTTGGGTTACAAAAGTTTAGAATTGATTTTGATGGTCAAAGAAATTTGAGAATGAGCGAAGATTCTAAATTTACATTTTACATTCCGAGGTACGCAGAGTTACTTATGGACACATACCTTGTTGTAACACTTCCAAATATTTGGAGTCCAGTTTTACCTCCCGCAACTTGCAATGAATCATGGACGCCATATGAATTCAAGTGGATTGAAAATGTGGGGACACAAATGATTAGAGACATTACAATATCGGTTGGAGGACAAACACTTCAAAAAATTACAGGCGCTTATTTGCTGGCACTCGTTCAGCGCAATTTCAACGGAACAGAGCGCGACCTTTATAACCGAATGACTGGAAATATACCGGAGTTGAATAACCCAGCATATTCGTCAGCTAACAACGGAAAATACCCAAATGCATTTTACAATTATACAAACGATCCGGCAGGAATTGAGCCGTCAATACGGTTTAGAAAACTTTACATTCCCATAAATGCCTGGTTTTCAATGAGCAGCAAAATGGCATTCCCCTTGGTTGCATTGCAGTACAACACGCTGCAAATTGACATCACGCTTCGTCCGGTAAGAGAGCTCTTCGTGATTCGCGATGTTTCAAATGTAAACACGGGAGAGGACACGCTGCCATCTTACTTTCCTCAATACACAACGCCAAACTACATTCAACCCAATTTTAACGATAATTTGCAACAGTTTTATCGATTTATCCAACCACCTCCCAATGTTGAACTTAATTATAGCAGTACTCGAAGCGACTGGAATGCAGACATTCATCTCATGTCAACATACTGTTTTCTCTCCGGAGATGAAGCTAAACAATTCGCATCTGTGCCTCAACAATATCTCATCAAATCCATTTACGAGTGGAATTATGAAAATGTTACAGGAAGTCGACGCGTCTGGCTGCAAAGTACGCTTGGAATGGTAAGCAGTTGGATGTTTTATTTTCAAAGAAGTGACGCATATTTGCGAAATGAATGGAGCAATTATTCAAATTGGCCTTATAGTTATAAACCGATCGGGTTAATTCCCGCGCCAAATGAATTAATCCCATGCTCTTGGACTCCGCCACCTTGCGACAACCCATCACTCGTTGGATGCTACGGTCCCGGATGGAACCCCACATTAAATGAACCCACTGGACTTTTTATGACGCAGTCATTCAGCGTCGAAAATCAAAAAGACATATTGTTGAATATGGGAATTTTACTGGACGGAAAATACAGAGAGAACGTCCTTGATTCCGGAATTTATAACTACCTCGAAAAATATACAAGCAGTCGCGGTTCTGCTCCCGATGGGCTTTATTGTTACAATTTTTGCCTAAATACTGAGCCTACAGAATTTCAGCCATCGGGTGCGATTAATGCAAGCAAGTTTTCGACGATTGAGCTTGAATTTACCACATTTTATCCGCCGCTGGACCCAAGTGCAAATTTTTTGACAATTTGTGACCCAGAAACTAATGTTCCGATTGGTGTGAATAAGCCAACATGGAGAATTTACGACTACAATTATAACCTCACGATTTTTGAGGAGAGATTCAACATGCTTACATTTGTGAGCGGAAATTGCGGACTCATGTATGCAAGGTAATCAATTCTTTTAGGGGAACCTTGGTTCCCCTAGGACCCATCCTTACCCTTATCGCCTCCTATATCCCTACATTTAGAGGGGGTCGTAGGGGGGTGCTTGTCCCCCCCTACACATAAAAATTAAATGTGTTTTATTTCTGAATATTAATACTTATTAGATTATAAATATTCATTTATATATTCATATACATTCTAAATATTCATATACATTCTAAATATTCATATACATTCTAAATATTCATATACATTCACATTCAACCATTTCAATTCATGGGATCAAATAGCTCAACATTTAAAATAAATTATGAAGATGTGCAAATGGCATGTAAATATTCTTATAACAATAATAATAATGATGGTAACAACAACAAATATGCGATAATAAATACGCTTGACCCTCTTTACCAGACATGTTTGATTCCAAACACAATTCCAATAGCTGAAGAAGAAGAAATTGTGAATGACATTATAACAAATTCAAAAAAAACAAAAATAATAATTTATGGATTAAATTCGAATGATGAAAAAGTGTATTCGAAATATGAACAACTTGTTAAACTGGGAACAAAACATGTTTATATTTACAATGGAGGAATGTTTGAATGGCTTCTACTTCAAGATGTGTATGGTCGAGAGTTATTTCCAACAACTTCAAATGAATTAGACATATTAAAGTATAAACCTCGAAAAATTCTTGACATTTTATTCATCAAAATGTAAATAAGATACATTTCCAAGTTTTATCAAGTTTTTCTGGTCTTTCTGAAACTCTCTATACGTCGATAATGGCGGTGACGGCGGCGCCTGGTACCAGCTATAGTAATTTTCGGCATCCCCAGACGAAGAAATTTTCGACCGATTGCCATCAACATAAGTTTTCAAACGGTGCATAACTCCAATCGTTTTTGAAGTGCGCAAACTGTTAATGAAATGATAAATGTCTGCGCTGTATTCATATTCACCTGTATCAACATCTGCATTCAAAATAAGCGTCGGAATTGTGATTTTTGAAGGAGTTGAGTTCAACCATTCATCATGATATTTGTTACACTTTTCCAAGTAATCAAAATTAATATTTTCTCCCGGTCTGTTTCTTTTTTGAATTCGCTTCATGCACACTTCTGTGCTTGCTTTGAAATATATCATGCATGATGGCTCAACTTCTTTTGCGAATTCATCAAACCATCTTGTATAAATATCGTACTCGTCCTGTTCAATTTTTTTATCATCATAAAGCATTTTTGCAAACACGTGTGCATCTGTTAAAAGACAGCGCTCTGTGATAATTAGTTTTACTTTCGGAGTTCTTAACGCTTGCCTTATTTTATTCAGCCTGGTAATGTATGCCATCATTTGAAACCTGAATGCAAATCGTTTGACATCTTTATATAAGTTTGTCAAAATAGGAACACCATTATCATCCTTGATTTGTTCCCACTCACATGTTGGTTCATCCACAAATATTATAGAATCATCTGCTTCTGTTTTACTTTTTTTTAAAGACATTATATATTCTCGCAATTTTTCCTTGCCTGTTGTTTTTCCCGAGCCAATGTTTCCGTCGATTGATGCTATCAAGCACGACGATGATGAATTATCACATTTATGAAATGAAGCTGAAGCACCCATTTTTTAAGATAGTCAAGATGGTATATAATGTTATAAACTATTTATATTTTATTTTTTATAATCAATTTTTATTTAAATAAAGTCTAATAAGTAAAAATTGATTATAAAAAATATCTAAAAAGAAATTGTTATATCAGTTTAACCACACTACCTTCAGAATCATTGAATATCGTATAATGAAAATACAAGAAATACAAAAAATAAAAAAATCAAAATCAACCCAAACTACTCTCACATTGTTAGATATTGATAAAATGATGAATATCGCATCCATAACACATTCAGATGGAGATGATTACATACCTAATGAAGAAAATAAGGAAGACAAGGAAGACAAGGAAGACAAGGAAGACGATGACTACATTAGTGATGATGCAATCGAAATAGAAGAACCAACGTTGTCAGATGACGACATGGGTTTGTTACACGAGGAGGCATTATTTTTAATTGATGAATTTATTAAATCAAACCATCTTTTATTCAGCAATCCTGATTTTGAAACCATCGTGTATGAGTACGTGCACTCCATATTGTATTTTTCTATAAAGAGTTCTACCGAAAATGATGATTGCCGCGAAATTTACGATGACGGTGATGGCGGCGATGACTGCAGTGAAAATGAATCAGTTGTATCAACACAAATTGACGAGTTAATAAATGTGGCAATGCACGATTATTTCAAATTTATTCGTCCGCACCGTTCATACAAGCATTCGTTTATAAGAAAGCCTCCCAACTTGGAAAAAATTAAAAAAAAAATAGAATTCTTAGAGTCACTTTATCAACCAGAGCAAAAAACAGAAGAGTGGTATTCACACCGCCACGGGCTCATCACTGCAAGTTCAGTTTGGAAAGCGTTTGGTTCACAGTCTGTGCAAAATCAGCTAATATACGAAAAATGCATGCCATTTGACCCGACAAAATACAGCCGCGTCAACACAGAATCGTCTTTACACTGGGGTCAAAAATATGAAGTGCTTTCAAAACAACTATATGAAGAAATAAATTGTACAAAGGTTCAAGAATTTGGATGCATTCGACATCCGAACTCAAACTATTACTTCATCGGAGCTTCACCTGATGGAATAAATGTGTGTCCATCATCGCCGCTTTACGGTCGCATGGTCGAAATAAAGAATGTTGTATCTAGAGAGATTACCGGAATTCCAAAAGAAGACTATTGGATTCAAATGCAAGTTCAAATGGAGGTTTGCAATTTACCGGAATGCGATTTTGAAGAAACTAAATTTACTGAATATGAAGATGAAGATGCATTTAATGCAGACTCAAATGAAACAAACGATTCTTTAAAATGGAATTATAATTTGAATGGAAAAAGACGAGGGGTTATTGTGTATTTTGCAAAAGACGATAAACCGTTTTATCAGTATGCTCCATTAAAAATTACAACCAAGGTGGAGTTTGATGAGTGGTTTGAAGAAACAATAAACACGCATGATAATCTCACGTGGATAAAAAACATTTACTGGCGACTTGACGTTTACAGCTGTGTACTTGTTTTGAGAAATAAAGAATGGTTCAAAAATGCAGTTGTAAAAATAGAAGAATTGTGGAAAATAATTGAAACTGAAAAACAAACTGGATTTCACAACCGAGCTCCTAAAAAAAATACAAATACAAAGAAGGAATATAAATCGGAAAACGGGGGCGGATTTTCCTCCTTATTTCCATCAACACAGAAAGTGTGTCACTTCGATTTAAATATTTAGGAAGGGAACATATGAAAGGAGGGATATCTTGGGGGAAAATTGGTCCCCCGTTTAACAGTTGTTTCCGTAAATATCCGACGGGGCGTCGGAATCATACGCATAAACATTAACACGCGTATCTTTTGATGAAAAAGGAATGATTGGAGGAAACTCTGGAATATTTATTTTTTTATTTTCGTATAATGTTCCGCACATATTTGCAGGGCTGCACGTGCCGTTGTTCGGTGTTGCCCAATATCGAACATTGTTCGTTCTTTGAAGATAACTATTTGGAAAAACGGGATAGTACTCCGACATGGACCTACTGTCTAAATCCGATAGCCCTGCTTCTTTTTGAAGAGGATAGTCTCCTTGCAACAATGGTTTCGTTACGCTGACTGGAAATGCACCAGGTTCAATAAGGTGTGACACAAAATTCTCTCTAACCGGTGTAAAAAAGAACGAACCAATGAGCGCGAGTAATAATGCTAAAATTAAAAATAAAATACTGTCTGTTTGATTTGTCATACTGAAGACCTGTTTATTTTGTTTAATATGGTTAGTATAATATTATAATATAATTTATTATTAATTACATTATAATAAAAATATAATTAATTTTATTTATGAGTTTTATATTTTCTCATTTAAAACGCCTATTTTTTATAAATTTTTGACTTGTAACCTTTTCTAGTTCCGGTAAAATTATCTGTCTCGTTGTCTGTTAAAGGCATCGGTTTGATTCGGTGATAAGTTTTATTTTCGTATATATTTATTATTTTAGCTCGATAAATATAAGTATTTTCGTTTATATAGTGTCTATAATGAAATGGAATTCGTTGACCACCTAAATCGACTCTTTCTATAATAACAATGTCATTTACTTTCAATGTATTTGCCGCCATGTTTATAACTCTTGTATTTGGAGTTGGACTTATATTAGAAATACAAATCAATTTTTTGAACAAATTAACTGTTCAATTCCGCTCTATGTTTAATGCATTTATCGTCGACGTGGAATGATGGAACGTCTTTTGTTTGTGGCACAATCGATAAAATGCATTTTGCTTTATGACCGTAAAGCGGCTCAGTGCACCCCTTTTCTTTCTTTTTTGCAAAATTAAATATTTTTGGAGGAGGGTCATTTTTGGTGCATCTTGACCTAAAATGTTCATATCTCTCGCGAACATCGCAATAAGACAATCCTGATTTTTTATCAAGTCGTTTATTCACAATTTCATGAAGACGGTATATGTATTTAGAAAATGTTTCTCTTGATTTTAAATGGCACTCGCGAATCGGATTTGCTTTCAAATTACTAGTTAAATTAATTCGGCAGTATTTGCACGGCAACACATACCTTAGACTATAGACAAAATCAGAGTAATGTTTTTTATCTTCCTCTGTAGGATTTATGGGATAATTAAAACTCATTGTGTGTAAAAAATGCCACATCGGAGGACCCCATACTGATGTCATCATTCCGTCTCCACTATTATAATCATTTTTAGTAAATACATACGACGACTTTTTTTTCGTTTTATTTTTATTTCGAATTTTATTATTACCATTTTTTGTTTTATTTTTTTTACTATTATACGCATGGGTCATTTTACTGTTGTGTTGTTATATTTAAACAATATTAATTTTTTTTATTAAAAAAATAAATAACACAAGTAAATATTCGTACGTAAAATTTAAATTTAATATTTGTATATATTAAATTATTGTGTCGTATAATACAAAATATTATCAAAATCAAATTATCAAATGTCGATTTCTGCAAAATCTGTAAAAACAACATTAGAAACAATATACTCTAAACGACACATTTTAGTAATGTTGCTAGTTGCGTGTTTATTTATTTGGATTGGTGCATATGTGTATAAAACATATGTAAGTTCATATTTGGGGTCATCGTTGGAAGGCTATGCATCTAGTATGGGAGAAAATTCTCCTCCGTCATCAGAGAATCAAAAAACTGCAACACTTTACATGTTTGGAACGAGTTGGTGTCCGCACTGTAAAACAGCTAAACCCATTTGGGATGATTATGTCAGCAATAATGAAAAATTAAAAGTTGGAAATTATGACATACTTTTTAAAAGCGTTGACTGTGATGCAGAAAAAAATATTGCAGATAAATTTAATGTAAAAGGATATCCAACATTCAAATTAGAACGAGGTCCTGACGACATTGTCGACTTTGAGGCAAAGCCGACGCATGATAATTTTACCAGTCTTCTTCAAACATCACTTACTTGAAGAGAACCTACGGTTCTCCTTTAACCTCTCCCTTGAATGTCTCATGTCAAATTTAATATGTGGTCAGCGTGTGACTCGCTGAACATGATTTTTATAATGGAAGACTTCGGGGTTAAAGGGAGGCGTTAGCCCCCCCCCTTCTAGTGATTATAATTTTTTTTTTTGCATGTTCAGCGCCCGCGCTTACATTTGCAGTCTTGGGCATGAGTTCGCCAATAATTGACACTTGTTTATCATTCAATTCAAAGCGCTGACCTATTACGCGAACGCGAATAAAGTCTTTTTCATTTACCGAGTTGAAGTATGAGTTGGAAGAATGATGGTCACGTGACACATAAATAATTACAGGTGATTTCTTTTCATCTAAACTTGTAAATGCTCGTATGCCTGCCTGTGTTATATTTTTAGCGTAACAGTTGATTTGCATACCTTCAACCGGACAACAAATGCTGCACTCAAAAACAACCTCGAATTCAACATATTTACTTGTCAGTGTTCCGCTCGAAAATTTTATAATGCGGATAGAATCCGGCTTTACATATCCTTCTACAATGCACTTCCCTTCCATTTTTACAGAAATTGTATTTTTGATAGTCGTTTCCACATTTGAACCAACTAGAATAAATGGAATAACAACCTTGGTTGTCAAAATTGTTTTTGAATATAACTCGTCTTCCACAAATGAAGATGACGATGACGATGAAGATTTTTTTTGTATAATTGACGACGACGACGATGAAGATGACGATGACGACGATGACATTATATAGTATATATAATATACTCTATTATATATTCTTTATATTCTCTATATTTTTTCAATTTTCTTATTTATTATTTTTATTTATTAATTTCATGTATAAAAATCAAATGAAATGAAATGAAATTTGATTTAAATTATTGAATATATAGCTTCAACCATATTAAGATTCCATATTTTATTACTTAATTTGATATGGTTATAATAACTAAGGATAATCTCTTGCAATATGCAATATGTTATTTGAGTAAGATTTTGCGGTATTTCAATAGAATATTGAAATTTATATTGTTGTATTATGTCTTGGAGCGTGCGTTTTTTTGTTGGAGATGTGCTGCACACACTCCCACGATTTTGATTTTCTTTTATTTTAAACGCAACCCCATCTTTTATAATTTGCGTAAATCCCAAAAATTGTGCAAAATCATTTTTGTCAATTTTGAATTTACTCGTCAAACCATTACGCTCATCACTTGTCAATTCACTTTGGTCGAACATTCGCCATTCATCCACTTCATTTTTTTTATAATAAACCGACACATTTTTAGTTGTAGATGATGAATTTTTTGAAGGAATAAATAAATACGCACCGGTTGATAGTTCGTCGCCTTCTACTCGCGTGACAAATCGATTAAAATACTTTAATATGTTTTTAGAGCATGTCGGGGCAAAAGTGTCTGCTGCATACTTTGCCTCCTCATACAATACTTTATTATTTAAAATGGCTTCATCTTTTATTTTTTTAGAAATTTGTTCTATATTATTCAAATTTAATATTAAAGAATTATTTTCATCAAATGTCAAACGGTCCATAATGTGAATAAAAATATACCAATGAATTTCACCCAAATCTATTACTCTTTCAAGTGTATGAATCATTTCATTGCAATAAATATACCAAATTCTGTCTCTTGAAATCATGGGTATTGCGCCTGAAATTAATTTTAACGCAGGGTCTTGTGCATCTGCAATGTCATTTTTTGATTTTTTACTCATTGACACATTTATGGCTAAATTATATGTGTATGCTATATTTGAAATAATATTTTTTACACTTTCATAACCCTTGATTTCTCTTTCTCTCTCCAATTCTTTATCTTTTGATTCATCTGCTTTTTCTGCTACACCCGTTACATTTGAACTTGACTTTTTAACATTTACATTCATACTTATTTTATCGCGCTTGAAAGGAATTGGTGTGCTTCTTTCAAATACGCTAATTGCCTGGTCGTTCAACTCAACTGGTTGAAAAAGATAATAATCTCCAATATTTATTAAGTTTCCGTATTTTCCATAATAATCGGAAATGTATTCATTTTTATCATTTATCATTTGCGTTAGAGCAAAATTGATTTGAAGTTGCGAATATGTTTTTACACGATTTATAAAATGAATCAAATCTATTTTATTATAAAAATGTTTTTCTTTAAATGCGGATTTTATTATTTTGATAATATTTTCAACATTCATTAAAATAAATGTTTCATTAAATGTTCCCATTTTTATATCGCGGTCTTTAATGTTGGCACCAGGAGAGCACGTGTACTGACAACTTTTCATATAGTCGCACGTAGATGTAAATGGTTTATCGCCTATTCTATAATCAATGCTACCACCTGTAGATAAACTTAACTCAACTTCAGTATTTATATTTTTTTCTGTGAAATCACCTTGTTTAATTTTATAATGTATATTATTCAAAATGCAATCAACTGAAGATTCTTTTAGAACTCTGCTAACCACCCCCATTTTAACCGCTTTTGTTTCAGAAAAACGATACATTGCTAAATCAGCCGACTCTTTTCCGCTTTCCAAAAGACTTGCATGAAGAAATATTTGAACATTTCTTTGGTTGAAAGGTAATTTTTTATGGCTGCACGTTCTAACACCTCGACCAATAATTTGTTCAATTGCGCTCATGTTGTACCACGGGTCCATCACGTGTATTTGGCGAATATTTTTCAAATCAACACCTTCTGAACCTGATTTTGAAATAATGACAACTTTACACCTTGAACCATCCATATTTTTATCGGAACGAAGTGCATTTATTTCAATATCATTATTCGGAGAAATGGATTGGTTTCCCGTAATTAGAGCATATTTTAACCCATTTGATTTTGTAGAAGAAGCACTTGAAAATAACGGTTTTGATGTTGAATTTTCATTTTTATACCTTGTAAATCCCATTTCTTCTAATGCGAGCGCCATTGGAATTACACCACTCTCGATAAAATAAGTATATATGAGAACAATTCCTTCGCAAAATGAACTTTTAGATGGAGATTTTTTATTATAATTTAAAACAATGCCATTGCATATGGATTTGATTTTAGAACTATAGTCTCCGATGTGTTCCGGTGAAAATATACGAGTTTTTGTATTTTTATACACATATTGACCTTTTTCTTTTTTCATAATATTTAACAATCCTCTCTCTCCATATGTGTAGTCTATATCTTCTTCTTCTTCATTCTTGTATGGATATGTCATATTTAATATTTGACGAAATGAAATCAAATCATTTATAGTGTATCCAGAAAGAGCGCTGTTTTCATCAATGTCTTCTTGATAATCATCTTCTACATCTCCTCCAACTTCCCTTGCACTTCTTCGTCGTTCATGTTCATGTTCTTTCATTTTCCCCAGTTTTTTCTCGTATACTTCACTTTGATGTTTTCCAACCTTGGTTATGTAAACATCGACGTGTTCTAATCCAGGAACTGTCGTTTTACCATCAAATGTAACCTTTGGATAAGGAATAGTTCCTCTTGTTTTATTAGTACCATCATAAACTTCTTGCTGCTTTAATGCATTGTCTTTAGAAAACTGTGACGGAAAAATGCGATATGGAAATGTGTATGGATTTTCTCCCCTCACATATGATATATACCCAATTGATGCTTCTTTTAATAATTCTCTCCCAACCTGTTTCCCTTCTACAACTAAAAGATTATTATCTGAATCAAACAAATCTCTTGAATAAATTCGAGGGCGTCTATCATTAATTCGCATAAGATTTAAAAGCCAAACAATTTCTTTTGGGTCGTTAAACATTGGCGTTGCTGATAAAAATAACAACCGTAAATTTTCTGCATATTTTACAAGATTCAATAAGTAAGCCGCATCCTTGTTATTAGATTTCAAATTATGAACTTCATCAATAATAATTAATCTATTATTGAAATAATTTCTCAATCTTTTGATTCCTTCACGAGTTATTTTTATTTTGAATTCTTCTTCGCCTTCCTCCTCTTCTTCCTCTTCCTCTTCCTCTTCCTCTTCCTCTTCCTCTTCCTCTTCCTCTTCCTCTTCCTCTTCCTCTTCCTCTTCTTCGCCTTCTTCGCCTTCTTCGCCTTCTTCGCCTTCCTGTTCGCCTTCCTCTTCTTCATCTTCCTCTTCTTCGCCTTTATCTTCTTCTTCTTCATCTTCGCCTTTGCCCTTTTTATTTTTTACCTCAATGGTAGCTTTAGATTTTTGTATACCTTCTCCGCTAATTAACATTCTTATAATGGATGAAAATTTTTGATATCCAAAAAATAAATATGATTTTTTTATTATCTTATCAATTTGTTTTTTTATTTTTAATTTAATCTTTTCTTCTTCTGATGCATTACCAACTTCATCATCATCCATTTCGAAAAGGTATAAATTAATTTCTTTCAAATACTTATTTCCAGTGCATCCACTTATTGTCCATTTTCCAGATTCATTTCGATGCAATTTACTAACGTCAAATAATTCCTTTTTAAAATTATTTTTTACATTAATATTTGAAATAACGATTATTTCTTGTTTTATTCCCATCTGGTTTAAATAATCTCTCATATTTTCAGATATTCCAATTGCAGAACAAGTTTTTCCGGAACCGAGACCATGGTACAAAAGCAAACTGTTATACGGCGTTTGAAATGACATGAAATTTTTTACAAAATATTGATGTTGTTGCAACTCGTATGTTGCATTGCACATTTTATCAGCATGCTCTATTAATTCTTTATTTCTGTATACCTTTTCAGTATTTCTTGTGTCATAAAATTCTTTTTTTTCCGCAAGCTTTAAATTAAAATTTGAATCATTTAAATCTGGATATAGAAAATCATTATTTTTATTTGAAATCAGATTTGTATTCGGCATTATCTTTATTTTTTTTTTTACTTGTTGTTCTTCTTCTTCTTGTTGTTCTTCTTGTTGTTGTTGTTGTTCTTCTTCTTCTTGTTGTTGTTCTTCTTGTTGTTGTTCTTCCACTTCTTTTACCTTTTTCGGTTTTATTTTAATTTTCATCATTTTCTTTTTTTTAGATGCGCACCTACTTTTATCCGTTTTATAACACTCATCATCATTTGCCTTTGAATTTGAATCAGGATTAAAAATGCACCTTTCAGTCGCTTCATTATATTTGCAAAACACCTCTGGCATTTCTCTTTCTCTTATTTCTGTTACAACTTCTGCTTCTTCCACTTTTTCCATTCCTTCCACTTCTTTTACCTTTTTCGGTTTTATTTTAATTTTCCTAATTTTCTTTTTTTTAGATGCGCACCTACTTTTATCCGTTTTATAACACTCATCATCATTTGCCCTTGCATTTAAATCAGGATTAAAAATACACCTTTCAGTTGCTTCATTATATTTGCAAAATGCCCCTTCATTTTTCTGCATTTCCTCTTTTGGTTGTTGTTCCTTTTCTGGTTCCATAAATATTTTGTTATAAGTTTATTATAATATATAATATAAACAAATAATATATTATAGATTGATTATACCTATTCAAAATTAAAAATAATAAAATAAATTAACCATTATTTAAATTAGATATAAAACAAAAATATAAAAATCATAACACATCACAAAGCATAAATTTATGAAGAGTATTATTAACACTTGTAATTATATTTTTTTTTTCGACATTGTATGGTCGAATAATATCCATGCACTCTTTGTATGATAACCATTTCATATTTTTTACTTCCGATTTTTGATATTCATTTTTTTGAATTGTATCTCTTCTCATGTATGATAAATAATATTTATTTTTATAAGACTTTATGTTGGAACCAATAAATATTTCTTCATATGGAATAACATTATGTATTTGTTTCAAGCTTAACTTATCATATCCTGTTTCTTCTTCAAATTCTCTAAATCCGCAATCTAAATCTTTTTCTTGATGGTTTCTGCGCCCTTTGGGAAACCCCCATTCTGCTGTTTCCCAGTTTGTTGTAGATGAAGAAATCAAAGTTTCCAAGTTATACTTTACACCTGATGACATCTCTACTCCATTTTTCATATGTAAAAATTTATTTTTAGAAACCTGCTCTTCGCCCCTATATTGTATTCCAGAATACTCGCCCCATAATGATGACCATAGCTCATCAAATGGTTTTGTTAGTATGTTATGTTTTTCGCACACTGTCATTTCATCAACTATATTTTTAATGTATTGATAATTGTGCACTGAATATTTTCCGCGAATAAATTCAACATAACCAAAACTATCAGTTCTTTGAATCATCAAATATTCAAATTTATTTTCAAATTCTTCTTTTTCTTCTTCTTTTTCTTCTTCTTCAAATTTTTCATATTCGCTAGATTTTCGAAATGCAATCACGCCTATGCTTGTAATGGGAACACTGCAATTTGAATACATGTGCCCATTTTTTCCACAATTGTTACAATAATTATTGCCATTGCCATTGTTGCCATTGTTGCCATTGTTGCCATTGTTGCCATCATTACTAATAAACTTTTGCATGTTTGTTGTTATTTGGTATTGTTATTTGGTATTGTTACTTGGTTTAAATATTTACTATTATGGTTATATGTAAAAGATAAAATCTTTTTATATTGTTTGAATACAAACATACAAACATATGACAACATCTACTTTAGACTCAAGTGTATGGGGACCTCACTATTGGTTTGTTTTACTCACAATGGCAACATCTTATCCTAAACATCCAAATGATGTTACAAAAAAAAAATATTACGAATTTATTCAAAATTTACCATTGTTTATGCCATCCAGCACAATCGGCAATAATTTTAGTAAGTTATTAGATGCATTCCCGGTTACTCCGTATCTCGACAGCAGAGACTCGTTTATCAAGTGGGTTCACTTTATACACAATCGAATCAATGTTTCTCTAAATAAAGAAGAAATATCACTTCACGATGCGTTGGAAATTTATTACAACAACTATAAACCCAAACATGTTGTGGCGAGAGAAAAATATAAACATTGGCAAAAAGTTGTCTTTGTCATTATTGTAATGTTATTTTTGGGATTTATCAAGTATAATATGAGTAAGTCAAATTAATTTGTTATATAATTATATATTTATCAATGTGTATTTTTAGATTTCAACCCAAAAAAACCGCCATGTCCATGTAACTGTTTAATTGTATTAAAGTTTTTAATATTTTTTTTAATAAGTTTATAACTCCAGATAACACCCATACAATATATTGCAAAAATCACAACTTTGGTGGACAAGTAAAACTGAAAAAAATGTATATTATTATTATGGATATATAGAGAGAACTTTATAATTCTAAAATACGAATACCACAATAGCTGAAAAAATTCGGAAATAATATTCAAATTCAAATAATTTTCATATTCTTTATGTAAATGATAGGATACGTATAGCATAACATTTGATGTTTCAAGAATATTGTATCCACACAACAAGTGTTCTTTACTTTCACTCAGTAGTGATTGTTTCAATAAATAAATAGCAAATATATGATGAATAATGAATGGATAACGTTTTTTTAGCTCATCCTTTGGCTTTAATTTATAAATACATGAAATAATATACATTAAGTCATACGTATAGTATCCTATACTCATGTGCGTTGCATAATTCACATTGTAATCATAATTATAATGCGCCATAAATAGTAGACAATGAATAAAACTAACGATATTATTGGATACGACTTCTTGTTTATATTTCGATACTTCATTTGTAACCGTGCTCCAGAAACAAACAAGAGGAATTATCTGACTAATCTCTAACATGTGTTGATTATTTTTTTATATTATATTTTTTTATCACTATATTATATTACTCATTCACATCTTTTTAAATAGATTGTGTCGACTTTTTACACGTAAAACTATCATTTTATACAACGGCTTAGATATTTTATAATCCAAGGACATAATTTGTCCCGATAGGTAGGTTGGTCAACCATTTGTCCATGTTTCAAAAGATATTTTTTGGTATATTCAGAAATTTTTTTATTCATGTTTTGTTTGATTTGATATAATATTATATAATTTCAATTTTTTATATTAATTTAATATTTGTATAAATATAGGCAAATCAAATATTAAATTCACCATAACAAAAAATAAAAATCAAATTGAATGTCAATAACGAGAAAAAGAAAATATTCAATGAGTGGAGGCATCCCAATATATCCGGGTGGATTTAGTTGCGTATTTAAACCACAATTGAAATGTAAATCAAAAAATAAAATTAGGAAAAATAAAACGCGAAGGAATAAGTATTCAGATTCAGTGGATGGTATATCAAAATTGTTATTTAAACATCATGCAAAAATGGAAATGGATAATATTCATTTGTTTTACAACGCTCTAAAAAGTATTCCAAAATCTCACAAGTATTTTCTATTTACAAAATCGAAAATTTGTTCACCTGCAAAGATATCGAAGCGCGACCTGAAAGGCTTCGACGACATGTGCTCTAGTTTCACAAGTCATGAAATAAATGAATCAAATATAAATGCGAATATTGACAATTTGCGATTAATAAACATGCCGAATGCCGGTCTTTCAGTAAATGAGTGGCTATTAAATACGCGGCTGACAAGTGCGCGAATCGTTCTTTTCAATAAGATTATGACAGAACTCATTGTAAATGCAATTGTTCCAATGAATAAAAAGGGTGTAATTCACAATGATATTAAAGAAGATAACATTCTCATTAGCGGCTCAAAAACAAACCCAAGACCCACCATAATTGATTGGGGAATATCAGGAATATCTACATTACGTGATCCCATTCCAGAAATAATTATGAATAGATATATTTCCGTATCAAATCCGTTTAGCAGCATAATATTTACATCCGATTTTATCATGAGTTATAGCGAGTTTTTACAAACGCATAGTAATCCATTATCTCCCTCATTTCGACAAGAGTTGGCATCATTTGCGCTTTCGCAATATTTGAAATTCAAAGACATTGGGCACTACTCGTACGTTGAACGATTTTTTATTTCCGCGTACACGTTTCAATCGAGAAATGTCATGAATGAAGCCGATTCCCGCCAAATTATTGAAGACACATACCACAAATACGCAGCCGCATATATTACAGACGTACTGTTACATTTTACCGAATTTGACAACAATTCAGGAATCGGCAAATTTCAATACGCAAAATATTTTACTCAAGTATATATATTCAATTGCGACATATGGGGAATCATGTGTTGCTACAACGTATTTTTTTCAATTGTAAAAGAACCCGCGAGAATTCAACACATCAACCCGGTAAAGTATTTTAATTTTCTCATACGAATTTTATCCATATTCACCACAGAAATAATGGTGAATGGTGACAAAAAAATTAATGTCAATAAATTAGTTACGTCTCTAAATCATTCATTTCATTAGAATGAGTTTACACAAACTGCGCATAATATGATGAGGTAATAATAGAACTTTTGTGATGAGGCATACCGTCATCATCATCATTGAGAGATGAGACACAGGGAACGCAAGATGAAGATGAATTTCTAGCAGCAACAATGTCAACCGCATTATTTATAATGTCATTGACAACTGCATCTACAGTTGAAGACAAAATCGCATTGTTTATAATGTCATTGACAACTGCATCTACAGTTGAAGACAAAATCGCATTGTTTATAATGTCATTTATAATTTCATCCACGGTCGCATTCATATTATTATCATCTGCATTATTTTCAAACGTTTTTGGAACCGGACATGGATCTGGAAGAACCACTGAAGCCGAGGAAGAAGTCGGCGCCTTTCGCATTTTTATGATTACATAATCGTCCTCATCAAATTCAAACTTTTTTTTATTTTCATCTGCGATTATTTCATCAATTATTGTTTTTTTAAGTAGTACTTTTTCCTCTAAATATTCTTTTACTCCAGATGAGTAACTTGCAGAATAACTCAACATATTATTTACAACATTTACCACATGATAAACACCCGCGATTAAATAATATTGAGTATAAAATAAATATTTATTTTCTTCTTTTTTTGGTTTTTCAGAATCGTTTTTCATTATCTATATATAGAGAAATCCTTTATTTATTTATCTATATTTTTAACTTTATATAATAATAAATATATACTTATTATTTTATTATGTTATCCCAATTCTAACTACGCTTCTTATTCGAGTGTTTATTTTTTTATATTTTTTACATATTTTCTGCTACTCTTTTTTCTTCTAACACTGACGCTCTTTTTTCTTCTAACACTGACGCTCTTTTTTCTTCTAACACTGACGCTCTTTTTTCTTCTAAAACTGAGACCGTTTCTTTTTCGCCCACCCTTCCCCATCCCCATTCTTTTTGCAGATACTTCTTTATCGTGTAAATATTTTTCAAATGGAAATTCTTCTATGCATTCAATTAAATTCTCCATGTGTAATTTTCCAACAAATAAAGTGATATCAACATTTCTCTCCATATTATTTGTTATACTTAATAACAAATGTAAATTAGATAGGTGTATCCAGCATTGATCTAAATATAAAATATATTTTCCAAGGTCCTCAATTGTATGAAGATCAGCTAATATACTTCCAATCTCCCCTATAATTTTCAAGTATCTGGCGCGGATTGGCTCTATATCTAACAGCGGTTCAAATAAAGACAATTGCGTATACCATGTTGATTTAAATTCAGCTAAAAATGTCGGATCAATATCACGATTTACTTTGGTTTCTCTAATTGTTTTTTTACATTCTTCACTAAGATTATATATTTCGGCAATTCTACAATCTCCGCAGACAATTTGAGTGTTTGGAAAACTACCACCAAATCTAAGAACTGTACTAAAATATAAAATAGGAGATAAAACAGGATGTCGTATTCCAGATTTTTTTTTTGCAGTATCTGGGTCAGACATAATATCACTAAAAAAGGAACTATCATCCATTGATTGTACCATTGTGTCTGAAGTTTCTATTATTATAATTTTTTTTTGTCCTTGTCTTTGTATATGAATATCATCTATAAATTTCTTCAAAAATTGTTCATATGATTTTTCATGTAATTCACCATATAATGTAATGGAACTATTCAAACTTGAATATACTTTTGTAAATGTATCTAAAGTATCTGTATCTGTTAGATTCTCTTCTTCAGCCTTTTTCTGCAGTTCTTTTTCTGCAGCCAGTTTTTCTCTGGCTTCTGCAACCTTTTTCACCACTTCCGCACGTTTTTTAGCCTTTTCGACATCTGCGGCGGGGCTTTCCATATTCGATTATTGCGATTGTATTTTTTTAAAAAATATGTATAATATATAATATCATGAAAAAAATAAGTATTAAAAAAAATATAAATTGAAAAAAAAATATATATATTTATTTCTTGTAGTTCCGAAAGATTCAACACAATATGGAGATTGGCGCCATCAAGGCGACCGCATCAGGAGCAGCAGCACAGCAAGGAGAAAAAGAAATAATGACAAAAAAACAGCTTGGACTGTTTCAAAGAGAAATGAATGAAGCACTCAAACGCACCGATGACATGCGCCGAATGGTATACGGCAACTCCGCTTTGATTGCGACCACGCATGAAAAGGGCATCATAACCATGACGTTGCGGTTTGCAATTCAAGAGCACGACGACGCTTTAATCGCATCATTACTTGGTCGTCTCTCGATGAAGCGCGACTTTTTCGAATTGATGGTTTACAAAGGTGACCCAGTTTACAGTGCGCATTTATTTGAAACGCACATTGACGTTGCCGTGTTGGAACCAAAAGATATTCGGTTCATCATTGAAAACGGACTGACATTCTTGCTTCGTCACTTGGACGGCAAATTTCTGCATGATGCAGCAGGCGGCACCAAATCTGAATTTGATAAGTCTTCGACTCTGCGTCGCTACTCGCTTCCAAATTGCATTCACTACATTGAAAAAATCATGAAAGTCGTTGAGAAAAACGTCATGAAAGCTATTCATGAAGATGAAAATAAAAAAAAGAAAAGTCACCTTCCTCTTGAGGTTGTGAAAAAACTGCAAACAACTTTTGCCGCTTACGATGTCATAGTTGACGGCGGAAGCGTTTTACACTCGCGAAATGGTGAGCCAAATCCAAACGACTTGCGCAAAATGATTGACCTATTGAAAACGCGCGAGCATTCGCCACTTGTTGTCATTCACGCATCGCACACCAATGTCAAACTGAACCCGACATATGCCCCGGAAGTGAACAAAATTCTTAAACAAGCTGGTATCACTTTCATTACAACTCCGTCGGGTTTGAAGTTGAACGATGACCTCTTCATTCTGCTGGCATACTTGATTCGCGCAGACCACGCGCTCGCGTGCAGCATTGTCACGCGCGACACATACACCGACCACATGGACACATTCAAAAACCCGCAAAAAAATGTGTCGGATGATTTCGGCAAGTATCTGGCAAATGATTTGATTTCATTCACGAATGATGCATTCGGTCGTATGCACGTGCCACCCACCCAAACAAAACCATTCTCCAATTGCATTCAAATTGTCGAGCCGTACGCATACATTCCGCTATTGCCCACCACACCAAGTATGCCATCCCCCGAATTTAGTCAAATACTTTTATAGGTTTCACATCACTTGGACATTAAGGGAACTCGGGTACAAAATGTTTGCGCCCCTATTTTTTTTTCTTTTGCATTATATATAATAATAATATTAATATAATGCCCGCCAAATCGTCAAAGTGTGTGAAACAGACCCAGAAAAAATACACGACAAGGTCATCTCCACCCTTTCCTGCGAATGAGTGTAAAAATAAAACAAAAAAAGGTAATAATGGAAAATTTTTTAAATCGGCTGTAGACAAAAATGGTGTTTACAAGTGGATTGCACTAAAAATTACAAACAAGACTAGACGCAAATAACTTGAATAACATTTTCCTTTTTTAATTTTGATTTATCTCTCTTCTCTCTAAAATAATTTCTGGTAACTATCTTTTTATAAAAAGATACCTACGTGTGATTATAGACTCTAGCATCTGTTTATAAAAAGATAGTTACCAGAAATTATTTTAGAGAGAAGAGAGATAAATCAAAATTAAGTGTAAATAAATTCATAAAAAAACAGAAATTAAAATAAAAAACTATTATATTAGTTTAATTATACACATAAGTCACATTATGAAATTTAAATTCGAGTTTATTATTTTTATTATAACCGCGGCATTAATTTTGAATACTTATCACGATGGAAAGTATTTTAAAATGGTTGAAACGACAAACGCTAGAAAGTATATCAAAATGGCAACATTTGGATTCTTCGGATTATCCATGTATTTATTTTTAAAAAAGAACCCGGCAAATTCTCAAACGATTATGCATCATGCAAATGAATTTATTAAGTATATGCCAATCAGTAGAGAATCCGCAGATATGCTCACGCCATTCTTTGATATGACAAATAAACGCGCATTTTTTAGCGGCAATAACGGAAACAATGGCAATGGAAATGAAGACGAAGCGGAAGATTGGTCTAATTCTAATACAAGCACATCTAAGCGACAACAATACAATATAAATAAAATGATGACATCAGGAGGAACTTCGGCAACAACCGGAGTGAAAGCCACAAAACGAAGTGTAAGCGAATCAAAGAAAAAATTTGTGGCTGCTCAACAGTCGTGGAAATGCGGCGACTGCAAACGACAACTGCCTAGCTGGTTTGAAGTAGACCATAAGATTCGCCTTGAAAATGGCGGTTCCAACGCAGTGGATAATTTAGTGGCATTGTGTCGAGACTGTCACGGGAAAAAAACAGCATTTGAAAATTTTTAACTGGATGGAGTTTGATTTAGATGGATTGGATTGATTAAAATATAATAATAATATAAATATATCTGTATTTTATTATTTTTATACAATTAAAACAGTTATAATAACATAACATATACACATACAAAATGAATACTATTCAAGGTGAAGGCGGTGTTTCAACTATAATGAAATTGTTTTTAATTCTAACAGCATGCATTATTATAAATGTTGTCTTATATTTATTTGAAGACAAGTGGATTGGTGGGTTATTTACTGGCGCATGGTTATTTGCAACACTACTGAGCTACTTGTATAATAAAGGATTTGATTTGAATATAACAAACTACAGCATGACAACATTATTACAGAGGTATTTTCTTCCAATACTTACATATCTAGCATGGATTGGTGTAATTTATTGGTTAATAACAGCAGAAAATGATTTAAGAGAGGATCCAGCTCATAGCCAACTTTCCAGAAATTTTGCAGGCGTTATGACCGGATTTATTCCCGTTTTAGCCGGAATAGTAACATATTGTTACACTTATGGTAAACCCGTGGGACCGGCAATCTTAACTAGTATAGGTTTGTTATTTCTCGGGTCATATAGTTACTACCTATCTACATTATACGATGGTTGTAAAAAAAATATTTCGGACTCTATTTGTTGGAAATTTTCTGCAAATGCAACATTTCTAGGTTTTATTATAATAACCATCGTTTTTGGTTTGTTATCAAAACAAGACTTGGGAAAATATGGAAAATACTTTCAATTTTTACCTAGAATTTTAACAACCAACCCAACTTCACCACTCAGCATATTTTCAATCATTACTTATTTAATGCTATGGATTTCAATCGTCATTGTATTTTTTCGCCACGACTCAAAATTCGGTGATGAAGAAGGCAACCCTGTGAATGCAACATTTACAGCAATTGGAGCACTCATGTTCATTTTATTACTTATTAAAGAAACATCACTTGGTACATCACTTGTAAATATGATAATGTATATATTTAACCAACCCTTGTCCGCAATTTTGTTACACGCATCAATCATAACAACTTTAATAGTATCTATTTATTTTACAACAATATACTTGGAATCAAATGGTATAAATAAGCAAACTGGGGGCATATTGGCGTTGGAGATATTTTTATGGATTTTATTGATTATATATTTAACCATTATAATATATAGTTATAGTAAAGCATAATTATTATTAACTTATACAAGTAAAAATAATTTAGTAAAAACAAAAACAAAAACAAAAACAAAAAACATGCAGTCTTTAAGAAATTTGAAGTCAAAAATAAACACTGATATTACAGATTTACAAATTACACAAAATATTTCACAAAATAAATACGTTGTACTCTTAATTATTATTTTAATACTAAGTGGAATTTCATATGGTTTAATTCACAATTTCATTGGAAACCAGTGGTTGTTTTCAGTCTTCCTCCTTTTAATATTTGCATTTGCAGCCATGTTGCGTTTTGTAATAAACACCCCATCGATTTACGTCATCATATTTTTATTGGTATCCATATCTGGTCTGCTTTTTTTTGTAAACAAGCTTGCAGGCATTATCATGTCTGTAATTGTCGGAATGTTACTGCTTCATTTGCTTTACATTTTCATTATAAAAGGTGTGAATATCAACGAGTCGGTAAATAATTTTTTTAGCGGCATGTCGGTGTCATCCATACCGGAATCCTGGAACTCACTCACAAAAATAACCAGCTTCTTATGCAACTATTTCATAAAGGGATTTTTGGTGCAACTTGTTTCAAAATCAATGCTTATCATTTTCCTAATGTATTTGGCTCTAGTTGTATACATTTACACAAAGCAACCGTACCAAATTGTGTCTGACAATAAATCGATATTTCTGTGTATATTCTTATTCATTGGATTTGCACTTTTATCATTGCTTGTTATGGGATTTGAAGCATTTGTGCCTTTCATAGCATCATTTTTGAAATATACGATACTAATCGGAATTGTTATAGGAATTATTCTTGCAATTTTGCACGTCTATAATAATGTTCCGATTATTGCAAACACAGTATTATTTGCCATAAATATTGCAATACTTGTTGGCATTTTTGCCATGATTGTCAAATTCATTGGCGCGGAAGCACCAGGTTATATTTCTGGACCGCCCACATGGTCCAGTTTATTATTCAAAACACTTATTTATTTACCTTGTTTATGTTTAGATGCTGTTGATTTTGTCAAAACTGAATTTAAATTGGCAGAGAAACAGTGGACATATGTTATTATTTTTATTATTGAAATTATACTGATTGCATTACTATTTATTCTTCCGAAAGCATTTGATGCAGTCATTAATCACAACGGAGAGGTAATATTGGACAGCGTGTTACCTTTAAATGTGACAAGCAACCCGCCGTTACAAGTAACCACCACAGATTCAAATAATGTCGAGACAAAATCTTTGACACTATCACTGGCAGACAACACTAAAAATGGTAAGCAAACTTATAACTATGGAATATCCGCATGGTTTTATATTCATCCAGAACCACTAAATACAAATAATAATTATACAACTCCGGGTGGTGTAAGTATATTAGATTTTTCAAAATCTCCGACCATAAATTATGATGCAAGTAACAATTTATTAAACATTATGGTTAGCGGTGCAACAATCCCACAATCATCTCAACCAAAAAGCCAAATTCCTTTGCAGAGATGGAATCATTTATTTATAAACTTCAATAACAGTGGTATAATGGACGTATTTCTAAATAATCATTTGGAAACTTCAGTTCCAAATATCATTCCCACGCTTCTTCCAACAAGCTTGACTGTAGGAAGTACATCAGGAATATATGGACAAGCATGCAATGTAGTTTATTATCGAAATGTTTTAGGAAGTGATGGAATTTCGTGGATATATAATACTCATAAATATCTAAACCCACCACTAAATCCAAACTTTTAATTCATTCATAGTTCATTTGATTTAGAAATATCAAAATTATTATTATTAAAAATAAAAAATTAAAATAATAATAATAATAATCTAACACACATTATATAGGTGATTTCATTCATAATATCATAATACAATAATGGATTTTTCTTGGACAACAACTATTATCATTATACTTTTAATTATTATTGTTTATTTTATTTGGACAGCATCTTCTTCTTCAACCACGGTTTCATCTGGGGCTCTAGATGCATCTAAATCAACACCAATAACTGTAAATGCATCTAACTCTTTTACAATATCCACATGGGTTTACGTAAATAGTTGGAACTCAACTACACCGAAAACCATTTTATCTACACCAAAAGATAGCAAAAGTCCATTCATTTTAACTTTAGGAAATTCTAACAATAATTTAAATAATTTATATATTACGATTGGAGACCAAAGTATACCAATAAACGGAGCAAAATCAACAATATCAATTCCGCTTCAAACATGGGCATCAATCATTGCAACTGTAAATAGTGGAAACTCATTAGACATTTATATTAATGGTAAACTTGTTCAAACAACTGCTTTAGATCATGTATATGGTTTACCTGCTGGAACGATAAATGTTGGTGGCGGAATTGATGGTTATATTTCCTCCAAATTTGATTCTACTCCTTTCGGACCGCAAGACGCCTGGAACACTTATTCTAGCGGATATGGAAGCGGCGGCGGAAATTCTGTTTCAGATTTTTTTAATAAATACAAGGTTCGATTCGCTTTTGTAAAAGATAATGTGGAGTTGTCTAGGCTTGACATTTAATTGAGCCAAGGGAACCCTAGGGGAACCTTGGTTCCCCTCTGACCCCTCCTTTTGTTTGTAATCTATGTAATGTAATGAGGGGGTCAGAGGGGCTTAATGCCTAATTAATAAATATAATCACAAATATAATCATAATTAAATTATAATTATAATTATATACAAAAATTAAAACAAAACAAAATGTTATTTTATGGAAAAGAAATAGACATATTTTATATTATTTTGCTTGTAATATTAATTCTAGTTGTTTACATTTTATTTTCATTTTACATGCAACAAAAACAAACCATTGCGCTAACCACTTCTTCGCAGCCCATTTTGAGCGCAAGCGCCATCGTTCCAATTCCCATTAAATCTGGTGAAGTTTTAGAAAGAGGCGCATTTGCAATTTCGTTATGGTTAAATATAACCTCATGGGTTCCGCCAACAACGGTCGATGCGAGTTTTAATGTATTATCGCTGAACAATACAACCAACTCAAATCCATCAATCACAACCAACATATTAACATCACAGATTGATGCAGATTGCAATTTATTTATTTCATCAAGTTTATTTATTCCAAAACAAACACACCAAATAACGTCATCTCCATTGCCAATAAATGAACCAGTAAATATAATTTTGAACTATAACGGCGATGATGATTATATTCAAGATGAGGATGAATTTGTAAGAGATTCCAGTGGAAATATTAAAAAAATGAATAATGGAAAACCCATATCAATATATAATACAGATACTGGGTTTTATTATAGTAATCGCGCTTTAGATGTATTTATTAACGGCATGTTGAACAATACAATCATTTTGAATGCTTCATTAAGTAAAGAAAAAGGAAATGTGTGTGACAATAATACGTGCGTGTCATTTTTCGATGACGCATCCATGAATTACTTTACCAATGACAACATTCAACTTCTGGTTGGCTCAGCAGGTAGTAGTGGCAACGGACCCATTGGAACAATATCAAACGTCACATTTATTAAAGGCGGGTGTTCAACTGAAGATGCGCAAAGTATAAACAACAGTGGAAATTCGAGCAGCATATTAGATAATATTCTTTCATATAAACTCCGATTCAGTTTACTCGATGACGACAAAGAAGTAAAAGTCTATGATATTTAATATTCAAAAATTTAGAAAACAAATTCACAGCATGCCAGCTGTTTATTTTCGCGATATCTATTCAAGTGTATAAAACCGTCGAGCGGATAGTTTCTATTTTTTACGTAGTAGTTACTTGACGTATTTGTTCCTTGAAAATTTCCGGCATTCGCCATTGTTGCTCCATATGCCGAATAGAATGAAAATCCGTTGCTCGTAATGGTGTCTGCTTTTAATTTTTGAAGGCGCGTGCTTCCTGAAACTGCACCCTGACACGCAAATTGCGCATTATTTGGCTTATAAATTGTGCTGCAATAGCTGTTGGCGGGTTGATTTAGTGCGTTATTATTATACGTTTTGGGATTTGAACAATTTTTAGATTGATAAACTTGAGGACCATTTGGCGAATTCGTCGGATATAAAAATTCAAACGGAATGTTATCATTTACACTTGGATAATACACGCAACCCGTTTTTTTTGTTGTCGAGAGTCGTTGAGCTGCAGTTCTGCATCTGGACTGCAAATAGCCGGATGTGGTTTCATAATATGACTGACTCAGTGTACAAATGCCCGACTTAATTCGATTATTTTCAGGGTTGCAGTCAATGCATACCGTATCATAAACGCTGGTAATTATTTCATAACTTTCATCCACATTTACTTTATCTTCTTGGTCCGGAATCGGTGGAGCAATCGGGGTAATTGGGTCAACATACCAAATATCCGGAACAGTGGGTTCATAATTTTCATAAACAATGTCGTAAATGGTTGCAGCCCCCGGAATGTTGAGAAATATTTCCTCGATAACCGGAGTGCTAATAAATTCTATTGGAACAGATATTGCACCATTATTTTGAATTTTATATCCTTCATCAAAATTGTTTTCAGCGTATGCATCTGCTATTTGAAATGAATTCCCTCCTGTCTCAATGCATTCGCAGGATTCTGCGTTTGTTTTGTAGATGCTTGACCCCGGCGTGTCCATCAAATACACTGTTGCCATTCGTTTTTGGCTAGAGTTGTCAGTTGACGGATTTGTGGGAACCAGCTGTCTACGCCAATGCTTCAACGGACGCGCTTTAAAATTCGGTCCTATAAAATCATCCTGATTTATATTGGACGGAACATTGTTTGCATTTGGACGATGCATACCCGGAATCACGTTGAATGCGGTATTCACCTTGGTTGCATAATGCGGCTTTCGTGTAGTCGTTAAAGTATTTGAAGTTCTAAAATTTTGCGGATTATTTATTTTTGGAGTTGTTGTTGTCATTATTATTATTATTATTATTATTTGTTGTCACTATACTATAATAATTAATTATTATTATTAATTATTTATATATAATAATTATAATTAATTATTATTATTATTTTATAAAATTTAAAATCTAAAATCATATTTTACATTATATTATTATTTTTTTATTTTTTTATTTTTTTATAACAACTTCCAATTGCGAAATGGTGTAAGGAATTTGTATAAGATAAATTTCATCATCATCTGGGTGAACTTTATACAAGGAACAATCAGCGTATTTTAATTTCATTTGTTTTGTAGTTTCAGTCTCTTTTTTTTGTCTTAATTCTTCTCTTCTCCCCTCTTCACCTTCACCTTCTCCTTCATCTTCTTCGTCTTCTTCTTCTTGGTAGTCAGGATTAAATTGAAGTGAAGTTTGATATGTTTCAAGAATATTATGAATAATCTCGAGTTTTTTCAAAGGGTCCGGATTCTGATTCATAACTTCCTGTTGTTTTTCAATATTCATTAAAATGATTTGAATATCATCGCGATTTCGCATTAACTGAATACGCCGCTCTTGATTATTTACAACATTTTCATAATCAGAAACATATTTTTTATATATTTCAAGTTGTCTATTAAATTCAGGAATTTTCAAGGTAATTTCAGCAAGAGCATCATCTTCAGATTTATAATTGAATAATAAATCCAATTTCAAATTTATAATATGTTCCTTCATTTCTTCCACTTTTTTAAACTGCGATTCTAATAAATCCTGAAGATTATGCGTGTTTCCCATTCTAAATCCACGACTTTTTTTTATTTTTTGCATTTTTAATAAAATAGATTTTATAACATCCGACTCTAAAATATCCTCCTTTATTGCAATTCGTTTTTTTTCATTTGTTGATTCTATGAATTTCGTTTTTTTATACAACTTATTGATTATCTTTTTTCTTTGTTCAAAATATTCTTGTTTAAGTCTGAAATAACTTGTAATTTTTTCATTATTAGATTCTTCTAATTCGCTGGTCATATTGTATAATATAACTATAATTAAAAATTATAAAAATAATTTAAAGATTTGTTATATACAAACGATAAAAAAGAACAATACATAAATTTAAATTATGGATAATTTTGTGAAACCAATGACAAAAGAGTGTCTTAAAAATTACCCTAAAAATAGAGAATTGAATAAAGTGGTAAATTTAATATGCAGTGGTGTCATAAACAAAGCAAGTGGTCGCACATACATATACACAGACACATGTGTTGAAACTGCATTTAAATATTCAATTCCGTTTGAAGAAGAGTGGGTTACTAATACAATCAATGGGTTTATGTATCAGTCACAAATACAGTTAACAACATTAGAATATCATAAACTGCAATTGAAATTTACAAATAATGCGGTGAGTGAAAGAGTCCAGATGAGAGAACAGTTCATTAAAGATTTATTTGCAGAGCTTCAAATCATTTTTCCCGACTCTACTATCAATTGTGTTGAAAAATCATATTTTCCTCGTGGATACAACTACAATCAAGTAAAAAAAATGTTTATTGAAATCGACTGGTCATCGTAATCGTTTGTTCATTCTTTTGTTACCATAAAGGCAAGGGATTATAAGGGACGGCGCGTCCCTTACCATGAAGGCAAATCTGTAATTAAATTCGCATGTGTTACTCCACCTTTTTGTCTGTCCATTTTTATTGTTGCAGATACATTATTCAATTTTGTTAAAATATATTGTTTTTCTTCTTGTTTTTTTCTTTCCTTTTCTTCAGGAGTAAGCTTTCCTTTATATTTAAAATATAAAATCCCTCCTAAAAGCATGGTAAATAATACAAACATTGACACATTGAATATAGTATTATAGTGATGCGACTTTATTTGATGACAACCTTTCAACACACCGCTAATAAATGATTTAACTCCAGGTTCGGTCAAAAATGGTTTGTCATCTTGACATTGACCATGACCCATTCTAAAAAAGTTCATATTCACTTCACTTGTGTGTGTGGTATTACTTATATTCTAATTCTATAAAACACAATAGATAATTTCATATTAATTTTATACACATTAATTAATATAAAATTTAATATATTGATAATACAAATATTAAAATAAATTATTACTAAATAGTTAGTAAAAAATGTCTTCACAATCCGCAACTGCATCGGCAGCACAACCCGCAACTGCGGTCGCAACTGCTTCAGCCGCTCAAGTAGTTGACCCAGCCACGTCAATTTTTGTATACATTGGACTTACTGTCATATATTTTACGATGAAGTATATGATGCCAGAAAAAGCAACCCCTTTATTTGTTATTTATTTCATTTTAATAATTGTAAGTCAGTTTATTTTGAATATATATTTAGCCAAACAAATGTGCAACAGCCCTTCTAATGTTGGAACTGCAGCTATTGCGACAATTATTCCATGGATTCTTATTTTTGGCTTACTTAATTTATTACTGACAATGTTTCCTGGTTGGCTTGCCGCATTTTCAAATACAATTGGCTATGCTGTCGCGAGCATCATAGGCGTGTCATCGCTTTTTACAGAAAAATTGCTAAATGTCGGAACTCCGCCAAATAAAGATGCATTAAAAGTTATTCAAAATATACTCAGCGACCCTTCTACAATTATCAACACGCTTAATGATGAAAATATTGTAAATTTTTGGAATAAAAGTGTCGAGGTCCAATTATTCAAAAATGGACTTAAACCAATTAAAGATGTAAATGCAAACGACAACAGTGAATTGTTTTCTGAACTCAAAAAATATATTATGCTTAAAAACCTTGTTTCTTATTTTATTTGGTATTTGTTAACCGGAATTCTTATCACATCAATTAGTTACAACTACATGCTCACAGTTCCGTGTGTGCAAACACCCAAACAAGCACGTGCAGCCGCTGCTCAATTTTTGGCAAATAAAAATAATGCGCAGAAATCTGCAGATGCCGCCAAGTCAAGCGCCCCCGTTTACCAGACTGATGGAAAATAAAAGGGGGCATGCTGCGAAACGCAGTGCCTTGGGTCCCCCATCTGACCCCTTGCCCGCTGATAAATTCATTATCTGATTAAATGCTAAACCATTTTGGCGAAACAACTATATTCGCATTTATTTCAGTATAAATCAAATAAGAATTGTAAATCGACATAAAATACTTTTCAAACCATCGTTTGCTAATGATATTATATTCTTTATCAAATGCGAATTTGCAATAACACTGATAAATTGCGTATAACGATTGACTTGTGATAACTGACGCATTTACGCTTGAACTTTCCATTTTTGTTTCCTTGTATTTTTTTATAAATTCTTCTATTTCTCCTCTTTTATTCCATATATTCGACCTGCATCCTACGTGAATCAAATACTTATCATCTTCTATAATAATGTCCGGGTAAAAATGTTTTATTAACCCCAGTAACATTTTATCCGACACGTTGTTGTGCAACAGCGTCGTTGCAGACCGCTTGATTGATTTATTAAACAATGACAACAATTCATCTAATTCTAACTCATATTCTTCTTCTTCTTCTTCCACTTCTTTACTTTCCGAGTTGTTAAAATCTATAATATAAGTATTCCAAAATGACATGAAACTGCAGACAAATGGTAAATGTTTACTTGTTCTATTTTTTATAACTGTCTTTTCAACATCATCTGGCAACTGCAGCGCATCAATGTCCAAATTCAACTCTTCGCAATGTGTTGATAAGAGTTGTTGTAGTGAATGATTAAAAAAGATATTCGGAATATTTTCTTCTTCAATAAATATTTTCCACAAATATGACATATTTTTACACGTAATATTATAACCGGGACACTCTTCTGTGGTCGCATGAATGAATCGCGACACAATTTCAAGATTGGTATTATTTTTTAAATACAGGGCATGATTTATTACCAAATAGTCGTTACAATACTTATCTAGAAATAAATCGGCAGACACATATCGCGTTGAATAATGAGACGCGACGCAGAATAAATCAATAATGTGAGGAATGATGTGAGATTTAAAATAATCATTGTAAGCATTTGATAGTTCGCACACATTTACAAGTCGACAATCTTCATTTACATGTTCATAGTATTTAAACTTGAAATGCGTTAATAAATTTACTCCAAAATATTTATAACACTCCTGATTCAATTCTTTTATAAATGGAATAAAAGTTTTTGAATTGATAAAATAATGAAGTGAATTTTTTTTATGTAGAATGTCCCCGACGACTGTAAGAAAGTATTTCACTGTGTCTTTATTATGAAATAATGCGGGTGTGAGCAATCGTATCACATTTTGAATAGTTTCTGATTCAGGTATCGATTTAAGTATATTATTATTCTCTCGAATCCGTTTTATAATTTGTATTTTTATTTTATACTTCCACGGCAACAAGTCTTTGTGACTTGCCGTAATCGTTGTTAAAATGGAATGTTGAATGTTGTCCTCTTTTATAACTTCATATTTTTTATCATCAGAATAAATAAAAAATAACTCGGTTCCAGAATGATAAAAATATCGTGTTTTTGCAAGAAATTCTTCAATAAATTCATCCGATTTTTCTTCTAGTGATTTTTTTCTCTCTTCTCTCTGTTTACACTGTTGAACAGTATTTTCAAGAATTGTCGGTAATGCATCCATAATGTGATGAATCAACTTTTGTTGAACATTTGGTAAATTCGTGTACTTGTTATACAACACTGTAACCATGTTTAGAGCTTCCGCAATGTCGGCACCACCACCTTGGTGCTGGATTGTGTTTTCTGTGGTCGTGTCGGGCTGATTTGTCATACAAATGTTATAAATATAAATATATATACGCGGCTTAGTATATATGTATATTTATGTATGTTTATATAAATTATTATATTTATTTATTATTTCTTTTATTGACTTGTTATGAAATTGTTTGCATTCATCAAGCCTAAAAACATTTTGAATCTGTGGTTCAAATTATAAACATGCGTTTCAAGGTTCAACAGATCCGTTGAAATGTCAAATGTCCTCAAATAAAAAAAATATTTCTCATTGTGCATCTTTATCTTTTTCAAAATCGCATCCAGTTCATTATGCAATTTCGTGCACATGTCATGAATACCCGTCAACGCTTTATGTATGCTTGCTTTTTCATGAACCATTTCTGGTATTTCCGAAATGTAACTTTCGATTACTTCTAATTTATAAATAATATCCAATTTTTCAATCTTTGATTTAATGTACGTCTCTCCATACATGTATTCCGATAAAACTTCATATATTTTTGAATTTGTAGCACCAATGGACCGCAACACTGCATCCCTTTGTAATAAACTCGCAACAACCAACGCCATTCTAAAATATATATATATAAAATATATGGTATATAAAAGTATAAATATAAATTTATATACTTTTATATAATTAATTCATTTGCTTTCAAAATGTTTCAAGTTAAAAAACTAGTTTCGCACGCAGTTGTACCTAAAAGAGCCACAGAAGGCAGCGCCGGATTGGACATTAGTTCATCCGTGGATGCAACCATTCCACCTCGAAAATGGTGCGCCATTTCCACCGGCATTTCCATCATGGTACCAAAAGAGTGTTATGCAAGAATTGCACCGAGAAGCGGGTTGGCATTCAAATATGGAATACAGGTTGGTGCCGGAGTCGTTGACAGCGACTACACGGGTGAAATAAAAGTTATTCTGTTTAACCACGGGGCATACGATTTTACAATAAAAACTGGTGACAGAATTGCACAATTGATTTTTGAGAGAATATTCACAAATGAATTGCAAGAAGTTGAAGAATTAGTAGAAACAGAAAGAGGAGCAGGAGGGTTTGGTAGCACGGGATTATAAAAACTACTTGTGATATTTTTTACTCTTTTGTCGTTTGCTTCGTTGTCGTTGTCGTTTGCTTCGTTGTCGTTGTCGTTTGCTTCGCTGTCGTTGTTGTCGTTTATATTTACTCCCTCCAAGTTCAAAAATTTTGTCATTTTCTTCCGTCATCTCAATTTGTTTTTCTTCTGACAATGTTTTCACGGGGTTGTCTAATCTAAATTTTCTTAGATTTTCTAGTTCTAGTTGCTCTTGTAATTGTTGTAGTTTCCCTTGTAATTGTTCTAGTCGTAGTTTAAACTGTTCAAAATGCGCAGTTTCTGCACGGGTTGGGTCATAGACCATTTGATGATCCTTGGTTTCTTCAACCATTTTATTCATACCATCTAATAATCTACATTGAAGAAGAGTTGATAAATATTCTTCCTGATACTTATCTAATGGTTGTTGATTATCTTGTATATATTTATCCCATAATAAAACAACAGGTTTAGTTACGTAATCAACAACAAATCCAAGAAATGTTAATTTACACATAATTGGGCTCAAATATTGAGTTAACTTTGGTTTACCAGGAGACCATCTAAGCGGAAAATTAAATAATAATGGATTTTTTTTTATAACTTTTAAAGTTGTACCACAATTCGTAGATAAACCACTAGGAAAAGGCTCAAACTGGTTAAAAAATTTTATAAAAATATCTTGAACTTGGGGTGTTATCTCCAGAGGTATCGACCTATTTATTGGTGAGGGTTTGTAATTTGAAGAAGCAACAAGTTCAAGAGGAGGAAGAACTTCAGAAAATTTTGGTCTAACACGTCCTGGTGGTAATGGCGGTGAATAAAAATCATTAAATCTTTTACACATTGCCTCGTCAAAAGTTGGTTGTACAACAACCGCTCCTTGATCTGAACTATTTCCAAACAACTTATAAAATAAATCCATATCTTTTTTATAATAATGTAATATTATTATTTTCTATTATGCATTATTAAATAAATTGTCGATTGAATTTTTATAAGCTAAAATTCTATTACTGTAACTATGTTGTTTATATTGGTCCTTTAAAACAAATATACTATTACAACTATTATGCAACATGTTTATCAAGCGGTTTTCGACCTTATCCAAACTCCAATAGTCATTTGACTTATTTTGCACCCATTCAAAATAACTCACAACCACCCCCCCGCTGTTGCACAATACATCGGGTATTACTTCAATGTTCCTTTCAGTCAGTATTATGTCGGCATCAGCAGTTGTCGGTCCATTTGCGCCTTCTGCAACAAGCCTGCAGCTTGAATCTATATTTTTGGCAACATCCTTTGTTATTTGCAGCTCTTTTGCGGCTGGAACTATAATGTCACATTTCATTTTCCAAAAATCTTGTTCGCTTATTTTCTCCACGCATTTAAATAGAGATGAAGTCTCTAAATTATATAATCCTCGGTTATCAGAATTATATTTTTTCAACAATTCAATGTCAATGCTAGACGCATCATTAAATTTGTAATATCCAGTGTGGTCACCAACTGCCAAGCACATGTAACCAAACTTATTTAAAAAATGCATCGTCCACACACCGACATTTCCAAAACCTTGCACAATATACGTTTTTAATGGAGCATCAATAAAATCCTTATGATGTTTATTCCAATAATCAATTGTTAATGCAACGCCCAATCCAGTAGAATGATTTCGTCCCAATGACCCTCCGCAATCTACACTTTTACCCGTAAAACAGCCTAAATTTAATTTGTTCGTTTCCATATCATTGCTCAACTGTTGATATTTTGAAACCATCCAGTCCATTGTTTGACTCGACGTTCCAATGTCCGGCGCCGGTATATCAAGATTTGGACCAATATTTGTATATATAGCAGCACAAAATGCTTTTGAAATTTTCATATTTTCATTTTCTGAGTATTTTCTTGGACTATACATGACACCCCCCTTTGCTCCGCCAAACGGCAATTTGTGAAGCGCGCATTTTATTGTCATCCAAAATGCCAGCGCCTTACACTCTTCCATATGCACCTCGTCGCTAAAACGCAATCCGCCTTTATATGGTCCCAACCAATTATTATGTTGAGCACGATACCCGGTAAAAATTTCAACCCGGTCATCATCTAATACAACTGGAAAATTTACAATAATTTCCTTGTTATGCACATTAAGGCATTTTAAAAAAACGGCATCATAATTAAAAGTTTTTAAAACAGTTTCCAACTGTGAATTAAATAATTCCGAAATTTCACTTTTCTCCATATGGTTGTTACAATTATAATTTATGTATATAATATAATATTTTTTTAATTACTATTTTATATATATTTATGTATTTAATTATGTTGTTATGTTGTTATAATGAAGAATCATAAATATCATCAACCAATCCATATTCAATACACGTTTGCGGGTTAAGCCAAATATCATGTTTTAATAATTCAGTCAATTCTTTTTTTGATATTTTTGTGTATTCGCCGTATAATCGTTTAATTTGTTTCATCAATTCGTTCAAATGTTTGTATTCATCTTCAATTTCGCTCATTTTCCCCCACATCCTGCTACTTAATTGATGAATAAGCATGTGTGCGTTCTTACCTATAAACCGCTTACTGCAAACCACACTAATGATTGTTCCTGCAGATGCCGCGCAACCCTCAATAATGGAATAAATGGGAACACGTAAGTTCTTTATTGTATCTACTGCAGCATACGCATCGTAAAGCGAACCGCCAAATGAATTAATATGAAGGTAAATCGGAATATTCTTCACATTTAAATCAAAGGATGTTGTATAAACAAACTTTTCTGCTTCTCTCAAAAAGATATTTAATTTAAATATAGATTCGCGTGAAACTTCGCTATAAAAGTATACATGGTTATTCTCTCTAACAATCTTTGATGCGTCGTCATCGTCGTCACTGTCACTATTATCACCATTGTGCTTCGCACTAGCCTTTTTATTCATAAGTGTTGATGCAGTGTCCATTTTTTTCATTTTTATTAGCTTTATACTCTTCATAAATTTGTATATAAAATATAATCAAACCTTTATATAGGTTTATTTTTCTAATAGTCTCATTCTTTTTTAATTTTTATTACTAAAAAAGAAAAAACATCATTTATGGTTACCTGTCAATTTACAATTTACACTCGTGGAATTTTTACTCCCAGAACACTTTGTATTTTATTCACGTGTGTCGCATTATAGACGCACGTTCCTCTTTCAATCTCAGAAACAATGGAAACCTCAAAATTGCATTTTTGTGCTAATTCCTTTTGCGTCATATTTTTTTCTCGTCTTGCTGCACTAACAGCCAATGAAGTATTTTTTGAAACATATTTTGTTTTTTTTACATCATTGTCAGATGCGGCTGCATAAATGCCAACAGATGCCAACGACGATGAAGTTGCTGGAGTTGTTGCCGGTACAGTTTTTTCTGCTGATTTTTTATTAAACACGACGGGTTCCCAATCTTGATGTGACTGTTGTTGTGGCTTTGACATGTTTACAAGCTGACTTGATTCAGTGGTGGGTGTTGACTATTTTTATTATTTATAAAAATTCAATTTTATATAAATTATATATATAAATTATATAAATAATAAATAACTTCAATGCATATTCATAAAAAAATCAACAATTTCATCCCCAAATTTGATATTCTTTTTCAAGTTTAACATTGTGCAACATGTTGAATGTTTTATTTTCGCTCGAAAAGTAACTCGGTGTCAATATGCTCCAATCTAAATTATCATCAAAAAGTGTTATTTTGGTGTATATGTATCCAATCAATGCGCTGCACCAAAAACGTGATGTTTTTTGCGGATTTGCATCTTTTTTATAATACGCCTCTATCCAGTCGGTTACCACCATATCGTAGGGCTTATCATAAACAACTTTATGAATTTCTTGTAACGTGATTGAATTAAATAGTTTGTGATACTGCTCTTTTGATTCACAGCTCAAACGTCTAAGATAAATTTTTCCCTCATATGTTTTCAAAAACTCATCAAACTCGACAAACTGAACACCAACTTTTTTTTTATTATCTTCTGGGTCAGGTGTGTCTGATATTCCTGATGTCCAAACGTACACGCCTTTCAACTTGGGGGTTGTCATATCCGGGTCAACCACCACTATTCCCACGTGAGAATAGTCGCTTTGAGTCATGAACTTAATAAACCAGCTAAATATCCCCCACGAGTTGTGTTGCAAGTCATCACAGATCAACAAGTCTCCTGTTTTCAAGGTCGCCTTTAATGTATTCAATTCATCCAAATCTAAATATTGATTTTGATTAAAAACTTTCATTTCTGCTTCTTTTTTCATTTTATATTTTTTATGTATATTATTTTTATTACTATTATTTTTAATAATAACTATTTATTTAAATAAATTATATAATATATATATATTCAGTTAATTCAATTATTCAAATATTTATTCATTAAAAATGTCGGGTTTTGTTTCAAATATAATGACGGATGTGGAAGGAGCGGTGTCGGGTGGGTCGGGTGGGTCGGGTGGGTCGGGTTTTTTTTCAGATATAATGACGGATATGAAAGGAATGGAGCAGAATTTGCTGGGTCCTGACTATTTATATTGGAAACGCATTTTAAAACCATCTGATATGGGCATGTCAGACGATGGAAATTTTGGCGCACTTGCCAATGACATTGGTGGATTGATTAATTATGTAGAAGTGCTCGTTTCCGGAAAGGGTGGTTCTACTACAGGTGGTCCTTTAGGTGATAAATTCTTTTTGAAAACGGGCGGACAGTGCACAGATGTTGCATCTGGTAAATTGGTTGACCGATACATTTATATTAATAATATTCCAAATGGAAATATTCCATTTATATCATCGGGTCTGGGTGGAACCGACTTTACAGAATTTGAAGGGCTCATTCCTGGAACGCTCAGTGATTTAGGAAAATTAAATCCGCTTAGTCTTTTCAAATCATTTATGATGGGCGAAAATCCGCCGTGCATGTCAGTCACACTTGATACAGTTACTCCTGTAACTGATGCAAATTTAAATGACACCGGACAGGATAACGATGGGACTGATACCAAGTTTCTCGCAGTTGCCGACGTGATAAATATGGACCCGTGCTCATTTCCAAGTAAAACAAATCCGGCAGACCCAAAACAAGTTTGCAGAGAAACATTTGTGAATTCAAAGTATAGTTATGATTCTGACTCGTCATCGTCATCGTCATCGTCATCAAAACAAAAATCCAAATGTAAATATAACTATTCAACAATTCCAAAAATAAAAAAATATCGAAAAAATAAAAACAAGGTTAAAAAAGCGATGATGCAAGATTTTTCAAAATTACCAGATGACTTGTATGTAAAAGCATTTTATGCTTGCATAAGTGTGTTTTCTCTCTATGTCTTGTATCGGTTTATTCAAAGATATAACAAGAAATAGAAATAATTGCCAAAAAAATACGGGGACTAGGGCTTGAACCTAGGACCTCGGAGTTATCAGCCCCGCGCGCTTCCTCTGCGCCATCCCCGTTGAATACCACCCACAGGTATCGATCCTGTGCTTGCCTTTTAATGAGAAAGAGATAACCATCAAACTTTCGGACATTGTGAGTGTCTTGATTGTGTTCGACGATAAGCCGCCCGCCATGGGAGTGGTTTATAGACTTGGCTGTGTTTTATGTTTTACGTACGTCGCTTAGCTATGACGAACAGCTTCTGTAAAGCTGCTGAATTATAAGATTCCCCCGACACGTTTCGATCGTGTGACCTCCGGCTCATAAGGCGATAACCATCTGTTTTTCGGATGTTTTCACATCTTGGTGGTAACTGACGGTGTTTTACGGCGCGCTTCCACTGCGCTACGAGGGATTAAAGTGTCCATGTGTGGACGGGTGCTGCTTCTGTAAAGCAGCTGAATTGTAATGGATACCGGCAACCCGTTTCGATCGAGTGACCTCGGAGTTATGAGCCCCGCGCGCTGCCGCTGCGCCATGC